TATGATCAGTACTAGTAAAATTTACACGACCATAATTCGTTTCACGAACTTCTTTTGATGGATCAGGAATTCCACCAAACTGAGGCAATGCTGTTGCTGAATTTGTACCTGCTCCAACGTACTCAAATGTATGAGCACTAGCACTGATTGTACTTACCTGATAACCTATTGTTGATGTTGAATTACTAATAATGTTACCAGTATTTGTACTAAATCTTGAAGATATGTTTACATTCCAAACATTTCCATGTGTACCACCATAGTCAGCCGTTACATTACTGAATGTAGTAATGAAATACATATTTGTATCACCAGCGAAAAGTATTCCATTATTTGTTCTAGGTGGAGAAGATACCTGTGCTATATTACAAGTAGTAGCGCCAACTTGTATGTTACCTAATACATTTCCAGTAAATTGTTGATCTATTCCATCTGCCCATAAGCCGTAATTACCTATGCCATTATCACTGCCGTTTAGCGTTAAGAAACTACCAGATTCAACTTTTATACCTACATCGCAGCCTATAGTATATATATTAACTGCCTGACTATAAGCACGATTCTGCATGACCAAACCATAACCACCACTATTGATGCTGGTTATAAATCCTAAAATAAATGCGCGAGTGCTAATAGCATTCAGTGTCTTGTTAGCATCAATCAATACAGTAGTACCAGTGGTTGTAAAACTGGTAACATTCTGAATATATGGGCTTACAGTTACTGCTTCTGTTATGCCTCCGGGCGGGAAACTAAACGCTGCACCAAGATAATTTCTAACAGTAATGCCCCACACATAAGAACCGCCACGCATGTAAAACATATCGTTATTACTATCACTAGGTTGTACAAATACACTTCGTAGTGTATCTCCAACGATAGCCACATTTTGAGGAATTTCAAATGGCATGTCTTCAGTGTAAACACCACTGGCAACTTTAATAGCAGTGCCTGATGTAGCAACCGTACATGCGGATTTTATAGTCAATTTAGGAGTCGCCAAACTCTTACCATCATTAGCGTCATTACCATTCTTTGAAACATAAAGTGTATTTTCAAAAGTACTATTGGCAACAGTCAATACAGGACTGTTGTTAGCCAATATAGTAGTAGCATTTAGTGTGCTAATTTCTATTTCAGGATTTTTTGCCGAGCGTCCCATGTTTAATTCACTTTATACTGTTGTATATGTTAATGTACAAGATATCGTGTTGTTAGCATTAGCAAAACCACATAACCTGTCACCGTTTTCCAAAAATAGTCTTTCTCTGTCCATTACATACGTATCACCAGCAACAACCAATATGTTACTATATAGCACATTTACATTGCCTGGTTCATTACCGCTTGGAACAGCCCATAAACTAAACGTCGCATTACTACTTGTCGTATAATTAGAAAAGTAGAAAGTCATTGCTGCCGTTGATGTACTACTAACATAAATGTTAGAAGTTGTTGTAGTTAAATTTGCGTTTTGTATTGACATATAATTTATCCAAAAATTATTCCGTATTTTCTTATCTTAGCAGTTGTCACTAGTTCATCAGATAAAACTCCAGCGTTTACGTACAAGCCGCTACCACCAGCACCAGCAACATTTCCGGTTATCACAGTATAACCAGCCTCTCCAACAGCATTGCTAGTTGTTTGATCAATTTTTACATTGTAACTAGTAAGTATAGGACCTATATTTCCAACCGAATTATTTGCTACCCACTCTCCAGAGTATGTACCAGTTTCATACCAATATAATCCTACGTTACTAACGTTACCACGATTATTTTCAAAACCATTAATTCCATTTCTCGGAGCGTCACTAGTTGTTAAATCCGCATTTATTTGAAATATCTGCTTGGTAGTATCAAATGCTTGTATGTTAGCAGTATTCCCGACAACCTCTAGATTACCATCAATTCTCAACGTATGTGTATATACAAAAATATTGCCTTCAGGATTACCATCATACTTGAAGGTATCAATAGTATAATCACCAGTGTTGATTCGCTTAGTTACGCTCATGCTATTTCTCTATTTACAGTATTTATTCAAACTGTGGATTATCTCCAAATGAAAATAGGCTGTAAAAACAGCCTATTCCTATAAAGTCAATTCAAAATTAATTGTTGTTGACTTGAACGAATACAGTATCTTGCCAACCTGGTTGACTGCTTAACGCAGTAGCAGAGTAACTAGGCGCTGAGAACCAATATCTATACTTTTCAATATTCCAGTCCCATACATACTTGTTGGTAATACGTGATGCGTTAAACTGAACACTAACGTTAATTTGTTCATCAGAAACATCCTGCGTGGCAACTGCTACCGTTACGTTACCAGTTGAGTTTACGGCAACAACAGTAACATTACCAGTTAAACTTGTGCCATTGATCTGGTGTCCAACACTAATGGTAGGTGTTCCAGTAACGTTGCCAGTAGCATACTGAACATAAGCATAATCCTGATTAGCAGTGAAACCTCCGCTACCAGCACCAATATTTGCTACGTTTGCTCCAACAATAGTCGCAGTGGTAACAAGAATAGTCATGGTGTCAGCAGCAGTTAATTCAGAAGATAATTTATTTACAAGAGTAGCAACGGTTGTGTTGGCATCGCTGGTATTGCTAACTTCAAACTTACGCATACCTTTTTGGAAATTGATATATCCTGTGTCAACGGCATCACCAACATCTTTTAGAAAACTACATCTAATAGTTGGTACTGTTTGACTATTATCACCACCAGTACCACCGATATGATTTCCATTGATCAGAGTTGGGCTTACATAACTGTCAACAACAGTGCTTGTAACCGAGTTTGTTTTTTGTATCTTTAATTTTGCCATTTTAATTTCCTTTATGTTTTAGCGTTCTAGGCTACCCGGAGTTGGCTACTCAACGAGATGATTAGTAACTAATGTATTTATCATAATCAATAAAAAGAGGGACCGTAGTCCCTCTAGTCTTCCCATCCCGATTGAGAATCTTTACATCTTTATTTATGCTATAAAGCAAAAACCCGCCGAAGCGGGTTTTTTCTTATCAAATAAAAATTTGATTACTGGAAGCTTAGGTTAGCAACAGAGATTTCTGATAGATAATCTCCGGCATTGCCTAAAGAACTAGCAGTATTGGTGAGCTCCACGTATCCGTAACGTGTCATAAATCCAACTACTGGCTCGAAGGTACTTGGATCAAGTACAACTCCAGAACTCATTAGAGGAATATATGGGCAATAGAAAGCAGCGGCATCAGCCTCGCTTGAACCCTTATATCCAACTAGAACTGCTTGTGTATCAGCAGCATAGCTGTCTACGTAGATACGCATAGCGCCGTTTAGGGTACCAACGAACTTGGTGTTTGTTGGAGCCTCAAAGGTACCTTCTGTGGTACGTGCGAAAGCACTGGTGGTAGCACTCTGTAGCACTGTTAGCGCAGCAGGTGATACAACTGCCCAGTTACCAGCACCACGACGAGTACGTTGAGCAATTAGGTTAGCAGCACGATTGATCAGAACTGCTAGGGCAGCATGTTCGTCACCAACGAATGTTGCGGTACCAGAAACAGCAGCCTGGTCATAAGCAAAATCGGTAGCGGCTAGTGAACGTAGTGAACCTAGAACTTCTTGGTCAATTTCAACTGTGATTTCTTGAGCAAGAGCGGCCATGATTTCGGCTTCGATGTCTAGACCGTGCATACTTTGAGCATCTTGAGCGGCCTCAAATGTCCAACGTGCGCTTAGTTTACGTGTCTTGGCTTCTACAACTTGCTTCAAGATTTGTACGTTGATCTTACGACCTGGTACACCTTCTAGTGAAGAAGTGCTAGCAGCGCGGCCAGTAGTTAAACTACCAGAGTATGCTGTAGCGATCTTGAATGGGCTTAGTGCTTCGTCACCAGCGGTTGTGCTTGTGTCGAATGGACTTGGAGCGGTAGCGGTAGCAGTCTCAGCATAACGCACACGTAGAGTGTGAATCTGTGCTACTGGGCCAGTCATTGGCTGAACACCAACGATTTCGTTAGCGATAACGGTTGGCATTACACGACGGATAACTGGAAGAATAACACGGTTAAGTGTTGCTACGTTACCAGCACTGGTTGCGCCAGCGGTTGCGTTTTCAAGAAGATTCTTACGTGTATTTTCTAGAATAACGCCCATGGTGGTTCTACGAGAACCTTGTAGACCTTCTAACAGGGCTTCTCTAGTTTCGCCCCAGCGGCCTTCTAATAGTACTTGTGTCATTTTTTCTTTTTTCCTTCTTAGGGTTTACTTAAGCCCTGCTAAACGTTTAATTTCGATGACATTATTATCACCGGTTTCAACGCTGACCTTAGCAGATTTATCACCAGTTACTTCTGTGCGACTTTCAACTAGCATAGTAGATTTCTCTACTGTTCTTTGTTGTGAAGTAGTATTATTCAGAACGGCTGGAAGATACTTATCAAATGCTGACCTTAATTTTTCAGTCTGAACATTCTCTAATAACTGCGTCATAACGGATTGCTTTTCTTTGTTTAGTGTTTTTAGCAATTCGTTAAGAGTCTCTTTACGCTCTTGTGATTCCTTCAGAATGCGAATTTCGCGCTCTTTGGATTCAAGTAGTGATGCTTTTTGTTGCTCTGCTTTCTTTGCTTCGGCAATAATTGCTTCACGTTTTTTTACCGCTTGGTGCAACTTAGCGATTTCTTTGTTCTCATTTAGGTGAGTCACAGCGAATTCGGTTGCAAAAGCTTCAAAAAGTTTACGTCCAAAATTGTTTTCTCTAGCAATTTGGATATCTTCTTTCAATTGTGACATCTCAGCATTTAGATGTTTGGTCACAGATTCATTCACAAGACGGGCAGAACGTTGTACAAACTCTTTTTGAATTTTTGAAAGTTTACCTTTCGCTTCTCTAACTAGTTTAACTTTTGTTTCTACCAAATCTTGCTTGTCTTTGTGGAATTCTTGAATTTCTTCAGATAGAGAGTGAATTACAAACTGTTCTAGTTTGCCAATGCTTTCTTTCTGAATAGAACGATCAGCACGTAGTTCTTTAATTTCTTCTGCTAATTTAGCAACTAAGAATTTATCAAACTTCTTAGCATTTTCAGACATAGCACGTGAGTAACGAACTCTATCTGCTGCCATTTGTGCTTTCTCTTCTGCGAATTCACGGATTTCTTCCTGGAGACCTTCTGTTACCATCTTGTCTATTGCTTCGACCATTACACTTCTATCGTGGTCATACTTACGAGCAAACTCTTCGCGGATTTCGGCACGAAGTTGTTGGCGCGCTTCATTTAACTTAGTTTCCCAGGCCTCATTTATAGCGGTCTTGGTTTCTTCGTTAATGATACCACTGTCTATTAATGGCTTGATAGCGTCAAACATGTATCATTCTCCTGTTAAATTTTTAAGTCCTGTATGAGGCGTCTTACTTCCTCTGCCAAATATTTTTGGACTCGCTTATTGGCATTTGCATCCTTAGTCATTTCTAAAACTCTATGACCATGTCTCATGTTCATTAGACCTTCATAAACTGGCTTAGGATATGCATTCGGTGCGCTTGGTTGGGCTACTATATCAACTGTTACAATATCAAAATCACTTACATGTCCAGTACTTTCATTAACATTACCACTGCCTCTACTGGATACACCTAGTTTTACACCAGATTCCAGCATAGTTGTAACTAGTTGACCCATAGGTGTGTTAAGAACTTTTAACTTACCATAGCCATTTGGACCATCCATCCACATATCAGTAATAACGTGACATACGCGATCAAGATTTATTTTCAAATCATCGGGGTGATCTAACTCACCAAGAACACTATAGCCGCCCTTTATCTGCTTACCAACACTCTCGACGGCATTAGCGATTTCATCAACAGGATATACACGTTGATTGGCATTCTTGACACCACCTTGTACAAAAATGCCTTTCATGTATAAATTTTTTCCTTTGCCGTCTGGAGCCGATTCAGTCATCAACTCCATCCGTGCGCCGTCAAAACTTAAATGTTCTTGTAGCAGTAACATTGTTTATCTCTTAGTGTCCTAGTAAACTCTTCTTATCTACGCTCATTGAGCCAGCAGTGGTCTGACCTTCTTTATCATGAGCCTTTGAATACTCTTTGCCAGCACTGGTCTTGTAACCAGTTTTTCCAGCATTAGCACCAGGACTATTCTGTACCTTACCGATTAGATCTCCACCCTTCTTTAACAAACCACTTGGCTTGTTGCTTGGAGTTCCCTTTGGATCTGCTTCTGAACCACCGCGAGCGATATTTTGTGTAGTACCACCCATATCGTTCTTACCAGCAACGATGCTCTTCTTGTTAAGAGTTACAGAACCACCAGCGCCAACTTCGTGCGTATCAGAGTTGTTACCTGGGAAAGGTTCACCAATCTTTTCAACATACTCACGAATCCACTCAGCCTCAGTCATTTTCTTTTTGACTTTGGCTTTTTTATCCTTGAGCATCTCCTCTTTTTTCATTTTGGATTCCATTGGCCCGCTTGGGTTCTTTGGGCTGTGATGATCCATATTCGGTACTACTTCCAAGGTCTCCGGCATCATTTCTTCGTCGCCCATGTCGGCATCCATGTCTCCGCCCATATCTTCGCCGCCTTGATCGCCCATTAGTTCTTCAAACTCACGCTTTAGTTCTTCAAGTGAGTCTTCTAGATCCATAACGCGATCTTCTAAACCTTCATCACCATCGTCATCCATGTCCATGTCCATGTCCATGTCGCCTTCAGCGTCGTCCATGTCCATTTCTGCGTCATCCATATCGTCTTCAGCATCATCCATGTCGCCTTCAGCGTCGTCCATGTCCATCTCTGCGTCATCCATGTCGTCTTCGGCATCGTCCATGTCCATGTCTTCATCTTCGGCTTCTAACATTCCATCTTCATCAGCAGTGATTTCGTCAACTAAGTCTTCAACTTCGTCACCACCGATTTCAGCCAAATCTTCTTCGTCAATTAGTGACTCATAAATCTGGCGTGAACGCTCAACAACTAGTTGGTGAAATAGTTCACGGGCTTTTTCTTCCTGCTCGTTAACAATGTATTCAATTAACTTTTCGTATTTTGACATTTTTTATTCCTTTATAAAAATATCCAATTAAGTATAATTATTTACACCATATAGAAAAAAAGTGCTCATAATGAGCACTTTTTGCTGTTTTTATGTATGGATATTTAAATTCCGCCTAATCCACCACCAGGCGCAGCGGCGGGCTTATATTGTTTTGACAGTTTTTCTAATTTCAATTCGTGCTCAAGTTTTCTAGTGTCATTCATCTTACGAAGTTTATTGAGTCTATCCAACGATAGACGCAACTTCCTAGTATCAGAAAGTTTTATAGAAGTGTTATCTTCCTTTTCCGATCTATAACCACTAGGGGTAGGTTCTAATAATTCCATTAGTATCATAATATTATTTATCACATTGCTGGTGCTATTGGTCCTGGCGGTGGTAATGGAGGTACTGCTCCGCCAGCGCCGCCAGGTGCAGCACCTGCCGCTCCTTCACCTTCACCGCCCTCAGGAGGTGGCGCACCTGCAATTTCGGCAGCCTCAATTCCCATGTCTAATCCACCAGGACTAATACCAACACTTCTTAATCCAACCGCATCTGGTTTAGCAGCATCAGCATTACCCTGTTCTTGTTCCCACAACTTTTCGTTTTCAGACATTTCTTCTTCAGTCAATCCTAGGAATCTAGACATCAAGAAACGCTTGCTTAGATATGGGAATGCTTCCAACTGAGTGAAACTAGTTATGCGAGCACTGTCTACTTCTGCTTGACGATAACTAGCAAAATTTTGTGGCTCATTAAATTGAAGTTCAAACAGTGATCCATCAATGTTAATTCCACGCCAACGCATGAACATCTTGAACTCTTGATCTAATTTTTCAGCAATTGAACGCTGTAATCTAATACAGTATTGATTGAAACGCCACTCTTGTATTAAGGCAGTGCCTACACGACCATCACTGAATGTGTTTGGATTGCTTGTTCCATCATCTAAACCAGTAGGTAAATAACTGGCTGGTATTCTCAAACCACGAAATAACTTATTGGTAAAGAAGTGTAAGTCAGTTATTTCGCCTAAGTTCGTACCGCCGGCTAGAGTGTCAACCTTACTACCACGGCCATCCGCCGTTTGTGGGAAGAAGTAATCTTCATTTGTAGATAAAGGATTGTAGGTTGCGTCCATCATGTTTTGACCGCCACCAGTTTGTGTTGGTATTCTACGCTGATGTACTTCATTTTTAACACGTTCAACGAATGCCATAGCCATATGGCTCGGCATGTTACCTACGTCTATATAGAAAATTCTACGCTCTGGAGCACGCTGTACACGGTAGATAATGATGGCATCTTCTAGTAATTCTTTTTGCTTGAAAACTTTGAATACGTTTTCAAGTACACTATTACCAAACGGCCAACTGAAATCTAAACCTTCAGTTAAACTGAGATGTACTATATGTTCAGCATTTATAGCCTGTTCGTTTTGTGCTTTACTAAATCTGCTACCACCGCTATATGGTGACTTTGGTTGTATATAGGCGCCATTTGGTCCGCCAACTTGTGGGTGATTTACACTTACATCGCTACTGTTTAGGGCGGTGGCTGTTAAGTTTTCAAAGTTTGGAGCAAGTTCTTTGACGATGTATTGCTCTGGCTTTTTACCTTCGGCTTCGTTTACTATTACTTTAACAACTTTACTCATTTCAACCCAGAACAACTTGAATGTTTCTGGATCTCTAATAAAAACTTGATCGCCGTACTTGATTGTGTTTCTAAAAATCTTGAATATACGTTTGTTAAGTTCGTTTAGACTTACCCACTGTGTCAATTGTTCTTTAATGATTTTTATTTCGTTGTCTGTTGGCTTTTCTTTCCAAACAAACTGAAACGCTGAACTATTTTCTTTGTTGATTTGCGTACTGAATTCACTTAAAATATCCAGGGCGGCATTTACTTCACTGTCCATATCCATTTGTTCGTACTGATTGTAACGCTCAATACGATTTGGATGACCAATGTACACATCAGGCAGATTGCTTTGATAATTTCTATAAGTAAAGTGATTGCCGCTTGAGCCATTTATCGGACTCACTGAACCCGATAAATTTGCTACACGAAAATATTTTTTCCAAGTCATGAATAAACCTCTACTTATTTATGCCATTCTATCTACTGCTCTTCTAATTTGACCACCTTGATTACCCAAGGCAGTTGCTAATTCTCGAAGAGCCACAGTTTGATTATCAAATGAAGGCTGCAACATAGCACGCAATGGTTCAAAATCTACAGGTATTGAAGAGACTACTGGTGATGTTCCGTTGCCCGAAGTGTTGCCAAGTAACATTGTTTTGTTTTGTTCTCTTAACTCTTGTTCGCGTTTTTTCCTTTTTTCTTCAGCCTCCCTGGCATCTTCTTGATCATTTATATTCTTTATTCCTTTTTCTAAATTTTCTAGACGTTGTAATCTAAGTTGTATATTTTGATCCAAATGATTAATTTGACGTCTTATCTCATCGGGCACTGGTGTATTTTCGTCAATTTGCTGGGTAGGCTCATAATGCTGTCTCAGCAAATCATGTCGTGCTCTTCTGATTCCTTCTATTTCTGTTTGAGTTTGAGTTATTCTTTCAGTTTGAGCGGCTATTCTTTGTTCTCGCGGTATACCATATCCACCGATCATAGTTACAATATCGTCTAATCCATCAACCATCTTTCCCATAACTCCAGTAGTATACACTACTGCTTCTGCAAACGACGAAAGTTTTTCCCCAGAGCCTTCTGTGCCTAATACTATTCCATTGAGTTTAACTGCTAAATTCGCTTGGGCAGCATATACACTTGCTATGCTAGTAGTAAATACACCGGCATTTGCTACCAGCGCGGCAGTTTGTTCGGCGAATTTAGCACTGTCTTCACCCATTGTTTTTAATCGTCCAGAATTACTATTGATGTCGGTTATTACTTTGTTTAGGGTATCAACCAATGAAGATGACAGGCGACCTGCCTGCTGTAAGTAAAACAAATCTCCCATCTGTTCGGTCAATTTACCAGCACTAACAGTTAAATTTTTAGATTCCTGATCCATAACCCGATTGAATTCGTCTGGGCCTTTATTTGCTGCCAACGCCATTCTTCTAATAGATTCCGCTGCTTCTGGTGCTGCCGCTTGTAATTGTAGAAATTCAGTACTGACTGGTTCCATACCTCTACTAAATGCTAAGAAAGCATCCTGCAATGGTCCCTTCACTGCGTCCGGCACTTTCAACATAGCGGCATCATATTGTTTTCTCTGGGTGTCGGACATCTTACTCAACATACCTTGTGTGGCAGCATTTCTTGATCGCTGTTCTATTTCTTGCTTTAATTGCTTACTGCTTTTACCAGTCAAAGCACTAATCTCTTTTAACTGATATAGATAGGCCTTCGTACTTTCAATGTTGTTGTCACTGAGTAAATCTTGATCTACACCTCTACGTCGTTCCATTGCCATGTAATCAACTAGTTCATCACTTAAATTAGCAAAACCACCATACAGCGTAACTAATTGTGGTCCTAAATCATTTCTTGCTGCTTTTGCTACGGTTTCTAACGCACCACTAACACCTCCACCTAACAAAGCAAGATTTTCAGCATTACTTTGAGCAACTTTGGCTAACATCTCAAGTGGCATGCCTGTATCTCTGATAATTCTCTGCATTTCTGTTAAACTGCCACCAAAAGTAACTCCAACGCTACTCAAAGAGTTAAAGGCACCCATTACCTTTTCACCCTGCTGTAAGTATTGATTAAAAATTTCTCCCGCTAGTTTCGCTATTTCCGCAGTGACGTTGCCAAACAATTTTCCAGCCATAGTAGCTATAATACCACCTGGCACACCGCCTACTAATGTACCAACTACTCCTAATAATTCTCCTCCCGCTTTAGTCATTTCTCCTATTATTGAAGTAGTTTTTGAAATTAATGGAGAAATTTGTGTAAAAACAGTATTAGAAGAGGCCATACCATCGGCAGTATTAATAATTTGCCCAGTAAAATCCACTAATGTATCTAAGGTACTCGCCATTTGATCACCTAATGTGCGTGTTTGCTGGGTTGCTCTTGCTACTGCCGCTGCTTCGGCATTCAACGCACTGGCACTTCTATCAGCAGAATTACTGGCTGCTTGCAATGATCTGGCCAATTGATCAGCAGCCGCTCCAGTAAAGCCCATAGATTGCGCTAGTTGTTCAAAGTTAATTGCCATTTTTTAGTATTCGTTTTTCCACAAGATAAGTACATATATTTAGCAGAACCATCATGAATGAACAAATAGAAAATCCACTGAAAAAATACTATAGACAACCACAACTTTACATCAAATTACCCAGTCGCGGTGAATGGTGGCCAGAAGGTAGTTTATCCAAAACAGTGACAAACGAATATCCCGTGTTCGCAATGACTGCCCGTGACGAACTGGCATTAAAAACACCAGATGCGCTACTAAACGGTCAATCAACAGTAGATGTTATTCAGAGTTGTGTTCCTAACATAAAAGACGCATGGCACACACCAATTTGCGACATAGATCACATTCTTATCGCAATTAGATTGGCTACTTACGGCAATGCCATGGATTTCACCAGTTTATGTCCACACTGTAAACACAAGAATGAACATACTCTAGATCTTCAACTACTGCTAGACAAGTACAATACACTACCATCCTGGAACAAAACCCTACAAGTAAAAGATTTAACAATAAGTTTAAAGCCAGAATCATATAAAACATTCAACAACAAAAGTATCAAGACCTTTGAAGAGCAACGTGTCATTCAAATGATAAATCAGGAAAGTCTATCTGAAGCCGAAAAACTAGAAAAATTCAAAGAGATGTTCAAAAAACTGCTACAACTTACTGTGGAGCAAGTAGCAGGCAATATAAATTACATCAAGTTAGATGCACAAACTGTGGTAGACAATCACGCATTTATCAATGACTTCTTCCAGAACTGTGATAGAGACATATGGAATACAGTCAATGATGCTATTGCTGAAATTAAATCCAACACACCAACGAACAAGATAGATCTACAGTGTGAATCATGTACTAAAGAATATCAAACACCCTTAGTTTTTGAGATGTCCAATTTTTTCGGCTAACGCTTTTGACTCTTTCCAATGAGGAAGTAATCAAACTACTTAATGATTACGACCGGGAGTCAAAAGCACTACGAAAATACATATACAAACTAGTCTGGTACATGCGAGGTGGAGTCAATATAGATCAAGGCTTTGAGATGGGACATCAAGATCGTGAGATCATCAACGACATCATCAAGGAAAACATAGAGAAAACCAACGAGACTGGTTATCTATTCATTTGATCAACTCTAGACGCCATAGTTCATTTATACAACACATTTTTTTACTAGCGTTTTATACCGTATTAATATGAGGTGTGCGAAGCACACCCATATCGTCTGCGTTAATCTTCGTCGCTATTCGCTCCTGCGATTAACTTGACGATCTTTTCGAGAGGAACATACTAGAACCAGGATTCAACCTATTACCATTCATCTAGATTACTGCCTCCCTTTCGCCCACGCAGGGCGAAAAAAAATCGTAGTGATACACTACGACTTCTATGGTGTTTCATCTGAGTTGACCACCACACAGCATTGGGACTACAACAACATCTGAATTTTTCAACTCAGGAAATGTAACGTAGGCGGTTGTCCGGTACCTACTCATCCAGTCTTTCTTACAACGGCGGGTTATATTGCTAATGCTGTCCTTCAATATAACCGTGCGATATCTCTATCGCGTCTTTTTACCCATAATTCCTGTTCAAACAATCAAACCGCGGGATTAGCGATCTACGTCCTGTCAAGGATAGTGATTGAGTTCTCGTAACAGCGACGAGGTTTCCATTCCCTGTGACCCGGCGGTCCAGTTTTAGGGCATCCGAAATTAGGCCGATGCTAGCCATTACTGTTTGAAAGTTTGCCTGTAGATTTCGCAGATGTGCGGTGCGTCGCTATTAAACCATGATGAATTAAATCTTCAATTTACGAACTTTGACCGATATCCATTCGTTGTACCAGTCATCACTGAGTAAAACACCGTAATCAAATTGATACTTCGCTTCCCAGTAGTTTAGTTCGTTCTTTGAATAACAATACCTTAATATTTGTCTATTAAAATTTTCTGAACCTGTTGTTTTTACTTCTTCTGATAATACCGTGTTTGAGCCATAATAAGTTTGCCAGTCACTATCAATTTCATATCTTATTTTAGATTTCTTTTTAGTGCCGTTTTTGAGCCTTGATGTTTTTAACCTGATTTTTTTAAATTTAGATAATTTTTTGCCTATATATTTTCGTCCAGTTGACCGATTGGTTATCATATATACAAAACCAACCACATCTTCTGGTAATGTTTCAATAATTTTTTCTTCAAATATCCAAGTCACCAACTATTTATACACATCATATGGTATCGGAATTTTTCACAATCTCCACATCAGAACTATATCTAGTAAAGCCACTCTCTTTAACTACGTACATTATATTATTAACTCTACTAGCCAATTCATCTTTATGGCTAATTAACCATACAGATTTACCGCCTCCTCTTGCCATTTTCTTCAAAATCTTCAGAGAATTTTCCACGCCAGAACTATCCATGCCACTATCTACTAGTTCGTCAATGAACAGCAGATTGATAGGCTGATACAAACTTTCCCATACATCACGGAAAGCCCAACTCAGGCTTAGAATAAGACGGTTACGTTCACCACGTGAAAGATTATCAAAATCCAACTCACGACCCAGTTCTTCAATTGAAACTGATAGATCATTATTGAACTTAACGGTGTGTGGCAGTTCAATATCGTTCAAGTAGTACGCAAGTCTGCCGTTCAGGAAGTTTAGATTCTGATCAATAATTTGCTTACGTATAAAACTATCCTTGTTAGTAAGTAACTTGAGCAAGAATTCTTGATGATCACGAACCCTGGTCAAACTGTTAATCAAATCGTATGAAACTTCTTCAATGCCATTCTTTTCCATTTCTGTAATCTGTTCAGCATATGGGTCAGTCTCTGACACCTTCTTTTCTATCTGTGAGAATAGATGATTGATACTGCTTTTGTGAGCAACCGCTTCACTTTCCGTGTCATAAAATACAACGGGAGAAACACCTAATGAACCGATAGCATCTATCTTCTTATTAACTTCTGCCAAACTTTCTGTTATCCGTTCAAGAAGTTCAGCCGTTTTACTTAAATCTGTTTCTTTGCGTTCAAGTAGAGTAGCATGATTATCATCATGTAGGGCTTGACCGCAACTGTGACACTTATGATCTTTCAGTGACTGAACATCAGCATTCAATTGAAATAAAGTTTTTTCCTCTCGGACAAAATCCTTCTTCAGTGACTTCTTTGTTTTTTCTAAGTCTGTTAGATTTGTTTCCTTGACTTTATATGCTGCCAACTGCTTATGTGAGGCTAACTCAATATCAATATCAAGTTTAAGTAGTTCATCGTAAGCAGCAGTTAATTCTGTTAGTTCGTCATCATGCTTCTTTTGCCACAGTTTTTGTCTACGTTTGGTAGAATCAATTTGTTCTTGAATTCTGGTATTAGCATCTTTGACTGCTTTGATACGAAATTCTTCTTGCTGGATAGCATCCTTGGTGATGCGGATCTGTTCTTTAAGACCTTCCGCTTTCTCACTCAGTAAGGTGATACCTAGCAATTGTTCAATGATAGTTCTTTGATCGGCCGCTTTTAGGCTTAGAAAAGGTTCTGTGTACGTGTTAAGTGCCACGATATGCTTAAACATATCATGGCGCATGTTTATCAAACGTTCAATTTCCTGTTGCGTTTCTCTACTGTCACCCTGACTATTGTCGTCAGAACTTTCCATCTCACGATCATTGACAAAGAATTTCAGGACGTTAGGTTTACGCCCACGTTCAATTCTGTAAGATGTATTACCACATTCAAAATCAACAGTTACCAGCATATTTTTGCCGTTGGTTTTGTTGATCAGATTATCTTTTTTGATGTTAGTGAGGGCTTGCCCGTAGAACGCATAACTTAGGGCATTGATGATAGAAGTCTTGCCCGTGCCATTACGACTACCAGCGTCATCGCCACCTAAGTCAATGTTACTGCCTAACACCAAAGTTAAATTATCTCTATCAAAATTTACGGCCTGTGTTTGATTGCCTATTGATAGAAAATTTTTCGCGGTGATGTTCTTGATTTTTAGCATGACTTACTTATAGTCCTCTGTACAGTTCCAGTAATAATGCTGGATCATACTGTTCACTGTTGATTTGATTAAGTTGATTGGTAACGATCTGATCCACGGTTTGAAAATTAATGTTACCCTTGATTTCGTGTTGATCCATGTCTGTGTTTTTGTTACGCAGAATTGATATCTCACGCAAGCCATGAGACTTGACGAACGTTTCCTTGATGAAGTTGGCTTCCTCGTATGAAATGTCAATATCAATGTTCACCCGAACATGCATCTTTGGCTTCAATACCTCATCAGTTCTATTGAGCAAATCACTCAGTGTAAGAACACGATAGGTCGGTTGATCTGGCCAGACATGATAGGTTGGCTCTCCGCCCCAATCTAGGATCATTACTCCACGAGCATCGTCGCCAGCATCGGCGTAATTGTGTGGGAAACAATTGCCTATGTATGTAATGTTTTTGTATGTTTGACGTTTATGGAAATGACCGCTGAACACATGATCAAATTGCGAAAAATGTTCACGTTTGATTTCACTGTGATCTGGCATTGCTACCATAGCATTCATCAAGAAGTGTGGTAGTTCAAAGTGGCCAAAAATGTATTTGCCATTCATTTTTGGAATACGTTTGTAATCATCGCCTACCATCCAGGGAGCAATGATGACATCGCCTTCCCTGTGCCAATCGTTACAAATAGTAACCTTATCAAGATGTTTGGCCCACTCTACACTCTGAATATCACGCTTATCACGGTAATAGAGATCATGATTGCCTGGAATGAAAAATACTCTATCAAAATTGTCATTAAGATGCTCAAGAGCACGGATGCTATAGTTCAGTGTAAGAATGTTGATCGCAGCACGATTGTTATTCCAATCGCCTAGAAAAAACGCTACATCACAACCTTGTTCCTTTCCCGTTTTGGTTGCCCATTTGATGAAAGATAGACAATCATCGTTATGGAGTTGACTGTTTGACTTGAGGCCAAAATGAATGTCTGTACAGACTAGTGCTTTTTTAAATAGATTACTCATCTAAGAATTGTACTCTTTTCTAATAGCGCAAGTCAAACAGTGCTTTACCAAATCAATCTTCGTAAAATCCACTTCCCGTGTGCATACCCTGCCTGGTATATGAAGGATTTAGGTTGTTGAGTTCCAGGATATCATCACGTAAATTTTGATTTCGTTTTTCTATGTTCAAAACTCTAGTAAACGCATTCGTGATAGCAGCCGTATAATAAGCAAATGGATTCAAACTTTTGCTTTCGTCAAACTGTAGTCCAATCTGACTTAATTGTAGTAGGGCTTGGCTACGCATTTCATCATTGTAGGTATAGCCCCGCCAGTTACTACGAGTAGCATACCGTTCACATAACTTAATGAACATGTGAGCCAACTTGTTAGTCATCTTTCCGTGATCCTTGCTGAATTGACCATCAATTAGAGAACCCTTCCAGTGACTTTTGCCGACTAGATATGGCTTATCGTTATCGCCTAATTTGTAGTGTACGAATGGTGGAAAATTAACTTTTATGTATTTCGTGGGTTTGGTATCTTCGTCATCATATTCCGTGACGATGATGTCCTCGTCTTCTTCAACTTCTTTTGCTTTACTGATTTTTGCTATATCACTAGGAACATGTTCCCAGGACATGACTCTGAATACCAAATCAGTTCTTTTTATGTCTTCTTCTTTTATTTGAAAATCATCTAAACGCTTTTTCTCCCCACTTTCAGCCGCACTCAGATCATATTGTAGTTTGGTCAATCGTTCAGCACGATTTTTTATTGCTTCTACAATTTTATCTTCGATGATATCTTCAACGCTGCTTAGAATAATATCGTAATCAGCACAGGTAGCATCCATATAGCAGCAATAAGAATTCTTGCTCTTGTGTATTTCTTTTAGTATATCTTTATTGTTGAGATAATTTGTTTTGGTCATTAAAATTTTCCTTTTTATGTTTACATTGATCAAAATGCCATCGTTTCATCTGAGGCAATCCGCCTATTGTCTCGCAGTGAGGGCACTGAATTTTTGGTTTTTCTTTCCGCAATTTTTGTTTAGTTTCTTCGGTATGTTTTGGACCATTTTTTCCTATCTTTGAAACTGATATATTCTTTTTCTGATCTGTACTTCTTTTTTTACCTTTGTTCGCAATAGAAATTTTTTGCTTGGTTTCATTAGATAATGGTTCTCTCTTACGATTTTTTGCGGCAAGGGATCTCTTTTCCTTAGTTTCCTTGGACTCGTTACATTTTGCTTTTGCCATTTTTTCTCTAGTCTGGGGTGAAGGATTAGAAATCCCCTCACCCCCGTCTGTCATATTAATCAAAATGCCAGTGCCCAAATCTTTTCTTCCGTATTTGGAAATAAGTAATTTTTCTAGCTCTAATGCCTCAGATTCGAGAAGATTTGTTTTGACAAATCTTATTTTAGATATGTCATTTGGCATGCCTCTGTTGTGTTTAACAAACGCTCTACGCCCGCACCCTTTTCCAATGTAATAAGGACTTCCGTCATTTCTTACATACTCGTAAACATAAAAAATATTTTTCATATTATATTTATGTTTTAAGGTAATTAGTCTTTATAAAATTACTTCTCTTCGAAACAGTACATGGTAACACATAATTAATCCCCAGTCAACATAATAAACATATATTATTATGAGATAAATAGTTTTACTAACTATGGATTATTATGACAGGCCTTGAAAGTGATTTTGAATCCGGCGGTGTTTCAAGAAATATTTTATCAACTTCTGGCACCTCCGTACTTGCTAATAATTTAAGCCCAGGAAATTCCAGTGGAGCGCGATTAGCACAGGCTGGATTAATGTCTGGTGCTACGGGGTTATTAAAAGATATAGCAGGTAGTGTATTTAACATAAATTTTCAAAATTCAGATGGATCTGTTATTGCTCCTGAAAATGACTGGCGTGTACGTGTAAGTATGAGTTCACAGGTCGCTAACTTGTTCTACGACAATCCAGCAAATACATTGATGCGTCCATTAAACAGTCAAAATGGTACATCTGGTGTTGTATTCCCATATACTCCAACAGTAACTCTATCGCATACTGCTAGATACGGAACACAAGCATTAACACATTCCAACTACAACAGTTACTTTTACGAAGGCAGCGAAATTGGAGCAATTCAAATCAATGGTGAATTTACTGTACAAAATGTTAGAGAAGGCCAATACTTGATGGCAGCCATACAGTTTTTTAGAATATGTACAAAAATGTTCTTTGGCAGAGATGAATATGCTGGCAGTCCGCCGCCGCTTGTATTTTTAGATGGCTATGGCGATGCTTATCTACCGCATATTCCATGTGTAGTAACGCAGTTTTCGCATACTATGCAGGGCGAAGTTGACTATGTTCAAATACCAATAGGTGTTGAAATTGGATCATCTGGAGAATTACCAGTGGGCCCACCGTCGCCTAGTGATTCATATGGTGGTATTGTTAGATTGCCTACAAGTAGTACGATAACCATAAATCTACAACCTGTATACAGTAGAAAGAATATTGCTGAAAACTTTACACTAGAAAATTACGCTCGTGGACTAACCATTCAGGGTGGAAATAGTACTAGGGGAGGATTTATTTAATGGCCGAAGTTACATACGCTAGAAATAGTCCATATGCTCGTACCAAATTTTATGGCAATTTTTTAGATGTCGCTCAATTTCCTAACATACCTAAAAATTCTGATGATGTAGTATTTGAAATAAATCGTACATATCAATATCGTCCAGACTTGTTGGCATTTGACTTGTATGGTGATGCTAATTTGTGGTGGGTATTTGCTCTCAGAAATCCTAACACGATTAAAGATTCAATATTTGATATGCGTTCTGGCACTAAGATTTATTTGCCAAAAAAATCAACCTTAGATTCACTACTAGGATGATTATATGAGTGTTGATGGCAGTTTAATACCTTTTGCAGTGACACCGTTGAATACTCCGTTGGGAGACAGTTTAGGTGATTTATCAGGAGATTTTGAATTAACTCCAGAAGATAGACAACGTGTTGCTGATATTCAATCAGGCGCTATTAATGTTCAAAATAATATTGTCGCTCAGAGCAATACAAATGACGAAACTTTCGCGGACGAAGCCCTAGTCGCAGAATCAAATAGAGTATACGGTAGTTTGGGCCGTGAAGGTTTTACTGGCCCCGGAAGATATGAAGTTTCTGGATTCTTTGAACCACAACGTCCAATTGAAAACCCTCTACATGAATATGCGTCGTATACGTATAATTTAAGTTTGCATATGCTCTCTATTGAGGGATATAACAGAATAGTTAATAACAATTTTGAAAACACAACACCATCGCCTTATGTTCCAGAAAACGTACTAATAAGTGGCGCTGGCAGATATAACGATACTGACTTTAAGCGTAATAGAAACTTCAAAGAAGATTTTTACTTTGAAGATTTTAAAATGCAGACAGTTATTACGCCTAATATGCGAAACAGAAACACGAACGTTATTGAGTGTTCTTTTACTATCATTGAACCAAACGGCTTTACGTTAATTAATAGAATGATAGCCGCTGCTAATGAAGTAAATGCTAATTATGTCAGAGGACCAGGCTCATACATTCATGTTCCTTATGTTTTACAAATAGATTTTTTCGGATACAAAGAAACTGAAGATTCAAAGCCAGAAAAGATTAAAGACTTAACCAAAATTATACCAATAAAAATTGTTAATATAGAAACAAGCGTTCGCCAAAGTGGCGCTGAATATCGTTTTGATGCGGTTCCCTACAACCATTCTGCGTATAGTCAGATAAATGTCGCATTACCATATACTACTAAAGTACAAGGATCTACGGTAGCAGAAATATTTAATCCATTAAGCGGTGAATCTAATAATATAAGTATATTCACTAACTTTTCAGAAAATAGAAAAAATACGGAACGAGAAATATCTCAATTGAGAGCAACTCAAACGGATTTACTTAACAGTGAAGTAGATAGCGCATCTATAACAAGCAGTCTTAATGATGTAGACACCAGACTATCAACAGCAACTAATAATTTGAAAAAAATAAAAGATACTGTGTTAGAGGTTAATAGTATTTGTGGAGCATTTAATGATTATTATGCTACATTAAAAGAGAAAGGTGATATAAAACATGCTCCCGTTTATATTATACAATTTGACGAAGAAATTGCCAAATCAAAATTATTTTCTGGGCCTCAACCAGTTGATGTAGCGTCAGCCGCAACTGCTAAACGTGATGCCAAAACGGATGCTCAAGTGGCAGGAGGAGCATCAAAGGGTAGTTCGTTATCTCTTAGATCTGGAGTTATTAATATACCAGCGGGTACAAGCATAGAACAATTGATTGACTTTGTAGTACGTCAAAGTGATTATGTTTTAGATCAAATTTTCTTGCCTCAGCAAGGTATTACAACTATTGATTTACAAAACAAAATTCAATCTGGTGAAAATGTAGCAAACATAGTTGATAAATTAGCAAAACCACTAAAATGGTTCAAAATTGTACCTACCGTGAAAATAGGTCAATGGGATGATACACAGGGCAGATATGTGCCAGAAATAATAATGTTTAGCGTAAAAACGTTTACGATTTCATCAAAGTATCCATATGCTCCAAGAGGTAGAGTTCCCGGCTATGTTAAAAAATACGACTATCTGTTTACGGGAAGAAATCGAGATATCATAGATTGGAACATAAATTTCAATACACTTTTTATGATGGCGATAACTGCTGGATTAGATAAAAACATACAAGGATCTACTGGATCAGGATTAAATCCTTCTGGGCAAGCAGCAGACCCGAATGCTCCAAAAACAACAGCGGGACAACCAGTACTGGGTGATCAAGTGGCGACGCCAGCAATTGCTCCTACTGCTGGTAACAATAAAGACACGAATCTTGATGGTGGAAATACACAGAAAAATATTGCTTCGGCTGACTTAAAAAACTCCTTGTTTCTGGATTCAAGAGGAGATATGATTGAGTTAGATCTAAAAATCATCGGCGATCCATTATTCATAAAACAAGATGATGTGTTCTACAGTAGACCACGAGATGGCGAAAATCAAGCACTAACTCCTAACAAAAGTCTGTACATGGATACTGGAGAATTGTACATATTTGTTAACTTTCTTACTCCAGTAGACTATGATGAAGAAAAGGGTCTTGCTGAAGTAAAGGCAAATGATATACTAGGTCCGGAAGAAAATATTATTGAGGCAAGTAATTTAGGATACAGTAATTTCAGTGGCGTTTACAAATTGATTACAGTAGATTCAACATTTGTTAGAGGAAAGTTTGAACAGAATTTACGTATGGCAAAAGTTCTGTTTGATCAGGTTGGATTGAGTATTAGTGAACTCAGACAGAGACAAGCCGCAGAAATAGCACAGTCAGTTAATCTTGGCATTCAGAGAAGTGCTAGATTCGCTCCGTCAAATCCTTCAACTATAGGCGAATTTTTCTCTGATGTAAATAAAACAAATGCCCTGCTATTAAACAATTTTGGACTTACAGGGAATGACATTTTAGGTCAAGGCTTAACTGTTTTGAATTCAATTCCAGAAGTTGGAAGAATAACCACGGGCATACAAAACCTAGGATCAACGGTACAGAGAACTTTTGGTGAAATACAGGAAGGACTAAGTACAGTTAAACAAACCGTAACACAGGCATTACCAACTCCAACACCTCCTATTAGAGAAGTTAATTGGGAATCTGTGCCGGGTAATGGAATTTAAGGTATAAAAGTGTCATCATCTTTAAGCAGACCATATTTAGGAACTAAGTTACCAAGCTATATTGATTCTGTCGGCGCAGAATTGCCAAAACAATCTGGCATATTTGTAGGTGTAGTTAAGCAAATAGACACGACTACCAGAACTGGTAGACTACAGGTATATATAAAACAATTGGGCGGGCCAGATCCTGACAATCCTTCAAATTGGAAGTTGGTATCTTATGCTAGTCCATTTTTTGGTCAGACCTCAGGCAAAAAAGGCACTGAGTTCGTTAAAGCAGGATCAGATCAAAATACATTTTTGAACACAACTCAGACTTATGGTTTCCACATGGTTTCTCCCGATATAGGTAATCAAGTTCTTTGTTGTTTCGTTGAAGGAGAAGTCGCTGGTTATTGGTTTGCTTGCATAAACAAAAGTGCCAGTATTTACATGACTCCTGGGATAGGTGCTGTTGATGTTAGGTTAATAGATCCTGTAAGCATACAAGAGTCTGGTTTAACCCTTGATTCAAATAAAAAATATCCAGTTAGTGAATGGAATGAAAACTTACCAGCGGGATATTCAAAACCAACTAAAGAGGTGCCTAAGCCTCTTCACATATACAAAACAGTTCAATTGTTAGTTGCTGGATTAGATGGTGATGAAGTTCGTGGTCCGATTACGAGTAGTAGTCAGCGTGATCCAATAAGTAGTGTTTTTGGCTTCAGTACACCTGGCCGACCTATACCACCTCAAGATCCAGCAAATGATGAAAATTTAGCAACACGATTAGCCACTGGTGATTTTAATCCAAAAGAGTTTGAAGTAACCGCTAGAGTAGGTGGACACTCATTGGTAATGGACGATGGTGACATCTATGGTAAAAACAATTTAGTCAGACTTAAATCTGGAAATGGCCACCAAATATTGATGCATGATACGGAAGGTATCATATACATAAGCAATGCGAATGGTAATGCGTGGGTAGAGTTGACCCGCGAGGGTGATATTCTAATTTATGGTGCCAGAGATATGTCGATTAGGACAAGTGGTAATCTGATGATGCACAGCGATAAAAATATTAGTTTTTTTGCTAGAGAAGACATTAATATTGCTGCGGCAAAAAACTTAAATGTTGAAGCATTGGAGATTAATCAAACAGCACTAACTAAATTGGCATTGTTGGGAAAGAAAATTCAAATGAAGAGTGGTAGTACATTTGATGTTGTTTCAAACTCAGCTATGCGCGTAAAGGCGTCGGGTAAAGTGTCTATCAACGGAAGTAGTATTGCGTTAAACGGCAGCGGTAATAGTCCAACCATAGATGATGTAGAACGAATTAAGCAATATAAATTACCAGACGTAATACCATTTGAAAATGGCCCAGCCGTTCAATTTGTTGTTAGTGATGGAATATTGTTTACAACAAATTATAAAGTGCCAACTCATGAGCCATATTTTAGACAGGGTATAGAACAAGCAGCACAAGAATTACAGGCTCAGGCAGATACACTTAGCACTGATGTTGATGGAAATCCAATAAATCCTCAGCCAATAGTAAATCCACAAGGACCTGCGGCAGCCGAAAATACTGATCTAGTAGGTGCCGCAACTCCAGCAACATTCATTAGTCAACCGACGCCACCAGAGGGAATTGGAGAGTTAACAACAAATGAAGTTCGTGCTTTTATGGCACAATTAGGAGATGCTGAAAGTGGTGGTTTATATGATGCTATTCAAAACGCCGGATTTGTGGGCAAATATCAATTCAGCGTAGAGGATTTACAAAATTTGGGATACATTAAAGAAGGACTAGAAAACACAATAGATAGTCTACAAAACCCAAATAACTGGATCAGTAAAGACAGCATAACAAACTTAGACGAGTTTTTGAAGTCTCCAGACTTACAAGAACAGGCTATGTTTGATCTAGCAAAGTCAAATTATGCTACGCTTCAGGCAACGGGCGCAATAACAAAGAGTACTTCAAAAGAAGTCATATCTGGATTACTATCGGTGGCACATCTTGCTGGCGCGAGTGGTGCGACAACATGGTTCAAAACTGGTAAATATAGTGTTAATGCCAATGGATATACCGCTGCTGATTACTTCAACCGTGGTAAATTTAGTTCTACTCAGACTAGTCTATATGACGATGAACAATAAATACATCTATGTATAAAGGCTTTAGTACTAACACAGATGGTAAAAAGTTTAGTTTAACTAATTTTGATTTAGTTAAACGTGACTTACAAAATCATTTTTATATTCGTAAGGGTGAAAAGTTAATGAATCCTAACTTCGGCACCATTATATGGGATATGATATTTGAGCCATTAACCCAAGAAACAAAGAATGTTATTATTCAAGATATAAAAAAGATTATAGCAAATGATCCAAGAATTTCCGCAAAGAATGTTATAGTAACTCAATTTGATCGTGGAATTCAAATAGAATTAGAATTGATTTATATATCAACTGGTCAAGTAGAAAGATTAGAACTACAATTCGAGCGGAATAGCCAAACTTCAACTACTAATCTTTAATAGTAGCATATATTTTTTTGATAAATAACAAAAAGAGAAGTTTATGGCTATTACTGAACGACAAAATAACCTTATTGTTAATCAAGACTGGACAAAGATTTATCAAAGTTTTAGAAACGCTGATTTTCAGAGTTATGATTTTCAGACGTTACGAAAAACAATGATAGATTATCTAAAAATCTATTATCCAGAAAATTTTAATGACTTTATTGAGTCAAGTGAATATATAGCACTTATAGATTTAATCGCATATTTAGGGCAGAGTCTGGCATTTAGAACAGATTTGAATGCCAGAGAAAATTTCATAGATACTGCTGAACGCAGAGATAGTGTTCTAAAATTAGCCAGATTAATAAGTTACAATTCAAGTAGAAATCAAGCGGCAACCGGCTATCTTAAGATAGAGAGTATTCAGACAACTCAATCTCTTCGTGATATTGTTGGAAATGACATCACCAATTCCATTATAACATGGAATGATTCAACAAATCCAGAATGGTATGAACAATTTGTTATTGTATTAAATTCAGCACTATCTTCTGGGCAAAGTGTTGGTAATCCCGTAGGATCAAAAGTCATTGATGGCATAACTGTAAGCGAATACAACTTAAATTCAACCCAAGGATCACTGCCTATTCTACCATTTTCAGTTCAAATAGATAGCACTGCACTGAATTTTGAAATAGTTAGTCCTACTATTGCTAATGAAGACTATGTATACGAGTCTTCACCATTACCAGGCAAGCCATTGAATATACTTTATCGTAGTGATAATTTAGGCAATGCCAGCAACAATACTGGATTTTTCTTGTATTTTAAACAAGGTTCGCTATCTAATACTGCTTTTGCTTTTCCAGAAAGCATACCAAACAATATAGCAAATATAAACATAAACAATATTAATAATAGTGATGTTTGGCTGTATGAATTAAACAGTATAGGTCAAGCAATTGCTTTGTGGGAAAAAGTTCCTAGTGTCAACGGCACAAATATCATATACAACGACAATGCTGCCAGAAAGAGTTATCAGGTAAGTACCAGAGCAGGTGATCAAATTGATTTGGTTTTCGGTGATGGAACATATGCTCAGATACCTGTTGGCTCATATAGAGCCTATTACAGAACTAGCGTTGGTTTATCTTACCGCATTACTCCAGATGAAATGAGTAATGTTGTATTCGCTATTCCGTATGTAAGCAGATTAGGTAGATTAGAAACATTAACTGTTACTGCTAGTTTAAAATATACGGTAGCAAATGCCCTGCCGCGTGAGAGTTTAGCCGAGATAAAAACAAAAGCACCACAACTATACTATACCCAAAATCGTATGGTAACAGGTGAAGATTATAACATATTCCCATATGCTAACTACAGTTCAATAAGCAAAGTAAAAGCAGTAAACAGAACTAGCAGTGGTGTAAGTAGATATCTAGATGTTAGTGATACTACTGGTAGATATAGTAGTACGAATATATTCGCACAAGACGGAATATTCTATAAAGAAGATGGAGCAAGCAGCTTTACTTTTACATTCAATACAACATCTGAAATTAACAGAATAATTCAAAATCAAGTATTAGAATATGTAAGAGGTAAATCTCTACTACACTTTTATTATTATTATTTTGATAGATTTCAGATAACTAATCTTTACTGGAACAGAGTAGTAGCGGGATCTGGTTCAAGTTCTGGTTATTTTAAAAGTAGTATTACGTCCACTACACCAGTATCTGTTGGAGTAGGTCAAGTTGATGGCAGGCAATATATAACTGAAGGATCAATAATCATATTGAGTCCTGGCACTGGAAATTATTTTAACACGGCTAATGAAATATTGCCTCTACCTAGTAATGGGGTAATACCACAGAACGGTCGTTCTTTACTATATGTATCTATTGCTAATTTAGTTGGAAATGGTAGCCAAGCCGTACTGAGTGATGGCCAAGGTCCGATTAATGTAAGTGTTAATTTGAGTTCAAATGCTCAAGTAATAGCGGTAATACCTGCATTCAGTAATCAGTTTACAACACCATTTCTAAGTCAATTGATATCTTTAATAAACAATTATAATAATTTCGGTTTAAGATACGATCAAAGTAGTAGAACTTGGAAAATTATAAACGCTCAGGACTTAGATACTACCAATCAATTTAGCCAAGAATTTGAAGGTGATATCACTGGTCTTAATAAAGATTCCAGTTGGCTGTTAAAATTTAGTGTGAATAATTCAATATATACCGTTGATGTTCGTGGATTAAATTACATATTTGAAAGTACGGAAGAAACTAAATTTTATTTTGATCCACAAACTAAAGTGTATGATCCAGCAACAGGTACTACAATAAATGACAATGTAAAAGTGTTGAAAGTAAATGGCAATGCCAGTACTGGATCGCCACTAACAAATGATATTGTGCTGAATATATACAATCAGATTCCAGAATCGGATGGGTATGTTGATGCCAGTAAGATATTGGTAACCTATAGTGATGACAATGCCAATGATATACCCGATAATCCAGATATATTCAATGTAGTTGTACAGCCGATAATTGACATTTATGAAACTACAACAGCAATATCTAGTTTGATAAACATATTTGAAATAGGTCAAATATTCTATACAAGCAGTGATGAAAAATACTATCAATTAATATTAAGTTCTGGCACTAGATCACTGCTTGAAATAACATATCCAGGAGATAAATTTATTTACTTTGAGAAGACTTTCTCATATAACAATTTTATAACGTATGAACCACTTGACAGTAATATAGTAAACGATGATTTTGCGACAGAGAATGACATTCTTCAAAATATTAATAATTATATTGTAGGACAAATATTTTACGCATATACCGATGATCAGTTTTATGTATTAACGTCTGAGAATGGAATTAGGACATTAGTTATAAGTGATAGTTATTTGGCTAGAATAGGTAGAAATGATTTATATTTTCAGTATAGACACAATTCACCCGGTAGCAGAAGAATAGATCCAAGTCCAAGTAACTTGATAGATATGTATATTCTTACTAAAGAATATGAGACTAGTTATAGAGCATGGATTTTAGATAACACTGGTACAGTGAGTGAGCCTGAAATGCCTACTGCCACTCAATTAAAAATATCATTCTCTGATATAGAGCAATTTAAATCAGTTAGTGATGCTATCATTTATAATTCTGCGAAGTACAAACCACTATTTGGTAACAAAGCATCTCCAGAGTTACAGGCAACATTCAAGGTAATTAAAAATCAAAATATCAATCTGTCCGATACTGAGATAAAGAGTAGAGTAATATCATTCATCAATGTATTTTTCTCTGCTGGTAATTGGGACTTTGGTGAAACTTTTTACTTTACTGAATTAGCCACCTTTATACAACAGAGTATGGCTCCAAATATTTCAAGTATTGTGATAGTTCCGAATAGTGTTGGACAAGTATATGGTTCATTACAACAAATAGGTAGTGAGCCTAATGAAATATTAATAAGTTGTGCAACGGTAGACAATGTTCAGATAATTTCTTCTATAACAGCATCTCAATTAAATTTACAAGCATTGTCAATGGATACATTAGTTTAAGAGAAGATAACATATTATGGCAGTAACTAAAACAACAGATTTTTTACCTAGCGTATTTCAAACGGACGCAAATAAAAAGTTTCTTGGCGCAACACTTGATCAGTTATTAACTGAATCTAATTTGTCGCCAATTAACGGTTATGTTGGTAGAAAATTTGCTCCAGGTTATTCTGGCATAGACACCTATGTACGAGAAAATACTGCCTTCCGTGCAGATTATCAATTAGAACCTACAGTTGTCTATAAGAACACTGATAACTCTGAAGTAGAATTTGCCAAAACATACCCAGAAACACTACAAAAAATAGCATATTTTGGCGGTAACGTAACAAATCAAAATAATCTATGGCAAAGTGATTATTATAGTTACAATCCTAGATTTAATGCCGATGCTTTTATCAACTTTAGTCAGTATTACTGGGTTCCCAATGGACCAGATGCTGTAAACGTTTTTGCTGGTGGTATTGATCTTGAAAAGAAATTTTACATTTATCCAGATAATAATGTAAAAACATACAATGTAAGTGGATACGGCTTAACACCTAGTCCTGATATAGTATTGGGCAGAAAAGGATCTTATGAATTTGTTATAAACCAACCAGGTAAACCTTTCTGGATACAAACAGAACCTGGCTTGAGTGGAAAAAACTCTAACACCAATCTAAACACCAGACAAATTTTGGGTGTCACAAATAATGGTATTGATGTAGGAACTATTACATTTGAAGTACCTACGACTACGGCACAAGATTTCTATATTACAATGCCATTACTTCAAACTGTTGATTTGGTATCTACTGTAAGTTACGCCGATTTACAGGGTAAGTTACTATCTGAAATAAAAGCCAATTATGGTGGAATAGATGGTCAAATATCAAACTTAGCAGGCAAATATTTAATATTTGGAACGTATTCAACAAATACTGCTGATTGGACCAGTAGTAGTACAGTAGTGCCAATCTCTCAACGTTATGGTATATGGCAGATACTATTAATACCCAGTGGCATTGATTTCATAATTAATTTAGTGGCATATGTGCCAATTCCAGTCAATAATAAAGTTATTGTACTTTCTGGTATTAATTACGGTAATACTGAATGGTTTTATAATGTTGATAATCGTTTAGAACAGATACCAGTAATTACTGCAACTCTTGATACCTTATATTATCAAGATGGCATAGATGTAGAGCAATACGGAATTATAAGATTAGTAGAACCAACTAATAACTACATTGATATTGATTCTGAAATTTTAGGTAAAACTAACTATGTAAGTCCAAATGGTGTAACTTTTACTAATGGATTAAAAATAATTTTTGATTCTGCTGTTACCCCAGATTCCTATAAAAATAAAGAGTATTATGTTGAGGGTGTTGGTTCCGCTATAAAGTTGATCAGTGTTGATGATTTAGTCATTAACGCACCAGTATCAAAAAATAATTATAGACCACAGCAAAATTTTGTATTATATGCTAATGCTAGTTTAAATCAGGCAGCGGATCAACTTACTGTTTCTACCACGAATTTTCCAGATGGAGTAACTGTATTAACTGGAAATTTTCCAAATGCTAATAATCTAACACCAATAGCACAACAGGACATAAAATTTAAATATCCATATCGTGCGGGAATTAACGAAGCTGGTGAACATCAAAGTATAAGATTTTCTGGCGAAACTATAGGCATTACACTGCCTGGAATATTGATTAATGGTGTTTCTAACGGAGTAACAGTCAGAGGCTCGAATGAAACGGTGTGGCATTATGATGTAAATCAAACACTAATAAATGGCCAAGATCAGTATGGCGGTCAAACCATAGGTGATGGAAAATATGTATATACAAATGGTAATTTTGTATCCGCTAACGCATGGGGTAACGTATCTGGCTTTTCTTCAGGGTATGTTGATTCGGCAACTGGACATAGTAAAATAATAGGTTTCAGTGCTGATGGATATCCAATTTATGGTCCGTTTGGATTTTTGAATCCAGATGTTGAAAGTACAGACACCAGTACGGTGAGAATGAGAAGTTCTTACAGTTATGGCGATATCACAACGTCAACAAGACCTCAGCCAAGAACAGTAACAATAACATCAAATGTAATTTCTAATAATTATATTACGGTAGATAGTTCTTTTGGTATAAATCCAGGAATGAGAGTTACACTTAACACAGCAAGTATAACTTCAGGCAGTGTATGGGTTATTGACAATTCATTAAAAACCACAGAAGGATTGCCGGAATATATAGGACCAATAAATCAAATAAAATTAAGCTCTAATGTTACAGTCTCGGCTGGACAAACAATAACTTTTGAATTTTTACCAGGAGCATTTATTGAAGATTATGTGTATGAGCCGAATTCTGGTACTCTTGATCAGTATAATGGTAGATATGGTAGAACTCCAGACTTTCCAAATGGAACATACGCTTATTTTATAACAGATTCTTTTGGTGGTGAAATAGCATATCCATATATAATTGGCCCACAGTTTTATGGTGACACCACGCTAGATACTAATAGCAGTTTGGATACACCTGACTACATTATAATTAATAGAGCAAGTCAAGATCTTAATCCTTGGACTAGACGTAATCGTTGGTTTCATCAAAACATACTTGAATTAACTAGCACATATAATGGAACTCCATTAACACTAGATTCAAACTATCGTGCTAAACGTCCAATTATAGAATTTGATCCTGATATACAGTTGTTGAATTTTGGCAAAATAGCAAAAAGACCAGTTGATTTATTTGATACAACCACAACTGATCCATTTTTGTCTATAGAAGGCAGTCAAGGTTTCTATGTTGATGGTACAAACCTAGTAGAGGGAATGCGAGTTATATTCAGTTTAGATCAAGATCCATTAACTAGAAATAAAATATGGGTTGTTAATTTCATAGATCAAGACGCAAGTAGTTTAACTCCACAAATAATACATTTGGTTGAAGCAGACGATAGCGACGTTCTTGATTATGACGTTGTATCTGCGTTTAATGGTCAACTTAATTCTGGCAAAAGTTTTTGGTTGTTAAACAATATATGGCGAGAAGGGCAAAATAAAACAGACATTAATCAAACACCATATTTTGATGTGTTTGATGACGTTGAAGTTAGTTTTTCAGATCTAACAAAATATCCATCAGTTAAAACATCAACCAAATTCATAGGAACAAAACTTTTTGGATATAGATTAGGTACGGGATCTGTTGATTCAGTATTAGGATTTCCACTTTCTTATAAAAATTTAAATAATATTGGTGATATACAATTTACTAATTATTTTGACGTTGATACATTTCAGTATTCATTAAATAATGCTGTCGTATCTAAGAAAGTAAATTCAGGGTTCTTACATAAAAATAATTCAGACGGAACGTTTGAAAAATTAAATGTATGGACTAATACAAATACACCAACTAGGCAAATGCAAGACTTAGCCTTTGTTTATGACGGTGTAGATAATTCATTTAGATTAGATATTAAGCCTGAATCAGCATCGGTTAAACCTAATTTCTTGGTATATATAAACTATAAAAAGTTAGATATAGACAAATTTCAGTTATACAATATTCCAAATGATTCTCTATTGCTTACTATTAACAAAACTGAAATCAATAAAAATGATAGAGTAGATGTATTAATATACAACGAAAATAAAACTAGTAATATAGGTTTTTATCAGATACCGGATAATCTAAATTATAACCCACAAAATAGTGTATTAGATAATCCAACATTAGGTGAAATGAGAAATCATATAGGAACTGTTGCTGAAAATAATTTATTTTTCTCAGGCAGTTATCCAGGCAGAAGTAATCTTCGTGATTTACAAATAGAAAATCAATCCGGTATAATGTTACAACATAGTGCTCCTGTAACATTTGCTAATATGTTTCTCAATAGTGATAAATTCAATGCGATAAATGGCATTCAATATGCTCAAAGTGAATATAATAAATTCAAAAGTAAATTTTTAAATCTGGCTGGATTAATACCTATAACTGAGGCTGGAAACGTAGAAAGTGCCGTAAACTATATTCTAAAAAATATAAATCAAGTTAAAAATTCTACGTTTCCATGGTTTTATAGTGATATGGTAGCATATCAAGGAACAAGAAATGTAATTAATTATAACATTTTTAATCCACTACAAAGATCATATGAAATAACAAATATTTTTACACTAACAGAAATAACAAATAAATCAATTCTGATTTATCTGAATAAAGTACAATTAGTATATGGTAGAGATTATCTATTTTTGGCAGATTCAACTGGTGTACAGATAACTGATAGCGTAACATTGCAGATAGGTGATAAATTAACCATTATTGAATATGATAGCACTGATGGTTCTTATATACCAGAAACACCTACAAAATTAGGTCTATATCCTAAGTTTATACCAGAAATTTATGTTGATCGTACATATACAACACCGCAGACTTTACTACGTGGTCACGACGGTAGTGTAATGCCAATATTTGGTGATCTACGTGATAATCTATTGCTGGAACTAGAAAAGAGAATATACAATAATCTGAAGGTAGAATACAGCGACAAGTTAGTTAATATATTTGAAACTATACCAGGTAAGTTTAGAAATACAGGATACAGATTAACAGAATTTAATGCCGCCCTAGCAGCATCATATCTCCGCTGGACTTCTCAAAATAACCTGGACTATGTAAACAACGATACATTCCAGAATGATAACGCATTCTCGTATAATTATGCCCTGGCATACGATAAAATCAATAATGAATTGTTACCCGGTTCATGGAGAGCGTGTTATCAGTATTTTTATGATTGTCAAGATCCTAATGTAAGTCCATGGAAAATGTTAGGTTTTACTATCAAGCCTGATTGGTGGGAAGAGGTTTATGGCCCAGCGCCGTACACTTCTGGAAACAGTATTCTTTGGACTGATTTAGAGAATGGATATATTGCTCGTGGTGATCGTGCTGGCTTTGATCCACTGTTTAAGCGTCCTGGTCTATCAGCAATAATCCCAGTTAACGAGAACGGTAAACTTATTCCGCCACTGCCGCTGTTAACTAACAAATTTGATGCTAACACATTCAATCGCTCCTGGAATATAGGTCAATTTAGCCCAACTGAAACCGCATGGAGAAACAGTAGTGATTATCCATTTGCTCTACAGATAATAATGGCTATATTTAAACCGGCAAAGTATTTTGCTTACGGTATTAATACAAACAAATATAGATACAATGTAGAATTGGATCAGTATTTAATTGCTGGAACCAACAATAGAATAACGCAAGATGATATTGATATTAATGGTTACGTAGAAAATGGCATTGTTGTTCGCGCAACTGGTTATTTAAACTATATTACTGATTACTTGACTGGTTTAGGTATTTTAGATAAATCTGGATTATATAATTTTATCAGAGATTATAGCGTTCAATTGAGTTATAGATTAGCGGGCTATAGCGATAAGAGTTTCTTAAAAATATTAGCAGAACAATATAGTCCTACCAGCACCAATGATAGTATTCTAATACCAGATGGTGATTATGATTTAGTTATTAACAAATCTACACCAATATTAAATGTTAGATATAGCGGTGTTATAATTGAAAAAGTTGCTGCTGGATTCAAAATATCTGGTTACGATAAAAATAGACCATATTTTAGTGTAATACCTCCAGATAGTAATGGCAAGTACATCACTATAAAAATACTAGATGCTACTTTAAACTATTACACTGAGTATACAAATATAAAAATTAATATACCATATGATACTGTTTTTACAAATACACAGCAGGTATCTAATTTCCTATCTGGCTATGGTAGATATTTACAATTACAGGGATTGTTATTTAACGATTATGATGGTAGTTTAAAACAAATAAAAAATTGGGAGTTAAGTACTAGAGAATTTTTAACATGGGTACAACAAGGTTGGAAAGTTAATAATTTGATAGCATTAAGTCCAGTAGGCAATGCCATTAAGTTTTTTAATCCATCCGCTATAGCAGATAAAATCCAAAACTCTGTTTTCGGCAGCAAAGTTGTAAACAAAGATGGAAAAATTCTTAATTCTGATAGATATTCAGTTCTGCGTGACGGTAATAATTTTGAATTACGTATTTTAAATCAAAAAGATTTGATAGGCTATCTTGAAATAGACTTAGTACAGAATGAACATAGTTTGATATTCAATAATAATACTGTTTTCAACGATGTGATTTATAACCCTATAATGGGTCAAAGACAGTACAGGTTAAAAGTTGTTGGAAAACGAACCGCTGAGTGGAATGGTTCAGTATATGCGCCAGGCTTTGTTTATAATTCAAATATAGTTCAGCAGTGGTTACCTGGTGTTGATTACATGAAGGGCGATTTAGTTGATTTCAAAGGTTTCTATTACAGTTCCATACAGAATTTACCAGCAACATCTGAATTCAAGTTTAGTGATTGGTCACCCGTAGATAAGAACAAAATAAAAACTGGTCTATTAAGTAATTTCGCAAGAAATGCCGAAATAATAGAAACATTTTATGATGTGAATCAAGTTAATTTAGAAAGTGATTTTGATCTATATGCTCTATCATTAATAGGTTATAAAAATAGAGATTACTTAAACAACATAGGCCTTGATGATGTTTCTCAAGTTAAATTCTATCAGGGATTTATCAAAGAGAAAGGAACAATTAATTCTATAAATGCTCTTGCGAATGTTGTTGTAAATCAGCAACAATCCCAGGTTTCAATGTATGAAGATTGGGCATTTAGGGTTGGCACTTATGGTAGCACTGATATTAATAGATATGTTGAATTAGTATTAGATGAGCGTTATGTTGTAAGTAATCCAGCAAGTCTTGAAGTTCTATCAAATAATCGTATATCATATGAATCTCAATTTGTTTCCGATGGTCTATACAAAACCTCAACTACAAATTGGACGTCTCCGTTTTTACTAACACGTAATAGTGATAGTGATTACGATACCGATATCAAAACAGCAGGCTTCGTAAGCATTGAAGATGTAGATTACACTGTGTTTGATATAAATGATATTAGAACACTAAACAACAATATAGAAAATATTGGCACTAATAGTATAATATGGGTAGCAAAAGATTTCAATTTAGATTGGAATGTATATACACTTGAAGATATTAAGTGTGTAGTAACAAAAATATCAAACTCATTGAACAGTCGTGTTACTGTAACAACGGATAATTTTCATAGATTGACAGTTAATGACGTGGTGATGTTATTCGGTGTAGATCAGTTTAATGGTTTTTACCGTGTGTTGACTGTAAGTTCATTGAATACCTTTGTTGTAGAATATGTAGGTAGATTGAGTGGATTTAACAATCAAATATACACCGGTGGTATATACAAATTAAAGAGCTTGAAAGTTGATACACCTAGTGATATTGTAACGCTGAAAAATTCCACACAATGGAAGAACAATAATAAAGTTTGGGTAGAAAACACCACTACGACAAATATGTGGGAAGTCTACAATAAATCTGAACCATGGGAATATACGAAAAATATTCGCATAGGTAGTATTACAGCGAACAGTAGATTTGGTAGTTCTGTTTCAGTAACAGCAGATAATAATTTTGCCGTAGTAGGTCAACCTACATCTAATAATGGTGAAGGATCTTTTACAAACTTTGTATTGAATTTTAACAACGATTTAGTAGAAGATGTAACATTAAGTTCTTTAGTAAAAAATTCTGTGGGTTTTGGATCAACTTTAGTAACAACAAACAATTATGTAGCAGTTGGGGCTCCAGAAAGTTATGGAAATATAGGTTATGTGTACATATATAAGAGAAATCTTGGAGGTGGTACTCTTACCGATACTCAAATATTGACGGCAAATGTAGTCTCATCCGCGCTATTTGGAAGTAGCATTGCGATGAGTTCAGATAGTAGATGGCTATATGTTGGCGCACCTGATGTTGGTAATGTTTATGTATATGCGCTAAACACTACTATAGATTCTTTTGCGAATGTAGTTATTGCTGATGGCATAGTAGATACATACACTCTGAATTTTACACCAGTAAGTGAAGAAAATATATTTGTTCGTTTTGTTTCTAACTCTGAAATATTAATGCCACATCAAGATTACACATTAGTTGGAGATCAAATAACATTTACTTCTATGCCAGCGGCTGGAAACATAGTAGTTCAACAAATACCAGGTTATAAATTATTTGATGTCATACAAGGAAATGTAGAAGGAAAATTTGGTTACAGTGTAACCTGTACCACAGATGGCGAACAAATATTAATCTCATCACCATATGCTAATGTCACGTTAAATTCAAATACATACACAACATCTGGTAATATATCAATATATAATAGATCAATTGATTCTTATATTTCTCAAAGTGATACGGTATTGTTTACTTCAACTGGAATTGTTGATGAATATACAAGAGTATACATTGAAACTGTAGAACAAATTAGGGGAGTAGATTGGTTTAAATTTGGTCCTAATGGTGTACAATTCTTAGTACCGCCTGGAAAAGGTAAAATAGTAAGAATAGAATCAAATCAGATTCAAAAATTACAGGATCTTACACCTATATTGCCATATGAAGATCAGTTATTTGGTTATAGTGTAGATATCTGTAGATACAATTGTAGTGTTTTTGCTGGTGCGCCATTCCAAAGCGTAACCAATACTTATAGTGGAGCAGTGTATAGATATCTAAATCAAGGTAGAGTTTATGGTGAAATAACAGGAACAGTTTTGAATCCTGTGGTAAATTCCGGAGATCAGTTAAGAATAAATAATTTCTTAGTAACTTTCTCTGACACATCATTAAACACTGTGGTATCTACTATCAACAGTGCTAATATACCTGGAGTACGAGCCTATAATGTAAACAACTATCTAAGAATTGTTAGTGATTCTGCTGTAAATTCTGATAAACTTAGAATATTGCCAGGTCAAGGATCGGCAATTGCTGATCTTGGATTAGAAGTATTTAAACAAGTAGAAATAATTAATAATGCTTATGAAAAAGCGTATGATTATTTTGGAAAAATAGTTAAAGTAAATAACACAAGTGACAGTTTAATCGTCGGCAGTGATATTGCTGCTACGCTTGAAAAAACTATTTTTGATAGTGATACTACAACGTTTGATTCACTATCTACCACCTTTGTTGAGGCAATAGATAATAGCGGTGCCGTTTGGATTTATGGGTATCTTCCAAGTAACATAGATAATATTAACAATCCAGGTAATTTCTTATATATTCAACAGTTAAATTCTGTACTAGTTGGGTCATCATTAAGAACAAATGATGGATTTGGTAGTAGTATAGCAATAAATGATTTTGAATTATACGTTGGTGCTAAAAATAATAAATCGTTGAATAATAATGCTGGAGCAGTCTATCGATTTGTAAATGAAGACAACTTAATTGGCTGGGACTCATATAGAACGGAAGCAGCTAAAGTTGACATTGATGGTATTATAAACTGCTATACCTATAACACAGAAACTCAGAATGTTTTAGATTATCTGGACTTTATTGATCCAGTGAAGGGAAAAATTTTAGGTGTAGCAGAACAAAATATATCTTACAAGATTGATTATGATCCTGCTGTGTACAATGTCACTACAATACCAGAAGTAGCAAATGATAGTGATCTTTGCTGGGGTAGAAATAATGTAGGCAAAGTATGGTGGGATTTGAGTACTGTACGCTATGTAGAATACGAACAAGGTACTACCAGTTACAGAACAGCAAACTGGGGTAGAGTTTTCCCAGGAAGTTCTATAGACGTATACGAATGGGTTCAGAGTGACTATCCGCCAAGTCAATACGTTTCATCTGGTGGAGATGGAATTCCAAAGTATGGAAACAATCAAGCATATGTAACTGAAAGTTATATTGATCCTAATACTAATTTTGCTGTAGTAAAGTATTACTATTGGGTTAAAGATAGATCAACTGTTAACTTAAATTATGCTAACAGAACCATGCCCACTGTATCTATAGCAAATTACATAAGAGATCCAAAATCAAGTGGAATTAAGTACTTTGCTGCTGTAAGTCCATCCGCTATAGCAGTTTATAACGTTATAAATGATGTTATTGCTAGACAAATAGTATTACATTTGAACTATAAAAAGATAGTCAACAGTAATGTCATTCATAATGAATACGCTCTGCTTTCAGAAGGTGGCAGTAAATCTAGAGAAATACCAAACAACATATTTTCTAAGTTTGTAGATAGTTTGAGTGGTGTTGATCTTTTTGGAAATCAAGTGCCAGATCCTGTGTTGCCTGTACAAGATAGATATGGCATAGATATTCGTCCTAGACAAACAATGGTTGTTGATCGTACTCAGGCATTAAAAGAAGTTATTTTATACGTAAATGATGTTCTTTCAAAATTTGTTGTTTCCAGAGGGTTTAATCTAGAAACTCTATTAGGTGGAGAACCAATACCAGTTGATGATTCTGAGACATACAATTTAATTGTAAACAACTTAGAAGAATTGTCTTTTATTAACATTGAAATACTACCTGTAGGATACAAAATTTTAGTTAGAAATGATTCAACTGTTAATAATTTATGGACTATATATGTTAAAGATGCTGAAGTAGTTTTGTGGCAACCTAATACTACTTACAATCGCGGTCAATATATCACACGCAATGATGTAGTTTTTATAGTTACTAGCACTTTTACTAGTGGTAGTGAATTTAATTACGATAACGTAAATATATATGTAGCAACAAATACTTGGCAACTAATTAGAGTTCAAAGTTTCAGTGTTCCTGAATACTGGCAGTTTAAAGACTGGTATGCACCTGGATACAACAATACATTAACACCTAATTATATTATTGAAAACAATAGTCAGATAACTAACTTAACATTAAGATCTGGTGATATTGTTGAAATTTTAAATAACGGACAAGGAAAATGGTATATTATACAGGTATTTCCAAATACGGTGAATACTATTGCTATACAAGATGGCACGATAGAATTCAGTGATAGTTTATATAATTTATCAGCGTATGGAATGGGATTTGATAATGATAACTTTGATAGTTTAAGATATGATCAAAATCCAAGTATAGAGATTAGACAAATTATCAATTCATTGAAAAATGATATATTTATAAATGAATTAGACAATGAATTCTTAAAATTATACTTTGTTTTCATAAATTATATTCTCACTGAGCAAAAAAGTGTTGACTGGTTATTCAAAACAAGTTTTATTGATGTGCTTCAAAAATTCAGTGGATCAATTAAACCTCAAATATACTACAAAGAAAATCAAGATTTTTACTTACAGTATATTCAAGAAGTTAAGCCATATAAAACTACTCTACGTGATTACATAGTTGGATACGATTATGTGGATAATTACACGGGATATGTAACTGATTTTGATGTTCCTCCATATTATGATGAAGTATTAAAATTATCTCGCAGTCCAAGCGGTGAATTTTTAAATGATGCGATTGCTCTTCGTAGACCGGAATATGTAGATTGGTTAACTAACTATAGTTATAGTATTGGTTCAGTTTCAATTCTTTCTGGTGGATCAGGATATACATTACCGCCAGTTGTTACTATCACAGGCAGTACTACTGGAAATAATGCTATAGTTAGAGTATTAGTTACTGGTGGTGTAGTTACCAGAGCAGTACTACTTTATGGTGGTACTAATTACATCACAGATCCTATAATAACAATAACGGGTGGTAATGGATCTGGTCTAAAATTAAAAGTAACATTAACAAACAATTTGATCAGAAGTTTTGATACAACCATTGTATATGATCGTATAACTTACGGCACTACCGTATTGGAATGGCAACCAAATACGGATTTTTTACAAGGATCTGTAGTAGCACACAATGGAATTGCTTATGTTGTAAACAGTACATTTACCACTGGTACAGTGTTCAATGAAACTAATTTAACACTATATTCAGTAAGTAATTTCCGCAATGCCAACGATAGAATTCAAGCATATTATTCACCAGATGAACAAATGCCTAGTAAAAATTTCTCTTTATTACAAGACGGAATTGATTATCCAGGTGTTAAAGTAGTTGGCGCAAGTTTCGGTGAAAGCACTGGATTCGACGGCGTTGGATTTGATATGACTGTATTTGATCCTACAGAAATTGATAGTGATGGCACTTTCTTATTGAGTGAAAGTTTACTTGATACAAAAATTTCAAGCACTTATACTGATAGTACATTAGGTATAAAGCCAGAGGATATCATTATTGACGGCGGTCCTTATGTATACGATAGATACACCGATTGGACAGCAAATACATCGTATGACCGTGGTGATTTAGTATATTACAACAATCGTGTGTGGTACACTGTTACGCCATTTGTATCTGGCAATGTGTTCTCGTCAAATAACTTTACGATATATAACATTGGACCGTATGCAAGCCATGCTCCGGAAGAATTAGTGCCTGGTAGAGTCTACGATACTCTAGACATAACTGTATCCACTTTTGCTATAAATGCTACAAGTGCTGAATACAGCACCTGGGTATCAACCAACGCATTTAAACTTTCTGATGTTGTTATAGTTTCAAATGGTTTAGGATATAGTTCTGGTAGTATTTCAGTGTTAATAGATGGAGCGACTACTGGTGTACAGGCTAATGCTCAAGTAGTATTGAATGCTAATGGTTCTGCTATATCCTTTGACGTAGTTGATGAAGGATATGGCTATACAACTACTCCTAATGTTATTATAACAGGAGCAAATATAGAGCCTATCGTAGCATCAGCGGTAATGGCACCTACAAATCCTTATGCACTAATGTCGTATAGAATATTCAAGGATATGAATGATAATTACACATTCTTGAGATTAGATACTAGCGCAACAACTACTCTTGCCGCCAATTTAGGACTGACAGACACAGTTATAAGAGTTAGCGATGCGTATAAATTGCCAGAACCTGCCGCAGTTGGAGCAGTTCCTGGAGTTGTCTTTATAAATGGCGAAAGAATAGTGTACTATGCTAAAGATAATACCGCTAATACATTATCTCAATTACGTAGAGGAACTTCTGGAACTGGAGCAAGAACACATAGTGCTGGAGATACTGTAATTGATGGTAGTCAATCTCAGTTAATAATAGATAGTTCAGTTCGTGAGTGGTATGCTGGAAACGTAGGCACAGGCACGATAAATGTAGCAGCAAATTCTACTACGATTAACGGCACAGGAACACTATTTACCACTGAATTGACGACGGGGGGAAATATATTCTTATCTGATGGACGTTATGTAGGTATGATAAGTAGCATTACCAGTGATACTGTAGCAATTGTTTCCGAGACACCAGTAATTAATGCGATTGATAGTACATTTGAATACTCTGCCAACGTAGTTGCGACAACAACGTCTGGTAATTCTTACACATTCTATTCAAATACTGGTTATCTACGTAGTAATTTGTGGTACGCAAGTGGATCTGGTACAGCAACAAACGGCGGCGGACTGTTTACCAGTAATACAATTCAAGTTCAGTTCTTGAAAGAGGGTATTTGAAAAAGGTAGCATTTTATGAACATGATAAATAATAAAGATGATCAGGAAAAAGAATTAGAGGAAGCGATTCGCAATTCACCTAAGCCAACAAATGAATCCTCTGGTATATACGTCAGAGGATTTGTAAAAATTAGTGATCCTGAATCGGGAGAAATTCTAGTTCATACTGCTGATTGATAGGTAAAATATGATAGATAAAAACAATACTTTTATTAAGGGATACGTCAAAATATATGATGTAGGTACTGGCGAAATCCTTCTTGATAAAACCAATGCTATTCACTATGAAAATATGAGTGAAGCATTGTCCTTAAGTTTAGCAAACAAGGGAACTGGATATATTGAAAAGATGGCATTTGGTAATGGTGCTACTGCGGTAGACAGTACTGGAGTAATTACATATTTGCCAACAAATACTTTTGGTCAAAATGCCAGTCTATATAATCAAACATATGAAAAAATCGTAGATAATACCAGCGCACTAAATTCAGATCCTTCAAAGAATTTTATTGAAGTTCGTCACACTCCTGGAGTAATTTTTACAGATATCTATGTTAGTTGTTTGTTGAATTATACAGAACCATCTGGTCAACAAGCATTTGATAATAGTGCAACAATGTCTGGTACATATGTATTTGATGAACTTGGTTTATTGAGTGAGTCTGGTAGATTGTTGACTCACGTAATCTTTCATCCAATTCAAAAATCACTGAATAGATTGATTCAGATTGATTATACAGTGAGAATTCAAACGCTTACCAATTTAAGTACTAACTTGTAAGATAAATAGTTAAAACGGATTATTAACAAATGGCTTATACAATTAACCTAACAAACGGCACGATTCTAACAACAGTTGCGGACGGTACTGTAAACAGTACTTCATCCAGTTTAACGTTGATTGGTAAAAATTACGCTGGATATGGCGACTTCTTGAACGAGAATTTCGTACATATTGTAGAAAACTTTGCTGATAGCAATGCTCCTACCACACCATTAATTGGTCAACTCTGGTGGGATAGTGCGGGAAATCTGAAAGTTTATACTGGTTCAGTATTTCGTACGATAGGCACGATGACTTCAAGTAATACTGCTCCGACATCTTCGGTAACTGGTAGTTCTTGGTGGGATACTTTTAATCAACAATTGAATGTATATAACGGATCAGCGTGGGTTCTTGTGGGTCCAGCGTTTACTAGTAGTACTGGTCAGAGTGGAACAATCGTTGGCACAATTACTGATAGTTCTGCCGCCAGTCACGTTGCGGTAAACGTTTATGTTGAAAATACACTAGTTGGAATTATTAGTAAAGATTCAGAATATACTCCGCAATCTGTAATTTCAGGATTCACTTCCGTTAAGCCAGGTTTTAACTTATCCACTGCTGTAACAAATAACAAGTTCGTAGGTAGTGCTACTAACGCAGATGCTCTTGGCTCAGTTGCGGCAGCAAATTATGCAAGAACTGACACAGGAACAACTTTTAACAGTACAGTAAATGTAGCAAGTGGTAGTGGTTTAACCGTAGGCTCAAGTAATAACTTTACTATATCTCATACAGGTGCATTAACTAAGTTAACAAACAATATCAACAATGCTAATATTGCTATTGAAGCAAATGTTGCTGGTGTAAAAACGGCTGCTATTACCATTGATGGAACTTACGGTAGTACCATTATTGCTAATCTGAGCACATCTGGAGCGTTTGAAACCAGCGGTTATATTAGAACAACTCAAGGCGATGCTGCTACAAGTACTACAACTGGTGCTTTGCGAGTAGTTGGCGGCATAGGTTTGTCTGGAAATGTATTCACAAGTGCGAATGTTTACTCTGGTAATGTAATAACTACTTCTAATGTAACGACTGCGAATGTAAACGCTTCTAATAAAATTAGAGCAACCGGAGGTGTAAATTCAACAAATGCTACAACTGGTGATATTATAGTTTCTGGCGGTATAGGTGTTGGTGGTAAAGTTTATGCTACAGGCGGATTTCAATCTGACACTTTTCTCTATGCGAACGGCGCTTCAATCATATCGACATTGAATTTTAGTAATGCAAACGTAGCAAGTTACTTGCCAACATATACGGGAACATTTGGTGACGGTTCATCTGGTGTAATATTTAATGGTAGAACACTAACAACGGGAGCTTCGGGAACTGCTGGTACTATTACTGGTACTTGGACTTTAAGTGGTGGATCAACTTTACAAGCAACATATGCTGACTTGGCAGAAAGATTTGAAGCTGATCAAGCATATGACTATGGTACAGTGGTTCAGTTCGGTGGAGATAAAGAAATAACTGCGGTGCGTGATGAACTTAGTACAGATGTTTTCGGAGTGGTGTCGCAATCTGCTGCGTATTTAATGAATGCTGGTGCTGGATCCAGTTCAACTCACCCTGCCGTTGCTTTAAGCGGTAGAGTGCCAGTCAAAGTACGTGGCAGAGTAAAAAAACATGATCGTTTAGTGAGCGCAGGAAATGGTACTGCTAGATCCGCTAAGCCAGAGGAAACCAATCCGTTCACTGTTATAGGCAGAGCATTGGAAGATAAAAATAACGAAGATGTTGGCTTATTAACTGCCATGGTGTTAGTAAATAAATGAGGTAACGTATGACTTACGCATCTGGTGGATTAATACAAGCAAGTGATTTTAACACTTTTAACGGTGGTAGCGTCGCAAATGTTAGTGGACAGATAAACACGGTCTGGTCAACAGGAACTGGCAATGCCGGATATGGCCAGACCGCAGGATCAAATGTTAGTGTGAGTGGCACTATAAATGCCAGCGACTGGACAACATTATTTAATAACTTAAACGCGGCTAGAAAACATCAACTTGCTGGTAGTTATTCAAATCTGACTGTTCCAGCATCTGGCGGAACAATAACTTATGACGGTTCTTTATCCACCCAGTTAACCAATGCGTATACTGATAGATTAACAGCAGCAACAACTGGCTCAACCAGCACAGGAACTAATGACACTTGGAATCCATCGGCAGGAGCAACTACTGCTCTAGATACATTTAGAGATTGTAATATTGTTTTTGGCAGTTCAGATCAAGCACGATATTTTTTCAATGCTGGCGGAAGAATCGCTATGATATATAGTGCAGTGGATAATTCAGGGGCAAATGCCAGAAGTGTAAACATGCGTGATATGGTAAATCAAGTAGGTGGATTTAATACCTATAGAGGTTACAGTAATTCAGGCAGAACTGGCGCAGGTGGCAGTTTTAGCGTCAATAACACAGGTGTAGGTTATTATAATACTACATCAAGTGTAGTAACTTTCATTCAAAACGATGATACCGTTGCTCCATATAATTTATCTTATGTACGAGTTCAACATTTTTATATTGGATTAACTACTAATGGAGCAAATGGTAATCAAGTAACTTTTAGATTATATCTTTATTCTCCTGCCGATGATGTTTACGGTGGATCTATCAATATAACTGTAACATCACGCTGTGATATAACTTTTCCATCTACCACCTATTTGTCTAATTCTTGGGGAACACCTACAATAAGTTATGATAGTGCATAATTTAATTGAACAAATTAAAAAATCAAATGATATTACTGTAAGCAAATTAGCAGTAAAAGAAAAAAAAGATATTGAATTACAAATATTGTATAATGATGGGTTATTTAAAATAACGCCACAATTAATATCTTTTATTTCAGTATGGCCCAAAGATACAGTATATATTGAAGATTGTTGCGAAAAACCAATCATAATTAATAAACAAGAATTTTTAGAAATTATTGTATCTACATATGATAATGCTATGAATAAATTTCATGAAGAATATAATAAAATTATAAATGAAATCTAAAGGTGTTTTGCTATTTGCTTTTTCAACACAAGAAATAGATTATCTAAAAATAGCAGAAAAAAACAGTAGGTTAATTAAAAAATTTTTGAATTTGCCTGTATCGGTAGTAACCGACGTTGACTATAATTCTGATTTTTTTAATGTTATCAAAGTAGAAAAACAAGAAAAAAATAATGTTCGTATTGGCTTTAATCCATCAAAATCGTGGAAAAATTTTGACAGATGTGCCGCTTATGATTTGAGTCCATACGATACTACTTTATTATTAGATGTAGACTGTATAATTTTAGATAACTTTTTATTAAAATACTTTGATTTATGTGAAGATTATTTTATATTGAATAATCAATATTTTTTAAATGGCAAAGATGTTCATACAATGGGAATTTACGGAATTCCACATAAATGGGCTACGATAGTTATTTTTAATAAAACTAAAAAATCTCAACTAATGTTTGAATTAGTAAAAAAAATTCAAAATAATTATGAATATTACAGAAATTTATATCAAATAAGAGTAACTAATTTTAGAAACGATTTCGCATTTACGATAGCAGATTTGATAATAAATGGATATAATATACAATCAAAAAATGTATTACAACATAAGATATTTGCCATTGATGAAAATGTGAAAGAATTAATTTTAAATGATGATATGATATATATGTTGACAGATAAATCTGGATATGTTATCCCTAAAATTACACTACATTTTATTGATAAGTATTTTTTATTTGATGAAAAATTTGATATTTTTTGTGATAGAATACTAAATGAGTGATATCGGCTTTTTATCTATAGCACAAAATTCTGATGTAGATTATTTTCGGTTATGCTATTTTCAATGTTTATTTTTGAAAAAATCAATGCCTCAGATTCCGTATTCTGTAATTGTTGATCGTCATACATTTAATGATATTCCAGAAAAATGTAAAAATTATTTCAATTCAATAATTTTATTAGAAAAAAATTACGCCGCCGAAGATAATTGGAAATTAAGCAATGAACCGCAAATATATAACTTAACACCATATTATCACACTATTAAATTAGAAAGTGATTTACTTATAACTAGAGATATTACGCATTGGATTCCTGCGCTATCAACTAAAGACATAGTTTTTAGTCATGGTTGTAAAAACTTTCTACAAGAAAAATCAAATAGTAAATTTTATAGACACTTTTTAGTAGATAATGATTTACCAGATATATACAATGGATTAATGTATTTTAAGCGATCAGAATTGTCCAGAAAGTTTTTTGATATATCTCAAACAATATTTTTGAATTGGAAAGACATTGCTCCTAACTTTAACAATTATATAAACGTACCAGCATCAACTGATTTTGTTTATGCTATTGCGGCAAAAATATTAGGTGTAGAAAATTTTATTTTACCAACACTAGAGTTTTTTAATTTTGTTCATATGAAAAGGTATATAAACAACTGGTTATTTAACAATTGGCCTGATGTTGCTATTCATGAATTTGATGATAGTATTCTTAGAATAGCAAATATAAATCAATATTATCCAGTTCACTATTATGATAAAAATTTAATTACAGATGATTTAATAGCACGTTATGAATAAAGAATATGAATATAGAATATACTATGAAAATGAAACTGGTAGAATAAAAGGCCTTGCTCACGATAATTATCCTGACTGGGGTGAATATATAGTTGTAAATAAACACGAATATGAAAACTATTTTAGATATTATGTTAAAAATGGTAAATTAGAGCCAGTAGTTATTGAACAAAGTTACTCTAATTTATTAAAGAAAAGCAATTCTGGATATAAAGTAGTAAAAAATAATGCAAATATATTAGTTGAAGATAACGAAGAATATTCAGATATTGAATACTATGATTACATTAAATGAATTAGATTTTGTTTTCATTTCATACGATGAACCACGTAAGGAAGAATTTTTTGAGAAAAATTCATTAATAATTCCTAAGTTAAAAAGAGTAGATGGAATTACAGGAATAGATACAGCACACAAAGTAGCAGCAAAATTATCTAAAACTGATTGGTTTGTAGTTATTGATGGTGATAATATAGTAGAGCAATCAATATTGAATGTAAGTATAGAAGAAAATGAAGAATATAAATGTTTTAGATACAGATCTAAAAATTCAGTTAACGGTGTGGTGTCTGGTAATGGCGGTGTAAGTTGTTGGTCAAAAAATTTTGTGCTTGGAATGTCTACACATGAAAATAGTGATGGATCTGATTTAGTTGAATTTGGAAATAAATGTAAGCCAACACGTGGTATATACAGTACGACTTATATAAATCAAACAGCACATCAAGCATGGCGAGCAGGATTCAGAGAAGGTATAAAATTGTGTTTGATTGATGGTGTTAAACAATCAATTAAGAATTTTAATATACCTGTATTTCAAAATAAGAAAAATTTAAGTCTTTGGCATAATGTAGGCAAAGATGTTGAAAATGGTTTCTGGAGCATTTATGGCTCCAGATTTGGAACATATACTTTAATGTTTACCGATTTTGATATAAAAAAATTAAATGATTACAAATATCTACAAAATTTGTACTATAAAAATATTGATTTTGCTGAAAAAAATTGTATTAATCTAGGTGCTATATTGAAAGATAAACTTAATTTGGATATAATAAATTGATGATCTACGACAGTTTTTTTATCAGCAACGGTGAGCCACTAGAAAATATACATTACGAACTGGCAAAGAGTACGTTTTCGGACTTAAAATGGATTCAAGGAATTAATTCCAGGGATTTGGCAATAAAAAAAGCAGCGAAAAATAGTACCACTGATTACTTCTATTGTGTGCCTGCTAAATTAAATATGTCAGAAAAATATTTAATTAATGATCCAGTAAATTCCATAGATCATAAACATTATGTTTTTTATTGTCGTAATGTGTTAAATGATTTAGTATATGGACATCAAGGGTTAATATGTTATAATAAAAAATTAGTTTTAGAAACACTGTCCTGGGATTTAGATTTTACGATGGCTCAGCCATTTCAAAGTATATTCAGAGTTATTGGCACTGCCGTATTTAATCAAACAGAGTTTATTACATGGAGGACTGCTTTTCGTGAAGTAATTAAATTATTACACCAACAGTCACTCAATCAGGGTGATATTAGAAATGGCAATAGATTGAATACTTGGTTAACATATACTAATGGTGGCAAATTTAGTGAGTGGTGTATACGTGGAGCAAATGATGGTAAAGAATATTACACATCTGTAGATGGTGAAATGTCCATGCTAAAGAAATCATTTAGTTGGGATTGGCTGTATGAACATAGTAAATTATTAGGATACAATTTTAATAGGTAATTATGAAAGAAAAATTCGTCAAAGCATATATGAAAACTGCGAAAATATTCGCGGATTTAAGCACAGCGGAAAAACTAAAAGTAGGTGCTATTGTCGTCAAAGACAATAGAATTGTTTCTATTGGCTATAATGGCACACCCGCTGGATGGGATAACACTTGTGAAAACAAAGAGTGGATGGGTAATGTAGGAGGTTGGCTCGCTCCTGAAGAGATGAGAGAAGGCTGGCCATACGAAGGTACATATACGGATTCCTCTGGTAATGTTATGAGTGGACGTTATCGTCTTAAAACAAAACCCGAAGTTATTCATGCGGAGCGGAATGCTCTTGATAAATTAGCACGAGATAATGAAGGTGGAAATGGCGCATATATGTTTATAACACATGCGCCATGTCTAGAATGCGCCAAAAGTATATTTGGCGCTGGAATAAAAGAAGTTTTCTATAGTGAAGAGTATCGTAGTGTTGATGGCATTGAATTTCTAAAAAAGTGTAACATCAACACTACGAAAGTTTAAACTGCCATCTTAGCAGTTATTGCTGGATGACACTTATAGTTAATCAACTCTATATCAGCCATTGTGAATTTATCAATATCTTTGATAGATGAATTTAGTTTCAGAGTTGGCAACTCAAAATGTTCACGAGATAATTGTTCTTTAACTTGATCCACGTGATTAAGATAGATATGAGAATCACCCAATACATGAACGAACTTACCAACTCGCATATCGCATACTTGTGCTATCATGTGAGTTAGTAGGCTATAACTGGCGATGTTAAATGGAACACCTAAAAACATATCTGCTGAACGTTGATACATTTGACAACTAAGTTGTAATTCATCACCAACAGGTTCAACATAAAACTGAGCAAAACAATGACACGGTGGCAATGCCATTTGATCCAGTTCACCTACATTCCACGCAGTTAGAATGTGTCTACGGCTGAATGGGTCAACTTTTAAATCATGAATTAAATTCTTGAGTTGATCAATTTCAACTAATTGAGTAGTGGTTGTTCTACGATACACATTGCCGAAATTATCACGATATGTACCTAGATCTCGTGGTATATGTTTACGCCACCGACGCCATTGAACGCCATAAATTCTGCCTAGATCACCGCTAAATTTACTTTTAGACTTCCAATATTCAGCATTGGCATTAGCGGTCCAGATGGTATTTTTATCACTGTTGCGATCACCATGAAGAATTTCTTTTAGACGATTATCGTCACTGCTGCCCTCTATAAACCACAGTAATTCACTGACTACTGACTTCCATGCTAATCTTTTAGTAGTAATTGCTGGAAAGCCGTCATTTAGATCAAAGGACATCTGTAGTCCGAATGAACGAATGGTACCTACACCAGTTCTATCAGTTACCAACGTACCATTATCAAGTACATTTTGTAATGCGTCGTGATATGTTTTCATACTTTTATCTAAAAATATCAATATTCTTGTAAGTAGTCCAGTTACAACGTCTATCAGTGCTAGGACATGCGCTATATGCTCTAAACCATCGGAGATATTTTTTCATATCTACAGATGTATCAGCACGATATTGTCCGTAGATATGTGTGACATGTGCTTCGTCCACTAAATCTTTAGTTTCTTCTATGATTTTAGCACCACCAATGATCCATATAGTTTTTGATGGGTACATGCTTTCAATTTTGCGAATTTCTTCTTTCAGATCTCCGCGTATTGTTTTTACGTCTTTATATCCAGTAAGTGGTTTGGTAGTTACCACATAATTGATCCTATCTGGCAATGGCTTAGGGAATTTAGGATCATCCCATGTTTTTCTGCCCATAACAACTACATGTCCTGTAGTCATTTCTTTAAAATACTTCATGTCCTCTTTTAGATGCGGCCATGGCAAAGATCCTTTATAGCCAAGATTACCCCAGTAATCTACAGCGAAAATAGATTTAATCATAATTTTGATAAAAGTTTATCTGTTTCGGGTTGAACTGTTTTTTCAACTAGTTTTACGTCTACAAAAAAGTCTACATTAAATACGTTTTCGGCTAAATTCTCTAAATGTTCTGTTATCTGATCTTCTATTACTTCTGGATCAATACCATCTTCAATTAGACTTTTTATTTCAATAATAATAGAAGTTCCATCATGTAGATTTATAGCCAGTTTATCAAGTACATGAATAGGAACTTCTTGCTTATCAATTCCTTTTAGTATTTCTTGCCAACGTTTTTTGTTACTTGTATTAAGTTTCTTTGACTTTGGTCTTTTTGGATTTGCTGGCATTTGTTGGAGTAGACCCGTCTAATTGTGTTGCTTCAGCCTGTAGTCTTTCAGCCTCTGCTAGTAATGCCTTTGCTTCTGCCTGCATACGTTGTGCTTGAGCAAGCCTTTGTTTAGCAAGATCGGCATCACTGAGTACCTCGTTAATGGCGATTTTTGTATCAACTTCCGCTGGCTGACTTCTACTCGCTGGAGGTACTCTTACTTCTCCTAGATCTTTTTGCTCTCTAACACGTTTTTTGCCTGACATTCCAGAATTAGCATCCAACTCTGCTAACTCCTTTACTGCGGCCTCGCCCTGTTCCATCTTGATTAGAATGTTGTTTAGTTCATCTAGGCGTACAGTGCTCTTGGCATTTGGCGTGATGATTACCTGATTAGTAGGTACTTTTTTAATCATACCTTCTTTGTGTAGTGTGGCTAACGCATTATTACCATCACTTAGGGTATATCTGAATAGATAATCACTGAAATCTTTGGCTTGTTGTCCAGATTCACTTTCTAATGCCTTCATGATATCATCATGAATGTGTTTTGGTAGTGTTTCTGGATATATTACTAAACACATATGATCTTCGCCTGGCACTGTTTTAAACAACACTACCACACGTTTATTGTTGTGTTTTCCAACATGTTTTATAACGTTCATATTTGAAATCGTCCTTGAAAATATTATTGATTACTGGTATTCTTCAGAACACCGATATCAGTTAAAAAAGAAAATAGTTTTTCATATGCTGAACCTACCATGGTAAATTCTTCTGGCCTAAACGCACCACGGCTACTGGCTAATTGAATAGCACTTATTAATGACACTAACTCCTGTGCTGGAATTTGAATTTCAACATTTTTAGATTGTTCTTGCTCAGACATTATATTTTCCCTCTGCTTTATTTACTCTATTGTTATGTATGTAAATATTTTTATTCAACTGAATACTTATTAATCATATCTAACTGTAGAGCAAATAGGGCTTTTTCAGAATGAATTTCAAAAGCAACACACTTTCTAAAATGTTTTTCATCAGTAACATCACCAATGAAAAATCTACCTTGAAGATTTTCTAATATCCAAACAACAATATTTTTTTCTGCGGTTTTAATATCAAAATACAATCGTTCAAAATGCGGTGGGCAAAAGTCTAATCGTCGTAGACCATGAACGTTTAGCGGATTAATAATCCCATATTTTAACATAGTTATTTCTTTTCTTCAGACAAGGTAGCAATTAGCATAAATTGTTCATATGCTATTCTAGTGGACTCATTTTGAAGTAATTTATGTGCCTCGTGAATCATTACCTTAATGCCGGCATCTACACATTCCTGAATACTAGCGCCACGTAAAACACTTAGTTGGTCACCAGTTAATGTTCTAAAATTTTCCCATGCTTTTATTTCTTCTTCGGTGTATGGTTTTACTGCAGGACGAAGTTCGCTGGCTTTTAGTATTGCTTTAACTATTACCTCTTCGGCAATTCTACTAGCAGCAATTAACGCGGCATAGTTAGGATCTATATTATACTTACGACTTTCTAAGCCTGGGCGACAGTATATTAAATGATGACCATGAGGTAATGCGTCAATAAAATCTGAATCATGTTCTTTTACAGGAACATATTTTTTCCCTATCTTTTCGTAAAATATCTTCTTCATACTATCAATCGTCTTCTTGTAATTTCTTTGTTGAAGAAATTAGTTCAGTTAAAATATTTTCAACCAGTTGGTTTAAGGTAATATCCTGTTCATGGGCAATTGTGAAAAGTTTCATCAGAGTATCATCATCCAAATCAACAGGAACCATGACACGAGTATCATATTCATTGCCGTTCATAATGGCATCGGCTTTAGCGATGAAATCCTCGTCAATTTCTAAAGTAACGTACCTTACGCCATCCCATGCTTCCTCAACATCAAAGAATTCCGTGCTACGCTCACTGGATTCTTTACGATAAGCACTAGCATATTCTGGATCAATTAGGCGATATGCTCGATCATTAGTGTAATCACATACGTCAACTTCATAAACTTTTTGATTTTTGGTATCAAAAATAATGTTAGAACTGAAACCACCATCGCCATGAATGCCGTTCCAGAAACTTAGTGAATAAGCATTATTCCCATAACAATTCCAGCCATAATCACTACCTTCTGTAATACGATAGTTTACAAGTTCCATCCAACGCTTTAGTGTAATCATGTTTAAATCTCCTTGTATTAGGCCGCTTCGGCCAAAGCACGTTCGTAAATTGCCCACACACCGAACGGTGGTTGAGCGTTTTCATTACCCTTGATGATGAATACGGTATCGCAGTAATCAGGATCTCCCCACGAAGAATAGGGCATACCGTCCGTAAACATAATGAACTTCTTGGGTTCAATATCATTAGATTTCATATATTCCCAGTTTGCCATGAAATCAGTGCCACCGCCACCCATGGGTTGATAGGTTTCAATATCTTCAAGATTTTCACTGGAAAAAGTCTGATGATTGTAAATTTCAGTATCAAAACTCCATACTTGAATTTTGTATTCATCATATGCTTCCATGATGCCACGAATTTCACTCAAGAATGCTTTGATATCCGCTTCGCCGATACTACCAGACGTATCAATAGCAATACAAACATCAATTTGAGTTCCAGGCTTCATGCCAGGCATAACGGCGTCCATATGCCAACTACGACGATTAGGCTTCATCCAACTAAAATCGTCCTTGATTGTGGACTGAATTTGTTGTTGAAGCAATTCACGCCAGTTTACAACAGGCTTGGTAAGATCCTTGATCAGACGCTTTACGCCAAGAGGAATATTACCGGCGCCAGAACTTTGCGCCGCTTGAAGAACCGCCTGTCGAATTTCATCACGAAGTTCTGCCTTCTCCTGCTCAGACAACCTCAACTTACGCTTACCCTTACCACTCTCGCCATTGCCGTCTTTGTCGTCCTCGCCATCGCCTGACCCATTGGAATCATCCTCCATATGTTCGTCAAGGAGTTTATCCATCAGGCTGCTAATGTCAATCTTCTCGGCATTCTCATACAGATCGTCATAAACTTCTTCGGCACTCCAGCCCGTATACTTCTTATCGTACAGGCATGGATTAATTTGCGTACCGATTCGCTGATCAATAAGATCAGCATTTACGCAATAGTCCGCAGCGCAATTAAACAGCATACGATCACGGAAGTCGCCATTACGGCCGATGTGATCATAAACATTGTGGAGAACTTCGTGACCAAACAGGAATTGAAGTTCACCTGCTGACAGATTGTTTACGAATTCCGTATTGTAGTAGAAATTACGACCATCGGTGGCGGCGGTAGGCAGCCAATCATCGGCATTGATCAGTTTCAGCCTGGTTGCCAGATTGCCAAAGAATGGAGCACTGATTAGTAGAGCAATACGCGCGGTAATCAGTTTTTCGCGGGCAGCGGCATCCGCCACAGGACAAACGGTGTCCTTGAGTTTGCCACCGGCACGCTTTTTGGAAGATGTCGTTGCCATAGTTTACCTCTTAACGAGCATTAGCGTTGGTGATGTACTTACCGAATCGCTTATAGAATTCATCAAAATTCTTCAACTTACCAGGAACAATCGGCAGACCGTAAGTAGTCAGAGCAACACGAGCGCCCATGACTGCCAGTTCGGTCGTAAAATTGTCCATAGCGTAGCGGAAGAAATAATCGCACATTTGAAACCAGTCTGCGTTCGGCTTGCCATTGAGTTTCTTGAGTTCGTCCTGCAGAGTATAGCACAGGGAAATTGTCAAGGAGTACATAGCACTAATTTCTTTACTGTTCAGGTTAGTAACCTTGCCAGTCAAGATATCTTCTGGACGAGGCAGTTGACCGGCAATCTTACGGTGAGCCATAAACTTGATCGCAACACCTTCGCCGACCGCGCCAGCGATCAGATCCGTAAGATCGGAATCACTGATGGTTTCATCATCCAACAGGCTGGAAACGAACGACCAACTACGTGGTGTAGCGAAACTACGGCTGGAACTACGCGGATCAAAATCATACAGATCCTGTTTGGCGAAGCCAATGTAGCCTACCACGTCCTTGTGGACACGATTGGTAGTTGCCCAGATTTCCCAACTTGAGTGATCAACCCGCATTTCCAGGTGAATAAAACGGTTTGCCAGAGGCGCAGGCATACGATAGGTAACACCCTTATCGCTTTCACGATTACCCGCAGCAACCACAACTACATTGTTGGGCAACTTATACTTACCGATGCGACGGTTCAGAATCAGTTGATACGCACTGGCTTGAATGCTAGGCGCAGCGGAATTCATCTCATCAAGAAACAGAACCACGATGGGATACTGGCTGGCGAATTCCTCATCAGGCAGATCGATAGGCGGTGCCCAGTCCATCTTGCCGTTGTCCTTATTAAAGAAGGGAATACCGCGAAGATCGGTAGGCTCCATCTGAGCCAGACGCAGGTCAATAAACGCACCGCCCATTTCCTGAGAGATATCAGCGACAACCTCGCTCTTGCCAATACCAGGAGGGCCCCACAGAAACACGGGACGCTGATGCTTGAAGCAGGTCATGATAGCCCTGCGAGCGGTTTGAGTGGTAACGGTACGACTTTCGCTGATGGTTTCTTTGGACATTGTAAAACTCCTTGTGGTGTGAAAGAATGAACAGATTATATACGCAAACTTATTTACTGTCTGTAGTTTTTATGCTACATCCCAACAAATTTCTTCAATAATGTCTTCTACAGGAAGAGACGGATTATCCCATGTCTGAGACACAAGCTCGCTGTGGAAACTCAGATAGGTTCCATCACTGGAACGCAGCGCATTCATCACTGGAATCCTGTGTTCTGGTTCAATACGATTGATAACATTGTTAATCCTGATAGATAGACTGTTCATGGGGTATCCTTTTTCGTTGACATGGGAGTAGTGTATCACGGATGGCTATTTACAGTCAAAACTACTACTTTAAATTTTGGAAAGTTGTGTAAATACAACAGACAAGGAGGAAATAACGCACCAAAAATAATGAATTTCAATCATTCTTCGTTGTAGAAAAAGGGGCAAGTATGATTGATCCATTTACCGCATTTTCCGTTGCTAGTGCCGCATTCAACGGAATAAAAAAGGCAGTTGAAATAGGCAGAGAGGTACAGGACGTATATTCTCAATTGAGTCAATGGGCTGGTGCGATATCTGATTTACAGGAATCTATATCACAAATTGAAAATAGAAAACCTGGACTATTTGAGAAGATAGGATTCAGTAAGAACGAAACAGCGGAGGCATTCGACACATTTATAGCCAAACAAAAAATAATAGAAATGGAAAAAGAAATACATCATATGTTTACGTATGGTGAACTACAGCATTTAGGATCAGATGGTTATAAAGAATTTATTCAAATGCGTAGAAGCATAAAGGCTAAACGAGAAAAAATGATATATGAACAAATGCGTAGAAGACAGGAATTTGCTAGAAAAGTAAAAGATTACACATTAGCATTATTGTTACTAATACCTTCTACTATTTTAATATATCATATCATCAGTATTATTTACACAGCAGGAGTAAGTGCAGGCAAATGGTAATTTAAGGAGTTTTGCGATATGATTAAAATTACTAAATATATAGTGTTATTTGTAGGTGTACTTGTTTTGTCTGGATGTCAGGAGCGTTATAGATATCCATGTCAGGATCCAGCAAGACATCATGAATACCAATGTAAACCAGAAATTTGTGAGGAAACTAGAACATGTCCGAAGATACCATAGATATTGTAGAAACTGAAAAAACATCAAAAATACGATTAACCATCGAAGAGTTGAATGCTCGCGTGAAAGCGTCAATAGTTATATGTTTAGCATTAACATTAATGGGTATCGTATTTGTTGTACTGTACAGCATAATATTTGTAACTCAGCCATTAGATGCTATTAGTCCAATTGATGCTAAATTTTTTGAATTAATAATTCCAATTGCTACCTTTTTAACTGGCACATTGTCTGGATATATTCTATCCGGGGGCAAAGACGATAAAAAGGATTGTAAGGGATCCAAAGATTAAATAGAATTTTCGTAGTTTCGCAGCAACGTTTTTATATCTCCATCCATTAATATAAGCGTTGCTGTGTACTCATCATCGAATGTATATAATTTGCCCTGGGCAGGCATCAAAAAATAGAAACTAGGATAATATCGTTCCAATTGAAGTAATAATTTATTTGTTACTAACCCATCTATATTAAAACAGAAAGATTTTAATTTACAGTCTTTTGTTAAAAAAGAAAAACCATTAAGAGTTAGCCGTAAACTATCATTATTGGAATTATTGAACCAAATAATATTTTTAAATTTTATCAGCGGCAGTCCAGATTGAGCCGCGAATATTTTATTCAATTCAGTTTGGGTATACTTTTTCACCTTGCTTCAACAGTATAACTTCAAACTGATTTGTCTTAAATAAGACGTTTAATTTCTTTGCTAAATTAATAGCATGACCTTTATTTGAAAAGGCAACTTTTTTGTATTTTGGACCAGGATAATTTACCAGCATATTGCTGGATTTAAGATTGAATGGTTGTCCATTATAAAACACAGCCCAAATGCCATCACTACTTAGTATCTGTTCGGTTTTATAATTACTTTTGTTTACATATTCAGTTAATATGTTGGGCTTGGGTCTACTCATTTACACACCTCTAACTTGATAAATTCAATAATATACTAATATATTTATCAAATACAGAGGTAATATCCCTATTTGAATCCGCCGCCCGACATTACAACTTGAATTACTTTATTTGGATCTTCTTGATTAGTAGCAGGCTTAGACGATAATCGTGCTATCATTGATAGTAATTCAAAAATATCTGCCTGTAGACCACGTGCTTCTTGTGCGGAAAGTGTTAAATCTCGTGAACCAGACTGGTTCATTATTTTAAGTTTATCATTAAACTTTTTGATATGTAGAGTTAAATTATGCTCCACTGGATAATACCGCTTCCGCTTCTACTTTTGATTTGAATGGACCTAATGATTGATAACGATTTACCATGATAAGTTTAGGACAAAACATTATCTGCCATTCATTTTGAAATTTGATTGCGAAATACCCAGCACAATAGTGGCATTTACTGTTTTTCTTTTTAGTATATGCAGCAAACTTTTTCCTTACATTCCATATGATATTATATGGTTTGCCGGATACTGGGTAATCGGTGATTAGATTTGAAGTGTTAGACTTTTTGCTATTTTTACGATCAAAGATGATATTATTTTCATCTCCTAACGTTGTAATACTGGCATAACGCTTTCGTTCTTGGTCTTTAACCAAAGAAAATCCACCAGCATCAATTGCTTGAATTGTGCCAATTTTTTGTCCATTGGATTCAAGAATCCAATATTTGTTTGATAATACTGATTTTGCTATAGTTTTACTCATTTGATGGATATGGGTTAGATAAAATATCGGCAATTGTATTAGACATCTCGCTTAGACGATTTAGTTCATACTTACCGCAAAACTTAAGAAACTCAATACCTACCATTGGTTTACTCTTGGGCACTGAGCCTGTGATAATAGTTTCTGTAATCCACTCTTTAACGTGGGCAGGTTGAGCCTTGAGATCAATTAGTGTTCGGTTGCGTTCGTAGTCATCTAGGACACGATGTTCGGTGCTATTGTGGTCAGTCCAACGCTGTAGCATTAGATTATTCCAGTTGAAGCCGCGAGTTTTACGATCTTCAAATGCTTCAATCAAACCTACTTTGTTCTTTGAGCCTTTAACACGAACGCCTGGGTAAGCACTGAATACATTATCAGAACTATCACCACGAATACACTTTTCAAAAAGTAGCCACTCTGGATCAGGAATAGTTTTTGGCTCTTTAGTCTTCTTGTCTATTACCTGCTTGTTCTTCTTATCAAAGATGCCATTAATGGTGTGTAGTTCTTCTGTAATACCATTGTACTGAGATACGTTTGACGCAAGTAGTTGATAGAAATCAGTATCACTACTAACGATGATATGTTCATCATTAGGATGATGTTGAATCCAACCACTGATTAGATCATCTGCCTCAAGATTATTGTGTTTAAGAACGGTACAATTGGTCTTTTCAATGAGAAAAGTCTTGAGTTTTTCAAAAGTTTCCCAGAAAAGTTTGTCTTCTTCTAGTTCACTTTCTGTAAGTGCGGCTTTTGCTACGGTACGATTTTTCTTGTACGGTTCATAGAAGTCTTTACGCCAACTACGACCTTCAAGGCAAAATACAACATGTTTTGCGCCAAAATCACGGTATGCTTTATTGACGCTTGCTAGCGTTACGTGGATGGAAAATCCCAGCTTGTCCCATGTATCACTTTGCCGACTGGCGGTATGACGAGCACGGAAAAAGGTGTTTGCGGTGTCTACGATTAGATATTTTGTCATTTTAAATGGATGTTTTATGTGATGGCATCAGGTAATTAATTTACTAAGATCGCCTTTTGATTTTTCGTTTTCATTTTTTTTCTTCCGGGCGTTGAATAGTCCTTAGACACATGAGTTTTGTAAGTATGGCAATTAGCACATAATGTTTGGCAATTTTCTTCTCTGTTATCGTATGGATCACCATTAATGTGATCAACCTGCAATTGAGCAGAAATTTTAATAGGATAGTTACAAATATACCCTAAGCGTCCATCAATATTTTCACAATAATTTTTTCTATGTTTTCTATATGAATGCTTTGAATTCATATAATCAATGTATGAGGCAAAGCCTGCCTCTTTCGCTCTTAATTCATTCATTGAACTTACGCGATCAGCGTGTGAGGCAAAGCCTTCTCTTATCGCATTCGCATTCAACTGATCGGCGTATGAGGCAAAGCCTGCCTTTTTCGCCCTTACATTCAAATACTCATAGGGTGAGGCACAGCCCGCATTTTTGGCCACTACCTCTTCAATAGAATTTAGACCATGCTTTTCTGCGACTTTTTTGCCATGATGTTTAGCACATAGAGATCGAAAAAGAGGTGTACCATCTTTACGATATGTTCCCATATGTTGCCTAGCATTATTACACTCGGGGTTAACACATTTCGGACGATCACCGATGGGAATAAAAATTTTATATGTGCCTTCAGATGATTTTTTCATGATGCTATTACACTGATTGCTTGTTAAACACCGTGAACTGTATCATGACTTCATTTTTTTGTCAAGCGATTACGAAATTTCTGTTCTGCCTGATCCTATGTCTTTTTTCTGAACACCTGACACTGGTCTAGGATTGTTGGCTTCGTATTGTTCAAATGTTTCTAGTACGACATTCCTACATACATCCTGAAACCATTGATCCACAATTTGTGAATCGTCATTGCCTTTATACCCAGCACGGATCAATTTAGCAACAAAAAATTCGTTCCAATCTAATTCAAAAGCGCCATTACCGATATTATTAGGATCTAAATCCACATTTACAATACTAACATAAGGTTCGCCTTTTTCAGTGGCAATTTCTTTTGCGGTTTTCTTAACAATTGGTTTAGATTCCGTTGGCTTCTTAACACGTTTCTTTTTCTCTTTTACTGATTCAGAAACAGGTTCTACAACAGTTTCAATATTAGATATCTGTTGAACACCTTGTTCTGGTTGTTTTTGAGAAAGTAAATTTTTGATTATATTGAGCATTTTAGTACTTTAATGTTTTAGTGACCATATGATAAATTCATGTTTATCAATATAAAATTTTTCAATAGTGAATGATCCAGGCGGGGAACCTGGACCAATCATTCTTGTACCTTTGTAGCAATGTGTTAGCCACAGCCTCTTTTCTGTTAGAAAACATTTTCTTGGTAATATACAAAAATGTAAATGCCAATCTTTGACATATTTTAAATATGGAGTTATAAAATCAATATAATCCAAAGCGGCTGGACCTAACATAGACGGAAACTTTCATTGATTGCTTCTATTTATTTTTGAAACAATTTTGTATAAAAATTTCTGAAACCAAACTGTACTAATAATATATACAAAACTTAATATTGATAATGGAATAAATAGATATACTAAGTTATTGAACATACTAAATTGTTTTTCCCAAATCAATATAAATTAATCTGTCTAGCAAATCTTCGTAATTCTTGCCCAGTCTTCTTGCCTGCCAGATGTCTGTAAGCAATTGGATATGTTCAAATGTTTTATCTAGGCCGCGATCTTTTACTGCTTCGATTAAAATATCATCGTCTATATCATCTACGTCAATATCTATAGTAATTTTTCTACTCATAGTGTGCCTTAGTATTAATTATATTAAAACATTTATCTACCGATATTATCAATAAATATGATTTTTTCTACAGTTTTAGATACTTCTTCCTCTTCGTGAACGATATAAAGCACATTGTCGAATTCATCTATCTTTTTATTGTATCGTCTTGATGATAGAACATAACCGCCATTGGCATTGTGAACTGTAATAGTTAGTGGATATCTGGTATGTAGTGAGTTGACATCTTCTGCTACCGAAACTTCTAAGTTTCCCTTTAAGGCTCTACCAGACAACTTATTTGCCCCACTCCTACTGAACAGATTTCTTATCTTACTTAACATTGATATTATCCTAGAATTCGTTGCTTTTCGAACTTTTTATATTGATCTGACTTGTATAAATCACGCTCATCAAACTTAAGCATGTTTTCTTTACAGAATTCTCTATACGCATCAAGATCATTAAAGATTCTAGTTACTTCAGGCTTCATTGTTAGATGCTTTTCGATGTACTTTGGCACTGCCATGATAAATTTTCCTTTTAGATTTTAAGTAACATACTAGGTGTTCTCGTTTCATACTTTGCGAGAATACCCATATTTGAGTTGTTTAATTCTATCCAAATGTTTTTGTCTGGATAAAAAGTTGCTAATCTTTCATAGATATCATCCACTAATAGATGATAATTACTAGTATTTAACGACGAATCATCCTCTGGATATAAATTCATAATAGAAGGAATAACTTCATTCATATTTGTTGTTTGATTATTCCAAGTAGAACAATCAATCCACACTTTAAAAGATAGTTCTTCGCCATTGACATTTCGAACAAATTTTGCCCAGAATTTTTTGTCTGAATGTTTAATAATTCTCTGTCGTTGCTCAGAAAGCATTTGATCACGCTGTAACATATAGTCCCTTCACTTCTTCAAGTTCTTTCATATTGTGATTAACGATATTGTCTTTGAACAATAGCAAGAACAACAATGCTGAATTTTTTTGAGAAAAATCTAAATGTAATCTCATACCACCATTTCTTTGTTGTACCGAAACCTTGCTATTTTGAAATTGTATCGTGGTTATTTTCTTCGTGGAATCATAATTTATCTCTGCCTCCTGCATACGTGCCCACTCTATGACTTCATCAGTGAGTTTATCTATATCTATTGTTATAGGAAATAGTCTCATGAGTTTGCTTTTATATCTTGCCATCCACTTTTCAGTGTTAATCCGTAGTCGTTAGTGCCCTGTATTGGCACATAATCGTCCTTGAAAAGCAATGGTATATTTTTGAAGGGATTATAATTTACTTCGTGATGAACTCTGCCAAATTTCCAGGTCAGTTTACTAACGTCTGGATGCATATCAACCTGCATTTGACTTTTAGCATTAGTGCCTTCTTTGGCGTAAAATTCAGCAGTATTACCGCCACCTAATTTCTGAGTACGCATTTTATCTTGTAAGAAAGCATTAAACTGTACGGTTGCCCAACCTGCTTTAAGCATTCTTAAACTTATATCAGTGTCTTCATTATATCGACCACGCCATCTGAATGGAGTATCATTACGAATTAAGTTACAACTATAAATTCTGGTATTCGCAACAAAGGGTGGAATCTTGGAGTTTTGTGGAGCAAAAGCACGATATTGTGGACCCGCCATACCGATATTTTTATATCTGAGTACGAAGTCTTCCATGATCCTAAAACAAGTACCATCACCAAATCTGATTTTCTTATTATCAGTCAATCGTAAAAATTCAGCAATGTTATCATCACTAATCCAATGCCAATCATGGCCAGTAGAAATACTATGATCCCACGCGAAGTTTCTGGCAGGGCCTGGCCCAGTTGATTTAGTCAATCCTAGATTATCAAAGCAATCATAATTGCGTTTATACGACATATCTAATTCTAATATCGTAGAAAATGACTTTTGTCCTGTATCTTTTTCCCAATTTCTTATTGACTTGTAATACAATTCACATTCTTGCGGCTCTACAACTAAGTAATGAGGTACTTTCATGAGATCCAATATTTTACTAGTCAATCTCATATTATTTTCAAATCTACCTTTTGTTGGAATATAGTATGGAAATTTTGGATTCATATTACATCTTTGTATGTTCTGTATCTTTTTATTTCACGCACGACATTAAAACTGACATTATAATCATCTGCTATTTCTTTCATCAAGCGTGAGTCATTTCTTATTGACCTTACATCATTCTCTGACAGCGTTCGTTCTTTATATTTGTGATTACGTTTTTTATTATACATATCACGCACATTGTCTAAATGAGTTCCTAAAAATAAATGTTCTGGATTTACACACAGTCTGTTGTCGCATTTATGACACACATAAAAATTATCAAGGATCATTCCAGACATTTCAGCGGAAAGTCTATGTGCTTTTACAGATTTTCCATTATATGAAAAAGCACCATATCCAGTAGCATATCTTCCAGCAGTCCATTCCCAGCAACCATTAGATGTGTTTTTGTTTACTTTTTCCCAAAATCTTTGTTCTAAGTTTATTGATTTACGGCCAGCCATTTTGTTTTATAGTAATTGAGGATTACTCATTCTTCAATCCAGAATAGATCACTTACGTTGTTTTGCTCTCGTTTAGGAAACCAAATACTTTTTGTTTTCTTAGTCAATGATTGACCAACTAGTTCCTCAAACCTTTTGACTGCGGCCTCATCTTCAAAGTTAATCAATAGTTGACGATATGCTCCATTGTCAGGCTGATTGTATGATGGCATATTTTGCCAGTGTTCGTCATAGAACTCTTGTGGCCACTCGATAACTTCTTCGTCAGTTGTATTCATTATTGCTTCTGTACTGGTAGTAGATATTCGTATTCGGTAAGTCCGCTATCAAGTGTAATACGCATAACACCCGCATCACTGATATACACATGTTTATCACCTGTTAGGTCCATAATTGCTAGAAATTGCTTTACAGGCCAGTGAAAAGATTTAGACAGTGAGCCAGATACACCTGCTTGAAAAACGAACTTGCCAGCATGTGTTGATGGATTACCAAACGACATTGCTATAGAGTTATTTTCATATAGTACGTTGAAATTTGGCTCATCACTATGTACGTTAGATTGCTTTTTGAGCCTGGTAATACCCGCAACAGTAGGCTTAAAATTCAAATGCCAGGTAGCACCCTTGAAAATAACGTTTTTGATTTTTTGCTCAACCAATGTCTTACTCATTAGACGATAGTCATTGGCAAAATCGCCATCCTTATTTTCAAAGTGAATTACCGCTGGATGATCTTCGCCATCCTTGGTTTCTTTAAGTACATTGATCTTGGCATCAGAGTTATATTCATCGTCGAAACTAAGAATAGTTCGTAGTTTTTCAAGTGAAGGCATGCCAAAAACACCCTTAAAGGCTGGAATAGATGTCTTCATCCTAGCATTTAAGATGACTGTTTTGTTTTCGGTAACAGCAGAAATCGTAGTTTCTATGTCTGTGCCAGTTACTTTGATTAGTTCAATATTGCCGATAGGCAACGTATGATGGATGATGTCGTTTAGTATGTCCTTCATTGATTTTCCTGTATTGTTTATGGATAGTTTAATGTCTTGATGTTTCAAAGTCAAGATAATTGTTTACAAAGTTTATTCAAAAACGAAAAGATCACTAAGAACTTCGTCAACTGCGGTAAGTTCACGTAAATTCCAGTTTAGTACGGATAGTAAGTTATCAATCTTTTCGTCAACCAGAGTTGTTTCCATGCTTGCGTCATCAAATGGCAAAGATAGGAACCATTCTGGCAATCGTAGTTCATCGGTTGGATATGCGATACTAGTAAAGTTGTGTGGGTTTGATTTTAGTTTACAAATAACAACACGCATACCATCAACGATCTGCATACTGTAATTATCATTGTTTATCTGTCTTAGATAATTCCAGTTCAGGCTAGCCCGGACATGTCCGGGCATATTGGTATCACCATCATCTTCGTCACTGACAAAGATTGACTTGTCCATTTTTTTGGCATTTGATTTTGCTTTGTTAGCATATAGTGTTAGATTGTTGACGGATTTCGGACTGCCCTTCATCCAACTGCTCATTTCTGATAGTTCTTTTTTGAATGTTTTTATCTTTTCAATAATGAATTCTTTTTCTTTACCTGCTAGAACTTCCTCTAACACTTCCATGAGAAATACTTGAACAAATTTTGGAGTATCACTGCGTTTGAGATCAAGTCCCATGGCCTTGATTTTACCACGTTTACCATTAACATCTAATCTTTTGCCTTCTTTATCATAGATGTTTACAGCATAGCGTTTCTTCGTGATGAATAGAGCACGATCACCTACTAACTCTCGGCCTGCCTTAATAATTTCACCGTTCTTTGTTGGACAATGAAATGCTTGCTTCATAAATTGTGGGAAACTGGCGTTTGTGTCGTTGGCAAGATCATCGTAAATTTCAATGGCTCGTTCCTTTGACCAATCTAGGGCATCAATTGCGTTACGTTCTTTGATAATAGGCCAAATGCTGTAATAAATGGAGTCGGTATTATGAACCAATATATCATTGGCAAAAAAATAAGGATCAGCATCCTCTATGCTAAGATCGTATACGTAATCATCTACTTCTCCTAAACACTCTACTGAATTTACTTTTGTCCATTCTGCATCCATTGTACTACCCTTTCTATTGTTTCAATTTTGTTTTTTCTAAATTCATTTTCCCATATAACCATTACTCTAAATCCGTGATTTATTGCCGTTTGTATTTTCTTTTTGTCTTTTTCCCACACATCTTTTGCCAACATATTGCCTATAATTTTTCTGTCTTCTTTGTATATAGAAGGATTACAGTGCCAATAATCTCCATTGAATTCTATTATACAGTTTTTGTGTTTTATATCAAATATAACGTATGAATTTAATTCGTGACACCATTTTCCATAAGGTTTATTAAATGTAGTATGCTCTAGACGACCAACTTTTTCTTCTAACATTGTTGTGAATTCTTTTTCTAAGTTTGAACCTAAATTTTCTTTTGATTCTTTTCTAGATAAAATCACTTCAACGGCTTCGTCTAGCGTAATTTGAAGTTTGTTAGCGATTGCTATTGCCGAATTAGAGGTTCCTTTTTGTTTGTTATACTCTAAATATTTTATTGATCCAAGATCTTGGCCATACTTTTCAATAAAATACTCTTTAGTATTACTGTATGCCTGTTTATCACAATATTCATGCCATTTTCTCAAGCCTTCTTTTTCGCCGTATCTTTCAATACATTTTTTTAAAGTAATAGATCTGCTAGCATTATATTCTAAAAATTGTTTCTCAGACCATCCATATTTTTCTTTTTTATATTCATATGTATTAGAGTATGCTTGCTTTTCGCAATATGATTTCCAACGTGCTTCTCCCTCGATCTGTCCATACTTTTTAACCATATTTTCGTATGTTAAAGTTGTTTTTTTTGCTAAACTAGGATCAACTAACATAGCATTTGGATATTTTTTTAGATATTCGTCACACGTCTTAATTTTGCCAGAACATTTATATCTTAGATGTGTCCATTGAATTCTGTTAACTTCTTTGCTACATTCTAAACATTTAATCATATGCTGATACTCCTATCAGCATATATTTATTATTATTTTGGAGAAAACGTTATTATTAAATCATTTTCTTTGATTTCATTGGGTTTGACTTCGGTCAAAAACCCATCTCTGTCTACGATTAAACTATGATCTTCTGTTACTGTTACTTGCTTTCCATTTTTGGTAGTTATACGATAAAGTTTCTTTTTTGTTTTATGCCGCATAACATAACTGATTGAATAAGCATTGGGTTCCATTTGTTCAGCACTAAATCCAAGAACTTTAGTTTCGTTCCAAACTCCGTATTCTTTCTCGCCTACTTTTGAATGTTCTAGGCAATTCGCATATAAACTAGCAATAGTCATATCACCATCAGATGTTCTTATAATAGAATCTCCCGTAACACTGTCGCCATAAATTACTGCTTTGCCCGTTAAATCATACTCGCCCGTTACAAGTTCGTTTAACTTAGAACCCATATGTTTTACGATTTGTCTACCGGATAGTGTAACGCTCTGGCCTATACGCAAATCATAGAACCTACAATGCTTGTTAAGCAGGGCTCCGTATGCTGAATTAAGCAAAATTTTACGCACTAATTGACGTTTGTCCAGAAATTCTTGTTCTTCTTTGGTTTTTGCTTGCTTTAGTTTTGCTTGAACTTGTTTCCGTTCACTGTACCATCTGGTAAGTAGGCCCGGGATAACGCCTTCTTGTCCATAGGTGAATATAGTGCCATTAGCACTTAGCATCCATGGCTGATTGCTATCGTAGATCATATGCCAAATTTCAGCAGCACTGTATGTATCACTGACGCCACGCTCCCAATCTATAGTGATTAGAGTATCGCGTTCTTGGTTCATAACGGCGGTGTATTCAAGAGAGCCAAATAAGCCTTCCCATAGAATTGGACCTGTGATATCCTTAGCAGTTTTGTTTCTTTTTTCTCGTGCTAATCTGGTCTTCTTATCTTCAATATATTGTTCTGTTAAGGTTTGTCTGAGTTGTCCAACGATTGTTTCTGGTGCCATGTTAATAGCGCGGATAACTGACGGGTATAGACTGTTGATGTCGCACGCCGCGACCCACTCGTGCATACCCCTTTTGGGCGTAGCAACAAAGGCACCGGCGGCAGTGATATCTTCTTCGTCATCATCTTCTTCATAAATTTCATCCTTAAGGTCAATTGTTTTGTTTTGAACGATTAGATTTCTATGATGGGCTTCATTAATAACAGCCTGCTCAATCATGGCCACGCTACCCATAACTGTTTTTAGCAGTACGGTATTTTCGTGAGCAAGTTGATTTGCCAGATCCAAGAATTTTAACTTGGCATGAATTTTGTATACTAGTAGTGTGTCTTGGCGGTTATATTCAATGAATTTTCGCCAGTCACGATTGAACAATTGATCTAGTGTGCCTTCGTATTGAGTTTTGTTTTCTCCTACTTCCATTTCACCGATGTAGTCAAGTTTATAACTATGTCGTTGCTCGTAGTTATACTTCTTGTACAGTTGTAGATAGTCCATATGAACACGACCAACTAGTTCATATGTAGTTTCTGTTTTGCCAAACTTGTTGATAATTTTTTGTCTGGGATGTTGATCAAATAAGCAAAATCTACGGGTATCGTTCTTGCTCATGACCCTGGTTACTCTATTAACCATATAAGGTATATCGTAACTCTCACTGTTCCAGCCAGTAAGCACATCAGCATCATCAATTAAGGCAAAGAAAGTCTCAAACATATCCACCTCATTGTCGAAGATGAATACATTATCAAAATCTTTTACCAATTCTTTTGCTGTATCAGCATCAATATGTGCGGGAGGAATACACAATGTAACTAACTGTTCCAGCCAATCTAGATATAAGGTGATAGCCGTGACATCATTGAATGGATCTGTAGTAGGCGCAAATCCAGGGCCGAGTTTTAGATACTTACATGTGTACACGCTATCCCAACGAAGATTGTCTGGATCGTATACTTCACAATCATCCTTATTAAGAAGATGACTGAGTTCATGTACCGTTATTTTTGATGTCGTGCGCTTACTCTTTGAACGAGTTTCTACGATATGCGAGTTTGGATACGCATATGGCTGCATATTGACTTCAATGTCGAAGAACACTGTATGTAGTTTAGGTGCTGGACGATCTAGATAATTATCTGCTAGACATCTGAAAACTGGATTAACATCACTCTCAAACAATCGCTTATTTGATAGAATACGTTTTTCTTTTTGAAATTCACTTAACTTTCTGGTGTTGAATTTACTCAGGGCATCACCGTAAACACTACGATACTTGCCCTTGGGATCTTCCCAATATAAAACATAGTTCGTAGGATAATCCACATAGCGACGAACTCCACTATCGTCACGCTCAACTACGTGAATTATGTCCTTGTCTCGCTCAAGGACAGCATCTACATAACTCATTACAGAGTTCGCCCTACTGTTTCTAGAATGGTATTTAGTTCTTCCATATCACGGTTTACTTCGGTCAACTTACTCTTATTTGCGACTTTGATAGCCTTCTTTAGAATAGATGGTTTGATCTCAAGTTCTTCTGCGATGGCTTTTACGGTCTCGTTAAGGCCAGCGTTTAGATCTTCTACTTCTTGAAGAACTTTGATTCCCTCGTTGATTAATTGGCTAAGTTTGATTTTGGCTTCATGATTAAATGTTCGATTGTAGTCACTCATGTGAACAGAACTCCTGATGTTAGATGGTTTGTGTATTGTACGCTGAAGTTGATCAATCAATCAACGATTTTGGAAAAATGCCCCATTTTGAATAGAATGAGTAGCGAATTCATTGTACTATTGAGGTATGGGGCGACCTACTCGGTCCTAAGGCCAAGACTGTTAACCGATGATTAAGTATGTTAGATAATTAACATCGCTTTGATTTTCTAAATCATCAGTATATTCAATTTTTTCTAAGACAAATTCTTTGCCTAGATTTTCTGTAGTATTTATAGTTTCTTCTGAGGTTGGAACAATATTAGATTCGTTCATTCAGTGTAGCCTTTAACATCCAACTATGTTTTTTATGGGCATCAATTCTATTCGCTAGGAAGTCACTTAATCCCACTTCGCCCTCACGTTCCGAAAGATCATATACCATTTTAAAGATTTTAACGCACTTTTCACTATCTGAGAGTAGATCACTGATCATATCAAGGGCGGGTGGAACAATCAGTTCATCTTCTATTTGTGATAGCATACTAAGTCTTGTATAACTGCCAGGAGTATAACTTCCTAACTTTCTGATATTTTCAGCGAATGGATCTATGCTTTCAAAAACTTCTTCGTAAATTTTTCCGAATAGTTTGTGATACTGAGAAAAGTCATTTCCTTCAACATTCCAATGGTAAAAATGCGCTTTCAAATAGAAACTAAATTCAGTACTGAATGCTATTTTCATTGCTTTAATTAACTCTTCCATTATTTACTCCGTGATTTTTTATTTATTCTTTGACTTTTAGATAGTGAGCCAACTGGACTTACGGGATTATCTACACCTATCGTTGCTGCTGATCCACTGTAACCTGCTTGATTTAACTCTTCTTCAGTGAGTGGTATACCAAATGCTCTAAATGCGTCTAATTTAGTGGAAGATGCGGAATCACCTGTAAGATACCAGCCACGAACATCACGGCGCATATTGAATTCGTTGATCAAGATTTTTTTATCTGTACCAACTACGTTGAAGTATAGATTTTCATTGGTCTTTGATTTACCCCAATTACTTGCGCCACGTTTACGGCATTTGACTAGAGCGCCACTGGCATACGCACTTGGCCATACCTTATAACGACTCTTGACTTTATAGTAGCAGGCATCCTTTTTCTCGGTCAACATATCAATATTGAACATAGGACCGCTACAGTGAGGACATGCTTCTTCTCTTAATGGAGAATTACTAACAAGTTTGTTTATTACTCGTAGTGTATTTGGACCTATTTTTCCATCTGGGTCTAGACCATTTTGACGCTGAAACTCTTTAATGGAATCAACATCAGTTAAGCCTAGTTTTTGTATATTTTGCCGTTGAGTAGTTTGTTTTCTAATATTGTAGTCGGTATTACTACGATCACCTCTTGTTGCGCCAGATAGATAATTGTAGTATTCTCCTACTTTCATATCACGAAAATGTGGGTTACCTGCAAGTAATTGCTTTCTTTTTGCTTCTACTTTCGCTGGATTTCTGGAATCGTTTGGATTACGACTTTTCCAAGCGTCCATAAGAGTATCAATAACTGCTTTGTTGGGATCATTGCGTACACCGTCATATATATCTACCGCACCACGACCTCCTACGGCGTGTGCCATATATAAATTTACTTTGTCTGGCACGATGCCATTATTTTTTAGGACACTGGCATTTTCATTTGTTAATTCTTGTAGTAATCTATTTTGAGTTGCTTGATCAAATTTTGTAGTTTTTGGATCAATGCCTGCTTTTCTAGCAAGATTTGCTAGTGTGCTTCCGACAAACTGATATGCGCCTACTGCGTTAGCATTGCTGTGATTATCAGATCTATACTTTTGAAAACGCATTACTTCATCAACGGACATGTCTGATAGTTTTTTAGCGCCGCCTAGATTTTCTTTACTCCATTGTTCGGCAGTGAGTAATGGTGCACCGACGTTTGGCCCCTTATTCGCTTTTACTATATTAACAATTTGGCCATTTTGTACAACATCGCCAAATGCTATATCTGGATTTTTTTGAGATTCCGCTTTACCGATAGCGTCTACTATTTCTTCAGGTGGCGGTAGGGGCATACGTTGAATAACTCCAGTACTGCCCGTATCGGGTCTGGATAAATCAGCCTCACCAGCATATCTAAGTTGTTCGGGTGTTAAATTTGATCTTAATTCCTGTTGTTGAGCTGGCTCTTGTTGTACCCGAGCATTTTGTGAAGCCCTATTTGGCGCGGATTGTGATGGCGGTTTAATGGGTTCACTGATTGAAGGTTGTGATTGTGCTTGATCTTCAGCATCACGTTGAGCCTGGCTCATTTGTTGTCGTGGTTCAACTTTGATGGCGGATGCAGAGGTAGTACTTCCTGTAAATGGTGGAAGATTAAGAGTTGCTCCAGCAAATATTTTATTAGGATCTTTAATTTGCGGATTTAATCGCATTAACTCAGCAACAGTGACACCATTTTGTCTAGCAATTGTACTTAATGTATCACCACGTTCTATGGTCATTGAGTTTGGTATAGCAGGTTCACTGATTGAAAGTTGTGATTGAGATTGATCTTCAGCATCACGTTGAGCCTGACTCATTTGTTGATTTATTTTTGGTGTTTCTGGTCTTTGTGTAAAAGATGGTGTGGTGCCCATATCAACCGCTGATTGTGATGGTCTTGATTGTGCCGGAGTTGATGGCCCACCTGGCAATGATGGTAATGGTAAATCTCCCATAGCAGGTGAAGAAGTACGATCATCATCAGCGCCGCCACCACTTAATGCGCTTGACGTGTCAGTTGATACACCAGTAGTTGGTGCTGATCTGACCGTTCCACTAGCAGTTGTTCCAGGTGGTCTGGCAATACTTGCTTCTGCTTTTTTAATTAATTCTTGATTTGTTACTTGTATACCGCCTGGATGATACCATTTGCCATCACGCTTTGTTAAATTTCCACCCAAACGCGATAAGCCTTGATCAATGATTCCAAGATTTGCTTGTTGGCTCGGTGTTTCTGGCTGTCGGCCAAGATCTCTGGCAGTTGGCTCTGGTTGATAATATTGACCAGTTCCGGCACGAGGCATTGCGCCGCGCCTAGGTTCAGTTGCTTTTCTTTGAACTGAAGTTGATGCTGGTGTGACAGTAGTTGTAGGTGCTGCTGATTGTGTCCTACCGCCGGACTGTGCTGCTCTGTATTTTGCCCATTCCTCTGGTGGAGCATATATACTGGGTGTTCCAGGTTTTGGTTGATATGTAATAGTTGGTCCAGCGGCTAGTCTGTTTTTCGGAGCAGTAGTAGAACTGGGTTCTGGTTTAGGAGCAGCAGGTGAAGTGGCAACTCTTGTAGCAGCAGCCTGTCTAGCGGCAGCCCGAGCTGCAGCCGCAGGATCAACCTGTTGAACTGGAGATTGTACTCTAACTTCAGTTGATGAAGTTTGAGATCTGGCACCTGGACCAGGTCCGGCACCAACAGAGGCAGCACTTAATCTGTTTCTTTGTGCTTGTGCTGCGGAATCAGTGCCTGTCGCACGAGCTTTGTTTTCAAATACATTTTTTAATGTTATCTCTTGATCTTCTTTTACTTTGGTGCTAACATTTATTGCTGCTCCACGGCGTTCTGGATTAGGATCCTCACGGCGTTTTTTACTAGCAGCACTGGCTCGACCTTTTTTACCTAGTGAGTGTGCTTTGCTGCGTGGCAAGCATTTTGGCTTACCTTCGCCCTCACTGCCACGCGCACACTCTCCTCGAATTTTTCCATCAGGCCCAAATCTTACCCATTTTTCTTTGAACCATTTTCTGAGATTTTCGGTAATGACTTCACTTTCAACATCTTTGGCATGTATTAAATTTTCAGTGATGTTTACTTTTTTGTTACTGGAATAAAACTCATATAAATTCATGTTTATTTTCCTAATTTGGCTAGATACGCAGCATTTGATAGAGAGTTTTTCAAATTACTTGCTGTTTGTGGAGTTTCGGCTGCTTTGGCTATTAATGGAGTAAGAGCACTCATGGCTTGTTGTTCTGGACCTGTGAGTGGTTTTTGATCATTTATTTTTACAACGGCACTGGCTGCCTGATTGATGTCAAGATTTGGGCCCAACACATTTTTTAAACCACTCATTGTATTTTTGGCAGTGGCTATATCTACTTGTTGAGCACGTTTTTCAGCCCTTACATCCTTGGGTCCGGCGGTTGTTTGTTGTTGTGGACTAGTAGTTTGTTTAGTAGGATCTTGTGCGTTTGGTGTAGGTGGTGCCGCTTCTACCTTAAATTTTTTTTTTTTTTAGGAATATAGTTGTTTTCTACGATATCAAATCTATTATCTAGATAGTTTTCAAACTGCCTAGAAAGACGATTAACTATGTTATGTTTATTTTCTGCCATAGAACTTGTATTGCCTATATTTGATAGAGCAAAATTATTTCTGCTGCCAGTCGATGATATTTTATCTAATATCTTTACTGGAGGTACGCTACGCCCTGCTCCGGTACTACTCTGCGGCTGTGCTGGTAATCTTGATGGTTCAACTTTTGGAGCACTTAACCCTGGCCCAGGGCCAGCACCAACGGAGGACCGTCCTAACTCAGTTCTATAATCTCGTGCTGAAGGAGCAACACCCATGGCGACAGCCTTACCAGTTCTTCTTTTCATGGTATCTTGACTAAAAGTTAATCCACTTGCGGGATCTACCGCGGCCGGTCTTACGCGAGTAGTTGCTCCTTGATACACTGAATCTGCTTCAGCACCTGCACTGGCATTGCCGATGTCGTATGATGTTATTGTATTCGGAGGTTTAACTGGAGATGCAACTGCTGCTGGTGCTGCTGAACTTACCGGTGCTACTGATGGAGTGGATATTGAAGAAGGAACAGAGGCATTGCCCGCAGCATCCGCCGCTGCGGCCATTCGATCCATGCGGGCTTCAAAATCTGATGGTAAAGCACTGGTTGTTTTAGAAGGATCGTATAATGAAACAGATTGTTTTAAACCAGAACCGTCCACTATCGCACCACTTCCTCCTCTGGTAGTTGGGAATTTTTCAGGAGCAAGTTTTTCTTTCCCTAAAACGTCTCTAACAGTGTTTAGATTTTGTCTACCAAAATTAAGTTCTTGTGCTCTACGTTGAGCATCCGCATTTTTGAAGTAACTTACAGGTGGTTTTGGACCAGGCATTCTTTTTAGAATATCTGGATCTTGACGATTCGCACCACCTAGCCATTTTTCTTGTTCAGGTGTGAATGTAAATCCCTGATCATCTGGTTCATATGTTTTATATGGATCACGGGCTTTTAATTTTTCTGTTGTTCGTTTTAACCAATCATATTCGGATAACATTTCTTCTTCCATGCCTACCATTTTTCTTTCAACATCTTTGGCGGTATCAGTACCCTTTAGGTATCCAGGAAATTTATTCATCTCAAGAGTAGGCTCAATAGATTTAGATGCTGCTGGTAATGGTCCACCTGGATCTTTTCTTTTACCAACAAATGATTGTTGTTTAGAAATATCGCCCAATTTTGGCTCTAATCTTCCATAAGGATCAACTGATGGCTTCGCTGCGGGAATTTCTTGTTTCAGCGTTGGAATTTTTTCTTGTGCTTGACTAATAGCCTGTCGTGTACTTTGGCCAGGTTGAACTTTAATTCTTGGTTTAACCGTGCCGCCTACTGCGCCCATTGGGGGAGCAATATCTTGTATTGGACTAAAATCAAATTTAGGCTCAATACGTTGACCGCTAAAATCTCTGGCACCAGGTCTGAAGCCAACTTGTTCAGAAAGAATATCTAATTTGGATAGGATATTTTTAATGTCGCTCATGATTTTATTTATCTTTCTGCTGTCTATATGTTCCGCCAAACAAGGTGCCAACTTTGGACTTATTCTTTATCTTTGGATTTACAACTCCAGCAATACTACCTGCTGTAGTTTCATCTATTGTGGATTTTTTTGCTACATCTTTTAATTTCAAGATTGTGGCATTATTGCGATCCGCCCAACGATTTGCTTCATCTTCGCTACGAAAAACTTTTGTTTTTACTATTTTTTGATCACGATTGTTATACACTTGAATCAACGCTTCTACCGAATTATCTGTGCTTTCCGATACGCTTTCCTTCTTGGTATTTTTCACACAATTAGGGTATTTTTTACCAAACATAGTTTTCATACCCTCTTTACGATAGCCTTTCCAACATGCCTCGCCTACTTTGCTCTCATTGACGCCAAAATCTTTGTTAGTAACTTGCCACGGCTGTTTTAAAGGAACAGGATCTGGACTTGGCTTAACACCAGCGGTAGTTGAAATATTTTTTGCTCTAGCAAGATTAGATTTGACCATATTTAACGCATCTGGAGTAATGCTTCCACGAACGCCAGTTTGAGTAGCATCTGGAACGACATCGAAACCCTGACGTTTCATGCCACTGCTTTGTAAAACTGTATCAGTTTTTGAAACAATTTGATCTAACTGTTTTTGATCTGTACCTTCCGCCACACCTTGCTTTAGACGCTTGCCGTTGATTACTTCTACACCGTTGATTTCTAAAGGATACCAATCATTGATTGCCAATCGTTCAAACACTTCATCCAACGAACTGGCTTTTACTTTCAACTTTACTTGCTTGGACAATGCGTTGCTCTTGTCAAAGGCTAATACTCGGTAAACTTGATCCGAGCCTTCCGCCACACCTTGCTGTTTCACACCTTGCTGTTTTTGTTGACGTTTTACTGCTTTCTGTTTAGCAAGTTTAGCAGGGCTTGTTGGTTGTTTTAATCCTTTTTTCCAGTTAGCAGGTGGAGTTTTAATCTCGCCTCCCCACTGGTCAAATTCGCCTTCCGCCACACCTTGTTCGCTAATATGCTTTAGATGCGTAGTAGTTAATACGAAAGAATCCTTATACTTACCATCTTCGCCGGCTTTGCTAGGATCGTCTAACTTAACTTTAACTCGCCCATCTACATTGATATTTTTAGATACAGCAACAATCGTACCTGTGCCCAACGGACCATCTACACGATCTCCTACATTGTAGGTATTCTTAAAGCCTTCCGCCACACCTTTCGCCTTTAGGTGCATGTCTCTTGTTTTTACATAACGCTTGGTTTCTTTATCTCCAGATTCAATATCACCTTGATTATAATGCCCTATTGCTCGTCCTGCGTGTTTACTTGCAACCACATCGGGATGTTCTTTGCCTTTGATAGAACGCTTGATGCCTTTTACAACATCACTAAAGCCTTTCGCCACACCTTGGCGGCCAAGTTTTTTCTTAATACTAGCGATTTCACGGGCAATAGCATTTTGTTTAGTCCAGAAACTGTAATCATCACTGTATTGATATTCTGGATCAAATTCGCTTTCTAACTCACGCAATCTTGCTTCTAATTCCTCTCTACTTGGCTCAGGCGCATACTTTGCTTGTGATTTAGTTGGACCACCAGTTTTTAATTGACCGCTCTTTTTCATATCATCAATCATCGCAGCAAACTGACTATGAAAATCACTTTCATTAACAGTTGATTCAGACGCAGCACGTATTGATTTTAGATCTTTATCTGATGGCGCACCTTTGCTGCCAGGTTTACGCATACGTTCACCACTGCCACCTTTTATACGTTCACGTTTTGCTCTGATATTAGCCCATAAGCCCGGTTTTTCACTCTCACTTACTGGCTGTTCAGTTGATGTAGTGTTATCGGCGGGTAAATTTTTAGTGTAGTAAATTACAGATTTTTTATCTGATGCTTCATCGTATTCACGCTTAATCTTCTGTGCCATTTCTGGATTTTTATCCATCATGGATCTGAAGTATGTTTTGGCGCCATTCAACCAATTGAATTTTTTAGGCATGCCATCTACGCTAACAGGATTGCCCTTAACGATAACATACCAAGGACCACGCTCAAAATCTTGAAATTTTTCTTCTTCGTCTTCCGCTACTGGAGCGGTTGACTCAACTACACTATTTTTTTTTACTGGTTTCAATCCTTCTGCTAGTGGAAGAAAATCATCTTCACCAGCGTCAACATTCATCATTTGATATTCAAGATGTTCTCTGACCGATTTTAGATAGTCATTTGCTAGTGTTATCTTGGAAGCGACCCAACCTTCTAAGCCTTGTTCTTCAGAAATATTACGTAATAACTTGTGTAGAACAATAGCATGTTCAGCGGCATAGTAGCAATCTACTCTGGCCATTTGAACTTCGTGATCGCTATGGGCTTCATGTGCGTCCTCTAAGAAGCCTTCCTTTAGAAACTGTTTACTATTCATTTCGGTTAATCCTATGATTTTATATATTTATCTACTATTTGTAATTGCGTCTGGATGTTTTCGGTTGTAAAGACGCATGATAACGCCTGCTTGGGCATTTGCGCCATTTTCTTCATCACTACCTGTTACGCCGGAGTTGTGGTCTAATTCATTGTTTAAGTGTTGTTTGTAATGTACTAATTCGTGTGCTAGAGTTCTTAACACATCAACAGGATGTCTGCCATGTACACCTACCAATATCATATTCTTTTCAGGCATGAATTGACCAAAACTGCTTTGAATGCCATCGCCGCCTATCGTCATCTTGAATGAAATCTTGGGTAAATTCTTTATCTCCAACACCTTCATTGCTATCGGTAAAAATTGTCTAATAGAGCCTTTTAGAGCATCTATAGTTGATATGTCTTCATTGATTTTACCACTTATTGGACTTGCTGTATCCGTGCTCACGCCTACTATATCTTCGGTTGTTGCTGATTGAATCTTATCAAAAATTGTGCCCAGTTCTTGACGTGGATATTTGTACATCTTGGTCAAGAATTCTGTTCTCTCTTCTGGATTGTTACGAATTTTGTTCCATAAATTTCTAGCATCAGTGCCGTGACTTACGTCATATGTTTCGTTGCCGATGGTAATTTTTTTCTGTAGTTCCGGAATCACTACGACATATCCATGTTTATCGGCAGTGACTGGTTGCTCACCATCTCGCAGTGTTTTGTAGTAACTAGGGCTACCTGCTGGTTTGGTAATATTTCCGTCTTTGTCTTTTTGATCTCTTTTGGTATATGTATCTGGGTTCAATCGATCAGCATCTGGGCCACCTACCACTGTTATGAATACAGTGTTTGCTGGGTCAAATTTTTGTGGTAGTACATACATCTTGTTGGTTTCAATAATTCTGTCACCAGGAACACCAGCAGCGGTCATTAGTTGATATTTGTCGTTGAAGTTGAATGGGCTTTTAGGACCACTGGTATCATTGCTAGTGAGAATGTACACATTTTCACTGCCAAATCTACGTTGTAGTATTTCAAATACGCCAGCATGGCCTTGATGAAATGGCTGAAATCTTCCAGGGTAAGTAACAATTACATCTGGCTTTTGTTGTTCGTAAAGTTCGTATGCGTACATAGTAATTATATGTTAATACTATATTTATTACAGAAATAGAAAACGGGACACTGTGGTCCCGTTACGATGTTTTACGTGTTTAAGTATCAACTAGCAGGTTCAACAACTGTTGATTTTTCAGCCAGTGCTGCCTCTGCTGCTTTCTTTTGTGCTTCTAGTGCTGCTTTACCTTCTGGGCTATTAGCATCAACACGCTTTAGACCACGACGTTCTAGCGCAGATAGATCGCCCTTGAACTCATAATGTCCAATGTGATTTAGTAGCACTCTGCTATCTGCCCAGATATCACCACCTAGTGCCTGCCAACGACGACAGAATGTCCAGTCTTCACTTAGATAGTGTCCCTTAGCATCAATCACAGTATCGAAAATACTATACATGAATGGTTCGTATTGCTTACCTAGGCCGATATCGTCAACATATTTACATTCTGGATGTGCGACAGTAAGTTGTTCATAAACATGCTTCTTGAATAGTAGGAAACCTGTTCCTTGTGTATCTACTTGGAAGATAGGCCCTTCAATTCTGCCACCATTCTTTAGATTGATAACATAGTCAATAGGCAAACTCTTCTTAGGATACAGACCACCGATAACGTCCTTATCTGCGGCAATCATGCCAAAAATTGCTTCTGGTTCAAACCGAATATCAGCATCAATAAACATGAAGTGTGTTGCTGCTGCGTTGGTCATCATCTTGGCACATAGATTATTTCTAGCGCGAGTGACCAGACTCTCATTGACCATAGTATCTAGACTCCAGTTTAGACCTACTTTGCTCGCTAGCAAGGTAAATCGTAGAAAACTGGTCATAGTTGGCTCACTGACCATACCGCCATAACATGGAACAGCAAAGTGTACATGAACTTTCTTATAATCAAACGTGGGTTGTTGTGTGCCTGGTGTGGTTTTTGGTAGATTAGGCACGGGCATAATAGGCTTAGTTAACTTAGGTACTGGTGTTCCAGAACTTTGTGGTGTAATAAGTTTTGCGTCTACAGTTTCTTTTTCGCTCATTGATTTTTCTTTCATTCAGTTTCTATTTCTACAATGATATCATTGCCGACTAATTCTTGAACAATTTGTTCAAGTGATGCTAAAACTTCAGTACTAGCAAGTGATGTTTCTAGTGTATCTGAATTTTTAACTAGTTTATTAAGTTTTATAGTTATGATTTCTTCATGGATTTTTGCCATTTGTTGTTGATCCTAGTTGAATATGGATATTTATTATTCAGGATCAACCAGATTATAAATTTTATTAACGATTCCTGGATGAACAATATTCAGCAACATTACGATTTTTTCATCGTTAGTATAAAAATACCCACCACCAAAATATCCTTTTCCACGTCTTAATTGACGAACAAGATATTCGCTTGCGCTGTTTTCTATTTCTGACTTTGATATAACATCAGCAAGAGCATTGGCATTTTCAATATTAAACGCACGATTTAATGTTATTTTATATTTGAAAGAATTATGTTGACTGCGTATGATATTGCCATCTGTAATTAATTTATGTTGAGCATCTGAGCCTGGAATAGATACTTCTATCACTCTTTCGCCATATAAATTTGCTACCGTCTTTAGTAATTCAATATCATTACTGTAGAATATAGCATGTGGTTCTTCAACACGAAATCTTAGATCAGTGCTTTTGTCATGATTTTCAATAAAATTTGATAAATCATGTAGTTGAGTATCATCGGCATTTTCGAAATTACTACGTTGTCTATTGTAGAAGTAACTACTACCATAAAACTTATTTGCTCTCTCAATCATTTCAATGATACGATCAGAAAAACTAGTTATATTTTTACTTCGCAGTAATTTACAACCAGGAGCATAAATTTTTACACTGTTAGCATATATTCCATAAAATGCTTTTTTTGTATTTTGAATATTAACAGTTGGATTTAATTGAGTCCAGAATGATGTATCCATTTTCATCTATTAGAGTGTTAGTGTTGTATATTGTATATGCTTTTTGCTGAAAGTCAAACTCAATTTTACCATTATAAGTAACATTGACGTTACACTTAGATAACTTTTCAAATAATATCTTTTTGCTCAGTGGCACTTTGATCAATTCAGAAATAGTTCGGGCCAATGGCCTTGCGCCCAGTTTGCTATCATAGCCAACTTCAATGATACGATCCATAGCAGTGGTATCAAGATTAACGGTAATACCTTTATCTAGCAGCAGATCATTTAATTCCTTGACGAACTTGCCAATAATTAACTTGATATGATCCTTGGATAACTTCTTGAACTTAACGATGCTATCAAGACGATTTCTGAACTCTGGCTTGAAGAAGTCTTTAACTGCCTTATCGTCTTCGTTTGATTTCTCTAATTTAGGAACAAATCCCATGGTGTTAGTTTCATTCTCTGCTGCGCCAAGATTGCTAGTTAGCATCAATACACATTGACGACAATTTGCCTTCTTGCCATTGCTGCTGGTAACTATACCTTCGTCCATCATGGTTAGTAGAATGTGAGCAACATCTGGATGTGCTTTTTCAATCTCGTCAAACAGAATTACTGAATTAGGATTCTTTTCAATATCACTGATCAACAGACCGCCACCCAAATTGCCGTCATCATAGCCAACATATCCCGGTGGCGCACCAATCAACTTTGCGATAGCATGTTTTTCTTGATACTCGCTCATGTCGTACCGTATCAACTTCATGCCTAGATTTTCTGCTAGTAATTTAGCCAATTCTGTTTTGCCTGTACCGGTTGGACCAGTTAATAGAAAACTGCCAACAGGTTTATTCAGTGCTTTCAGTCCAGCCTTGCTAACATATATTTTTTCTAAGATAGTATCTACTGCTCCATCTTGGCCAAATAGTTTAGACTTGATATTGCCCTCAATATTCTCTACTAGTGATACGTTCTGAGCATCCAATTGTTCTATTGGAACTTTGATATATTGACTGAGAACACTGATAATATCGCTTTTCTTGATAGTTAAATTCTGACCTAGAACTTTTGCCTTAGCACAGGCAGTATCAAGTAGATCAATGGCTTTGTCTGGCAGTTTTTTATCTGTTTGATACTTGGCACTTAATTCAACGGCAGCAATTACTGCCTCATCAGTTATTTCTACGCCATGAAAATCTTCAAAAACATCAGTTAACTCGGTGATAATTTTCTTTGCTATATCAATGCTTGGTTCATCAACGGTCAATCTGTAAAAACGGCGCATCAATGCCCGATCTTTTTCAAAACTCTGATTGTATTCTTCCCATGTTGTACTGGCGATTACTTTGATATTGCCCTTGGTTAGTGCTGGCTTGATCATGTTTGAAAAGTCTACACTACTATTTGAACCACTGCCGGCACCACGCATCTGATGTGCTTCGTCAATGAAAAGAATAGTATCACCCTTAAGTTCAAGTGCCTTTAATACATGTTTCAATTTTTCTTCAAACTCGCCACGATACTTACTGCCTGCCAGTAGCGATGGAATATCAAGACTATATACAGTGTAATTCTTTAGATAGTCTGGAACTTCGCCTTCAACAATTTTTACTGCCAATCCCTCGGCAATAGCAGTTTTGCCAACGCCAGGATCGCCTACCATAAGCACATTACACTTGTTTCTCTTTGCTAGAACATTGATCATTTCCTCTAGTTCTACTTCTCTGCCAATTACGGGATCCAATTTTTCTGATTTTGCCATTTCAGACAAGTTATCACAATAGTTTTCTAGCAGGGTATCCAACTGAGACTTGCCCTTTTTCTTTGGCTTTTGTTCAGCGAAAGTATTATTCCAGTAATTGATTACTTTATCTTTCTCGATGCCATACTTCATTAAGAAGTACCGCGCATGACTTTTATCTTCAGCACATATACTCAGATAGATATCTACAATTTGTAAATTTGATCGTCCACTAAACAGTACTTGAGTAAACGCACGATTAAATACTCGTTCTAGAGTGTGAGTCTTTTTTGGAACAATATCGTAACCGTTGCTGATTAAATAAGTTTGACTATCAATGTAATCTTCTAACTCAATCAGTAGATCATCAATTTTTACTTCTAATTTGGTAGTCAACTCACGAAATATATCGTGTGTGAGTAAGCCGTAAAGCAGATGCTCTAGCGTTACATATTCGTGATTTTTCTTGATGGCTAGTTTAGTAGCCTCTTCAATAATCTTATCAATTTCTGGTTGTGTTTGTAGCATGTAGATATTTAGGTAGATGTTTTGATTTGTCGCACTAAATCTAGTTGTGAGACAGATAAGGTAGTTGGTATTATAATGTTAACTTTCACATAAAAATTTCCTCTGATATCCTTTTGAAATTCATATAAACCCTCGCCTGGTATTTTAAATTTTGTACCTTGTTGAGTGTTTGGTGGTATTTTTATGATGAAAGTTTTTTCGGATAGTGTTTGTACTTCTAGTTCACAGCCTAGTATAGCATCAAAGCAGTTCAGCGAAATTTCCGTTTCTAGATCCAAGCCTTTTTGTATAAATTTGTTAGACTCGTGAACGATGATGCTGATGTACAAGTCGCCTGGGTGAGCGTTTGGGAAAATTCTCTCACCTCCACCACCAAACTTCATTACAGTGCCAGATTTTATACCTCTGGGTATCTTTATCTCTAGCGTTTTGCTATCGTTGTTCTTAGTGCGTATCGTTACAAATTTTGTAGTTTCGGACAACGTATCTGCTAGATTAATTTCTATTGAAGTTTTTATGTCTGGATTTCTACGTTGTCCCCTCATAAAATGCGAAAATATATCACCGTCACCAAATGAAAATCCAAATGAGTTGAATACATCATCAATGTTTGGATTACCGCCAAAATTACCACTTCTCATGGCGTCGTATTCTGCTCGCTTACGATCATCCATGAGTGTATCATATGCTTGCTGTATTTCTTGAAACTTAGCAGTATCACCACCACGATCTGGGTGATGTTTGCCCGCTAACTTTCTATACGAACTTTTGATTTCGTCCTTGGAAGCACCAGGAGATACATTTAAAATTTTATAATAATCCATACTCACTATTCTACAACAAAAATGGGCAGAAATCAACTGCCCATCTTGTGTTTTGATAATTTATATTTTACTTTTTGGTTCCGTCAGGTACTTCTTTACCCTCTACCTTTTTGCGAACCTTGATTTCCTTACATGTTTGTTTAACTGTGCCGTCCTTGTTCTTTACAACTTGGCCGTTTTTGTCTTTAACATCAGTACAAACTTTTTTGATTTCTGGAGCAGCATTTAGGGATAGTGATGCTGCCATTAATGCTATAAATAAGAAATTTTGTATCTTCATATCAACTTACCTTTCTGGAAATTCTGCGTCTGGAACTAACTTTCTGCCCTTATAATCAGATTGTGGCGCGACGTATGGTGCAGGCGCACTGGAAGGCATCATTGATGGTGTATAAGATTGTGGTGCTGGGCTCATAGACATACTAGGAGCAGGCAGTGCGGCTGGTGCTGCCGGTGCCGATTGGGTAGCGGCAACGCCTGCTATCTTTTCTTGGCCTCTACTCCATGCGGTAATACCCAATATTGCGCCCATTGCCATGTGAAATAGACCTGCCCCAATTAGCGTAAGTGGTTGCCATTGACGGAAAGCGTCATTTGCTGCCTCAACTTCCCAAAATTGTACTATGGTAAACATTATTGGAAATAGAATGAAGTCAAATACACAAACGACCATATACATCATGGCCATCATAGGTCTCCATTTTTTCTGCATCCAATCTTCTTTTTCTTTTGCTTTGCTCATTTTTTCTTCCCATTCATAATCTTTTGTGTTTCTTTGTACCACTCTTGCCAGCCATTAACACTTTCAGAACATTGATAGTAGGTGCCATAATTTTGTATAACAACTGCCATCAGATCCTTAATACTATTTTGGTCTTCTGGTACTTCTATTAACTGAGAGCACTTTTCTAATAATATTTCTGGCGCCTCAGGAAATTTTTGAGTGACAGGCACTGTAGTAAAACAGCCAGTCAAAAATAGAGGTAGAATTAGTAATGCTAGTTTCATTTTTTACCTCTGGTCAATTCGTTTATAGTTAAGTTTATTCTGGCCGCTTCATTGTGTAGTTTGATGATATCAACTGGTATAGGACATACTTCCATAAACTTAACTACTTCTTCTTTTTTGACTACTTCACGATCTACATAACGTATAATTTCATCAGCCTTTTCTCGTACAATCTTATTCTTGTATACGACTTTTTCTTGAATTACAACCTTAACTTCTTCCGCCTTTGCTTCGGCTATCTTTAGTTTTTTTTCTACTTCTTCAACTTTATCGCGCCATATTTTTTCTGTGCTATAACCACCTTTTACATAGATACCAGCACAAAGAATAATAATACTGACGATTTGAATTATCTTGTAGTATCCAGCAATCGCAGGAATCAATCTGACCATAGGCGATATGAATACAAAACTCAACACCGTTAAGGTAATACCAATGAACAGTATTGAGTTTACAATGTATTCAAGCATCGTTGTAGGTAACAGATGTAACAACCACATTAATGAACTCCTAGAACATGTAGGGCGTGATTGTAGTGTTTAATTCTATCTTCTAGTCCTATCGTACCGCCGTTAATTCTCTTACTTAAGGTAATTATATCCTTCTTATCGGCGAACTGATTTAACTTATTCTCATCCCAGAACCAGGCAGCACTCTGAACACAGCCTTCAAATGTTTTTAGATGTTCAACTGCCTCTTCAACATCAATTTCCAAACTCATTGCGTAGTTCGTGTAGTTGTTCTTGCCAGTTAATTGAATTAATCCACGCCCACAGTAGCGGTATCCATCGCCACTTTCTTCTGGACCATTGCCCATGCGATTAGCATAAATTCTGTTAGCAATTGCTTCTTGACGATTAGGCATTGCCGCATAGCGTTGTGCTATCTCGTCATTCGGGAAATATTTGGGAAATACTTTTCGTAGTGATTGCCAACGATAGTTTAAGTTTTCTTTGATGAATCTAAAGTTACCAGATTCGTGAGCACATTGTGCTAAGAAAGCAGCAACCCGAAGTGGAGTTTCTATTTCGTATTCGGGAAGTATCGCTATCAGAGCATTGTACCAATCATCTATATATTGATTTTTTGGTACGATTTCTTTAAGTTGGTCAAGTGTGAAGTCAAAACTGAATTGAGTAGCCATGTTATATCCTCTGTACTACTCACGTATTTATCCCAAAATACAAAAATAATATCAGCGTATTCTGGCCAGATCTCTAAGCAAATTAGTGTAATCGTTGACTACTGCTTTTTTGGTTATGTTGACTCTAGCTGATTCTTTCATTTGCTCTAGTTCTTTATTGAACATTTCATCACGATCATACTTGGCGATGTACTGATCTGGTGTCATAGGAATGACCTGCTTTAATTTCCTAGCATCAACTGGATACTCATCTTTGCTTTTTTGATACTGAAAGCGCCACTCTGAAAACTTTTGATCGGTAAGATTGATAATATCTTCAATCAACTCAACAATATGTTTGGCTGCTGGTGGTGTTCGTTCTAATTCTACGAACACTAGATAATCGCCATCATCAAGTTCACCCGTGCTGATATCAGCATCCAGTACCCATTCATAGCCACGCTCTATGAAGTTCATAAGATCTTCGGCTGCTTTTTTCTCAAGTGCTTTGATGCTCAATACCATGATATCGGCATCTTCACCCATCTTGCTCTTGAACTCGTCTATATGAAGTTTGTTATGAACTAGTCTGGCTAAATCGCCATGTTCAAGACCTTCAGAGAGTTGGTGCTGGTGGGATTCCTGGTGGCTGCCCTGGTATTTGTCCTGGCTGTGCTGCATTTCCTTCTACCTTATTATTCTCATTGCCTGTGTCATCATCTAGACCTTCCTCGTATGCGTCGTCAATTTCTTCCGCATTCAAGGTTTCATTTTCTAATTCAATAGAACCACGTTCAATATCACTCATCAATCTTTTTGGCATAGTAATCGTAACAACCCATACCGGCTTACTAACCATACGTGGTGTTTTTGTGCCTGGCTTAAAATCGTCAGGACTTTTAACTTCAACTGGATATTCAAATGTGTCTTTTTCATATGAAATTTCACAACCGTAGTCCAGTAATCTTTTTCCACCCGATGGATCTGGCATCTTTCTGAAGGGATACATCCACTTACAAGTGACGAAATACTTTTCGTAGATTGGTCCTTCTACTAGTTCGCCTATCTTCCAGTTCTTAAAGGTGTAAAGATCAAACTCGTCTAGCACTCGCTCATAATCTAGTAATGAGTTCAAGTTACTATCAGACATGTATATTGTCTTGGTGTTAGTTAGTATACTTTTAAGATCAGTTGCCATTTTTCTAGTGTTTTAATTTATTTATCATGATTGATGAATACTAGCAAAACTGATAAATTGGGACACGAAACTAATATTTAGTGTAGAAAATAATTTCTAATATATGATTTTTCAGAGTATAGAAGATGTTTAAATAATGATGTGAGGCAATCCCCACATCAACTCTATAGAATAGGAGAAAACTTTGTCAAAAAGAAATCGTAGAGAGTTTCAAGCACAAGCAATAGAAAACAATGTAGTCAGTCTAAGTTCATATTACACCAAAAAAAGACAGGTACATTTGTTACCAAAGACCCTAAATCAAGAATCCTATATAAATTTACTAACAGATCCATCAAAGTTAATAGTTTTCGCAACTGGTCCAGCAGGAACAGGCAAAACAATGCTAGCAATGTTGGCTGGAATTAAAGCACTCAAAGAAGGAGAAATTACAAAGATAGTATTAACACGACCAGCAGTTGGTGTTGATGACGAACGTCATGGCTTTTTGCCAGGCGACTTAAATCAAAAAATGGAACCGTGGACACGACCACTCTTCGATGTACTTGCGGAATACTATGATAAAAAAGACATCGTTAGAATGCTAGACGAACAAATAATAGAGATATCTCCACTAGCATTTATGAGAGGACGGACGTTTAAACACTCCTGGATCATTGCTGATGAAATGCAGAATGCCACGCCTAATCAAATGAAGATGTTACTTACTAGATTGGGAGAAGGCAGTAAAATGGTAGTAACTGGAGATACCAAACAAGCCGATAGAAAAGATCCAGACAATGGACTACTTGACTTCAAAGGACTTGTTGAGAGTTACAAAAACTGTATGTATGTTAGCGGTATAGAGTTGACCGGTAAGGATATCCAACGACATCCTGCCGTAGTAGAGATATTGAAAATTTATAAGGAGATTGCGTAACCGTATTACTTACGTTTAGTATAAGAAACCAGAGCGTCAATTTGACCCTGCATTCTGTTAATTTTTCTTTTTAAGAAAGCAAGTTCAATTGACTGCTCTGTGTTTGTAGATGCTAAATTTCTGAATTGCTCACGCCATATCTTCATTTCTTTTTCATGTCCGAGTAGTGTTGGACGAGGTGGCGCATTTGGATCGACCTCTTTTTTCTTCTTTGGCATACTGTACATACTCAGACTCATGGTAACATCCTTACTTTATTTCGTTCATCACAGTATTTATGTACTCGCTATAACCTTCTTCAAAGTACTTAAATAGTTCATCCCACGTTTTTTCAGCGTGCCATGTGTTTTTCACCACGCTTTTAGTAGATAGATTAAGAATAATTTTAGCATCACTTCGCAATTTATCTTTTAACCCACGAGTAATATTGACCATTTCGTCATAGTATACATTCTCTGGACTGCTCATATAACCACGGACCTTAGTCATTCCAGGATCACGTGGCTTTAGCGTATAAAACGCTACTAAATAAATATCTTTATTTTTCAATTTGATTTTCTGTTACCTTTCCCGTCATATTTTTTTATATTTTCTTCCCATGATATTAATTGTAAATTTTCTTTTGAACTCATTTGTTCTATTGATATACCCTGTTCAAATCCCAATCTTACACTTATTATATGATCAATTTGATATGCCCCAATTACTCCACATTTGCCAATTGGCAAATTATTTGGATTTATTTCGGTTTTATATTCTTTATAAGTTTTTCTTGTTCTCGTTGAGATTCTATTTCTGTATTTTTTAAAATTAGAATAAACTATGCTATCTCTAGCCATAATTTCTTCGGATTCTTTTTTTCTTTTTGTACCTCGTTGCGTGTTTGCGTATGCTGCTACTCTGGGATCATTTTTTGTTAATCCTTTATTCCAAGGTTCTCTCGGACGATTAGTCCAATACTCCTTGACTGATGTTTTGATCTTTTGCCTGGTATCGTCATTGACCGAATGTTCTTTTAAACCCTCACTAATATTAAATTTATGTTCTTCTGTTAATTTTTTACCAGTTAGAGCGACAGAATTTTTCTCGCCTATTTTCTTTTTAATAACTGGACATTTAGAAGCTTTTTTATCACAGCATAATAACCCATTGTAATTTGTATATGTCGATAGTAATCCACATCCTCTATAACAAAGCATAAATTTTCTCCTTTAATCTATTTATGCTTAGTTCTACTAACGTCGCGGATTATTTATTAATTTGTGCCAATTCACAAAACATGGCACTAATGTTTATCTCAGGATCTGCTACTAAACTGTGATTTACAAGTGCTTTACGAATTACAAGAATGGCTTCGTCTTGACCTTCATCCGACGCACTCCACAGTTGAAGATTATCATAACACCATCTGAACAGTTCTTCCATTTCCTCTGGCCTAGCCTGTGAACATAGCAATTTTCGTGCTTCACGCAATTTTCGTGCTTTGATTAGTTCAACAAGAGCAAACTTGTAGTCCGCTGAGCCACTATCACTATCACGAGGAGACAGCAATTTTCCAGTGTTTGAATTGCTCTGTAGCAGATTTAAACACTTACGTAGATCTGGATACGTTACCTTGATGTAGTTGTCTAGTGTTTCTAGATCAAAGTCAACACCCTCATTGACCAACACAGTTGCCGCACGGGCTGTAAATTCAGTCTGATCAGTCTTATCTATATGTAATTCGTAACAACGACTTTTCAATGGAGGAATGATTTTATGAACTAGATTACAGGTAAAGATAAATCGTGCTTGAGATTGATACGTTTCCATTAGTCCACGAAGTAGACCTTGTGCGTTTGGACTCAGAAAATCTGCCTCGTCTAGTAGTACAATTTTTAGATCACCGAATGGCATTGTACTGATAAAACCCTCAATCTTTGATTTGATGAAGTCAACCCCGTTATCACGACTGGCGTTTACCTGCATAAAATCATAGTCATGAATTTCAAGTTCATTAACTAAAATTTTTGCTAGAGTGGTTTTACCTGTTCCCGCTGGACCGTATAACAATAGATGTGGCAAACTTTTTTCGGTAATCCACTGAGCAATTTGTTGCTTGGTAGTTTCATCAGTGAATACATAATTATCAACACTAGATGGACGATACTTTTCAGTCCAGAGTTCCTTCATTTGATATTCCAATCCTTTTTTGCTTGTTCAATGACTTTACATGGGTTCATAATTGCCCACGCGCCTATGATAGCAGGCGCAGCGAGTAAAAACAATATCTTTTTAACCGAAGATATTTCCATCACAGGAGGATGATGCGGGCATCTACCTTGATTGAAATCACACTTTGATGAATAATTTTCACCACATGTATCACATTTCATAATTTTTCCTATTATTGAGATTTGTTATTTTTTGCGAACTCGGCATCCGCAACACGTTTACGAAGACTACTGGAACTAAAACTATGATCACGGCCATTAAAAATTAATTTAATGTTTCGCTTCTCGCATATTTCTTTGCCCGTAAAATTCTTATCAGCATACTCCACACCTAAAATTCTAACATCTATGGGCAAAGTTAGCAGAATGTCTTCAAGATCTTTTTCTGTTTCATACACTATGATTTCGTCTACATATCTTGTGGCGGCCAGTTGAATTTGTCGCTCAACAATACTTTGTACTGGACGATTTTTTGTGTCTGGGCGATCAATAGTTGGATTAGTTTGTAGCCCAGCAATCAGATAGTCGCAATGATTTTTCGCTTCTGCTAGCATAGCAATATGTCCCGCATGAGGACCTAAGTCAAATGTAGAAAAAGTAATTCCTATCTTGAGACCTTTTTCTTTTAACTCTTTAACTTTGTTGAATATCATCTGTCTTCTTTTTTAGAGTGATAGTACCGTCATCTTGAACATCCCATACCAGGGTATCTCCGATTTTCCAGTCCATTTTTTGAAGTAAATCATCTGGAAAAGTTAGCATCAAGTTTTCTGGATCTTCTGGATCTGATTCAACGTTTAGAATGTATGAGTTTGTATTCATCGTGTTTTTTGATCTACACCTAGTGCGGAAGAAAGAATATCATCACTGTTTGGAGTTTCATCAGAAACTGCCATAATAGCATCCGCGTCTACACGCCTGATGATAAACTCTTGACCATCAATTTCAACTTTTATACCGCGCGTCCAACGACCATGCTCTACTAGGACCCATTGTTCTGGCACCACATCTTGCTGTTCTGGTCCAATAGCATATACTTTTGCCCATCGTGGTCTAATGCCAGACGCTTTAGCATCGTCACCTAGCAGAACAAGACCACTAGATAACTTCCGTTCACCGAAATTCATTTCGGAAACAATTACATGATTTTTGATGGGAATAATGCCCTTAATTTTGTTTGTAAATTGATACTTGATAGTCGTATCAAACGGATTATTTAATTTCATTGTCGTCCTCGTTGATTGTACTTGTCTTTGATTATATCATTCTTTTTCTTAACAATGTTACCATATTGGTCAACCACATCACCACGAGCATTGACGTTCATGTTTCCTACAGCAACTTCGCGTTCATGTAACAGTCTTAAACGGTCCATATCTATTGATTTGCCCTGGGCTGTTTTATATACTTTTGGCATAAAATATCCTTACTTTAAAAATTCTCGTATATCAAGTTCGTACACAATACTGTTTACTTTATGAACACCTAGTAAATACAACACATAACTAGCAGTGCTGGATCCGCGTCCTATTCCATAAACAACATCATGTTTTTTGAATACGTCTACCATATATTTAAGAAACCGTAGCAAATCAAACAGATTTCTTTCTTGAAATAGTAGTAATTCGTCGGCCACTCTACACAATTCATCGTCTGATTTACAAAGTCCAACTATGTAATCAACGATATTTAGATCTTTGTATTCTTGTGGTATATGCCAATTTGATGTGTTTATGGTATCAAACTCTGCCAATGATAAATCGTGAAATTCCTCGTACTTTGCCAGTGGAGAAATATCTAGATAAAAATGTGATACGGCAGCATTATAGGTATCAGGATCCCTTACTGAAACACCATCAAGGGATGCCTTTGGATTTTTATACAGTAAAGCATATAAATCATCTGATGATAGATATGCTCTACCGTAATCGTCAAATTTCATTTGGTTTGAACTAAATCTTTCAAGGATTCGTTTTTCTTATTTACTTCTTCAAGTGTCTTTTGATGCCTACGACTGGCCTCGGCATTATATTCATCAAGTAGCATATGAATTTGACCTACTACACTGTAATTTCCAAGACGATAACTTTGTGTTAGATAGTTAGTCAGTTCAGAAATCTTCTTGAATAGATCTTGATCATTTATGGCTGATAAATCTTCAACTAGTGGATGCATCTTAATTCTCCGTCTGTATTTTCAGTAATTCTTCTAGTTTTTCTCTGGCCAGATAAATTCTACCGTCACAAAGATATTCATAGATTGACGTAAGAATTTTGTGAGTAGTCACATCATATAGTGCTTCACTTCTCATAGATCACCGTCCGCTCTATTTTCACTGCGATAGACATCAAATTTACCACCTGGATATCGTGCTTCCAATTTCCTAACGTTTTCAGCAATAACCTCGTTTGGATCATACCCCAGTGCCCTACACGCATTTACCCAGTACCAGGCGATATCACCAAGTTCACGCATCATATGAAAACGATTTTCTTCAGTAAATGGCTTACCTTGAAATAGCATCTTTTTGACGATTTCACTAAACTCACCACCTTCGCTGGACAACCCAACACTAGCAGTCAACAGTAGTGGAACATTTAGTTGAATTCCTGCTAAAGCGGCCTGTTTTTCCAAATTATGAATGCTTTCAATCAATGATTGAACATTATTGGATTGTTTACTGGTAACTGTGCCTACAAATTCTTTGTAACGATTGAGATCAACTTCCATTTTTAATTCCTTAAAGTGTTAATGATTATAACACAATCTGGGATGATATCAATCGTTACGTGAACAAATTAGCCAATTCTGTACCAAACACCATTTCCGCTGTTTATGGTTGAGTTGGCGTAATAGATCCAACTTCCGCCGACAGTGGTGTTTACTGTAGTACCATTTAATGAGCCGTATACCGTATCTGTACCGGAACCACCGTGAGTTAGTGTTGTAATTGTATTGGCAAATGATATACGAATTACTTGGCCCTGCATAGCGCCAGTAGGCATGATTACTGTATAGGTAGATATAGTTGACGATGTTGGATTTACAGCGGCGAATCCAGCAGCATTTGATAGTGTAGTAGATCCACCGTCCGTAGCAGTAACAAGTTCTACGCCATATGCATCGCCGCCACATAGATCGCTAATACCATTTACAGTCAGATTTCCTACGTTAGCATTGCCAGATACGGCCAGTGATGTTAGAGTTCCTAGTAGTGTAACATTTGGCTGAACGTTGGTAATCAGATTGCCTTGAATGCCACTGTTTGCTATAAAATAATTAGCCGTAACGTTGCCTGTAAACGAAGCGTCAGTTCCCGTGCTAACCATATTACCAATGAAGTTGTTAGCAGTGATGTTGCCTATTGCTACTCCACCAACGTTTGTAACAGTCATGGTAATACCAGTAGTAGCAGCACCACCAACATCAGTTGTAATGACCAGATTGCCACCCATAACCCGAGTTTTGTTATTTACCCAGTCCACGAGATAGAAACTGGTGCCACCGTCGATGGTGCCTACTTCATATGTGTAAGTACCTGGACCGTCAAACGTCAATACACGACTAGTAGTGTTATAGCCAGCAATATCGTATGCTTTGGTAACACTGGCTGGCATAGTAACCGTATGTGCTGAGTTTGCTACGATTATCTGAAGGACAATTCTAGCAAAACTTCCGTTCGTTGGAGCAAAACCGGTAAAGCCACTGATAGTAGTAGAACCCGCAAGGGTCATTGTTTGAAATGTGCCCGTATCAAAGTTAACGCTAACAGAACCAGATACCGCATTACCTACATTGAAGTATTTTTCTCTAATACCCTGCATTTGGGCATTGGTAATCAGATTGCCCTGTAAGTTATTGTTAAATGTGCCATTATTAAGTGGACTTGCCAAAATTACTTTGTTTTGTAAATCAGTTATTTCTTCATACGCTGATTCAAAGTTATTTTTAATATTAGTAAAATTGTCTCTAAATCCTTGACTACTATTATCCTGACCTGCGACAGGATAAGTGCCATCAATGATGTTATAATTTATTTGACTTGCCATTATGTTATTACTCCAACTTGGGGATACTTCAGATATTTATCTCCGGATCCTGGCTCTTTATATTGTTCTCTGAAATTATGTATGAAACTAACGTTTGATACCGTTACTAACGCATTTGTGTATAAGGTAATATTTGAATCACTGTTAATAGTTTTTACGGTTCCAACTTTTACATTGGTATTTACTATGATAGTATCATTTACATAAATTTCACTGCCGAATATAGTAGAACTTGATATAGATGAATAGGATACGGATGATAGAGTATTTTCTACTGGAGAATCAATAACTAAAGTTTCGGCACTAATAATTCTGATAATATCACCTAATTCTTCGCCAGTATCTGATCTATATAGTGGACGACCAGCACGTAATTCAGTATTGAAACTAGTTCCGTTACCATTAATTATGGTACTACCAACAGTTGAACTAATAGTGCCAGCACCATTAACTGTTAGTGTTAACCCAACTATAATGTTACTATTTGTATTTGCGCTAATAGTTCCTGTACCAGCAACGAAATTATTTGCTATAAATGTATTTGCTGTTTTGTTGTAACTAGTACTCATACTGTTATCCCATAGATAACGATCAATGGTAAAATCAACACGATTTAGTAAATTTATATTTTGACGAACACGATATGCTACTTCTTTACCTTTGCCGGGTATGGTATAGCATAAAATCAATGCTCTGGTAAAGCCGAGTACAGTGCCATTTTCTTGTCTACTGGTCATCCAGTCAGGTAATACTCCACGATTTGAATAACCAACGCCATTTACCATTCTAGTTTCCATATTTGGAAAACTATTTGGATAAATTGTGCTTATGTTTTGACTATTTGCCGGTAAACTAACCGCTAAATTAGGACCCAACCCCTCGTTATTAACCTGTTCATCAATTATATCTACATAAACTACTTCATATTTGGTATTAAAATTGCTATCTACTGCTATAGCAGTTTTCACTGGTCCAAATCTTAGAGTTTTCCAATAATGATTTAGAGTCATTGATTGTACATATATGCTTGCTTCTCTAGGCTTTAATCCTGCCAAGAATAAACTTCTACGTAGCGTATTTTTGCCAAACCATGGATCATTTGATCTATACAAATATGATTGTGGGAAAATATCGGTATTATCTATCAGAGATTTATAACTATCTCGTTCACTGGAATCGGGTAATATTTGAATGTATAAGTTCTCATACGGTTCTATAATAGGCGCCAATACTGTTAATGTGAAAGTTTTTGTACTATAAACAAAGTTGTTGGCATCGTATACTGCTACTGTGAAATTAAACACACGATCAAAGAAAGTATTACCGTCATCAAATGTAGTAGTACCACTGTCTAACATGAATGTATCAAATGTTGCTCTGCCAGAAATTAACCCATTATCAAGTAATTTTAGACCGGGTGGCAATGTTCCTGTACTAGTTTCTAGGCGATAATTTAAGTATCTATTACTAGGAGTTTCTGCCTCGATATATAATTCTGAAACTTGACCAGTAAAGATATTTCCTAAATCACTATCTGTTAACCACTCAACTTCGTCAGAAATTTGTCCAAGAACACGTAAACTAAATGTTTTGGGCACACTAGCATAAATTGGTAGAGTTTGCTTATACACGTAAACAGAAAACGTATAGGTGGCATTTCCTAAGGAACCACTTGGAACTAAACCCGTTATCCATCCCGAGTTGGCATTTAGTGTTAGGCCAGGCGGCAATGATCCGCTTGATATAGCATATCCAATTACGTCGTCATCAAAGTCTAGACCATTTATTTTTATATCTACTCTGGTATCTTGACGAATACGTTTTAATAATCCAGCATCGTCTAATATTACTGGTGTATGTTTTGGTGCTGATGAATCCGCTGTTATTAATGTATCAGAATCTGCTGTTAGTAAGGTACTATCCGCTGTTATACTTGATAGAGCAAACACAAATATAGTATAGATTTTTGTGTCTACGGTAATACCATTATCTGCTTTGATGGTAAATTGATAGTTTTTACTTGTACTTGTTCCAGTAAAATCAAAGAAATATTCATCAAATTGACTGTTGTCAAATCCAGTATTTGATGCCGTTTGTTCTGAAATAAATGGTCTAATATACCCAGATAGAATGCCAGTAGTTGAATTTAGTGTAATGCCTGGAGGTAATTCACCATCAATAATACTAAACGTAGAGGTAAGATATTGATTTGATTCAATAGTGTTTATATCTATATATAGGTACGAGCCGTCAATGTATGAACCTAAATTTTCTTGAACGGGTGTTATTATTTGTGGCAATATGCCTGCAATAGTAAGACTAAATGTTCTATCAGCAACTTCGAAGGCTGGACTAGTTATTCTTAACGTGAATGTACTTGTTGTTATTTTATTTGACGCTGCAGGAACACCGCCGATTGAGCCTATAGGCATACCCGCCATAGTACCATCTGATTTTATTTCCAATCCTGTTGGTAATCTGCCAGAAACTAAACTGTATACTGGCGTGCCGCCACCCACTACATAGGCATCAAAATTAAATTCATAGTATTCTTCTTCTGGTATTATACCCAGATCACCGGCGGGGGTAAGCCAAATAGGTATACTCATTTTATATATTAGCCACCTGAACAAATACGTTGCCAACGTCAGTGCTTACAGTACGTACTATCAAAAACGCAGTTGTATTTCCGGTAATTTCTACAGCGTCGGTATTGATATTTGTTCTATTTGGGTAAAAAGGCAGTACAATGGTACTTAAACTAGGGCCAGGATTGAATAACATATATGTTCGTTCTAATCCAGCAGCAATTGTAGCATTTAATGTTGCAGTAACAGTGGTACCAGCATTTATAGTAAATGCTACAGTTGATCCAATTGAATCAGTAGTATTCAACACAAATTCATACGCATCACTAACTCCATTTATAGGAGTATCTAAATTATCTCCAGATGGACTACGAACAATGTGATTAATAGATAGCAAATTAGATGAAGTTCCTGAGATATTACCAGTATACGTACCTGTAGTGCCAGAGATATTGCCAATTAATGTATTTGCGGTAATATTACCAGTAAGCGTAACGGTAGTACCTGATATGTTACCGTTGAACGTAGGCGCGGTAATAGTACCGGTAGAAGTTATTGTTCCAGATACACTTAAATTGCCACCAGATATGTTTACATTTGCGGCAGTAACATTTATATTGCCAGACTCCGATGATAATACATTGCCACTGAGAGTTTCAGCCTCCACTAGATTAAATGAAGATACATAAGTGCTAGTTATATTTGCGAATATTTCTCGCTCACTAACATTCGGCCATATAGACAAAATGTCCTGAAAATTTTCATTTACTTTAGTGAAACTGGTTCGTAGTGAATCACCAGTACCATCGTTTGGCGCAGAGCCTACATTTACGTTTGAGAATATTGCCATAGATAAAAACTCTTTTTACTTATTTATCTATGGCGAATGAAAAAAATGGCAACTAAGTTGCCATCAATATAATCTAGCGTTGACTTTATTCCAGTCTATTATTCGCCATATATTTTCTAGATATTTGGATTTATTAGAGCCATAATCCTTGGCCCAGACATGTTCCCACCAATCAATTAATAATCCAATATCGTTCTTTATTTGATGATTTGTTATTGTTTTTATATCACCATTCTTGGCCATATACACCCAGCCAGAACCTTGTATTTTCATAGCAACATCTTTGACTTCCTTTTTGAAGTCATCAAAACTGCCATACTTCTTGTTAATCAACGTTAAACTTATTCCATTGGGTTTATTACCTACTCGTGGAGGCATTAATTGTGGGAAAAATATATTATGTAGAAATGCTCCTGCCTCGTTAAATTTACGATCACCTTCTTTTTTATTGTAGCGATCAACATATCCCTTTGCTAACTCACCATAATGGTAGTCAATAGATGACTTACTCAATACGGGAGATAATCCTGTACGTGGATATGGTAATTTTTCCAATACTAGTTCTTTACCACTATTGGATTCTATCAAGTTAATGAGTTCTCTTACATTTTCAGACATGTATGTATTTATTCACGATACATAATTCTAGCCTTAGTCATATCATACGGACTCATTTCAAGTACCACATTATCGCCCGTGATAATCTTGATTTCATTTTTTCTGAGTTTACCACCAATATAGGCAGTAACTAGAAACTCACTATTTTCTAGTTTAACTCTAAACATAGCATTGCCAAGAACTTGCTCAACAACACCATTCACGCGCATACCTTCCTCTTTTGCCATTAAATTTCCTTAATTATCGCCGCATATGTGCGGCATCAATTGCTTCTTGTTCCGTAAATACGGGTTGAAGGCAACTCTTATGAACAACGGTAATACCTTTGACCATATCACCAGTATACTGTTGACTGGGTTTGCTACTAACTGCGCCAGTAATCCAACTGTTCAAACTCTTGGGACGAGTATCTGACTCACGCCGAACAACGTCGGTACGCATAGTTTGACCTGCGGGCTTACTGACTTTGGTAGTAGTTGATTTGTATTTATTTTTCAAATTTTCCCACTCACGGGCCTGTTCTTCTGCCTGACGTTTGGCCTCGGCAGACTTGTACTTGATTTTGCCCTTACGTTTGCCGGTAGTAGACAGCCAAGGACCTTCAAGATGCATGGTCATGTAAATATCTCCGCTACAACAGAATTCATAGTATATGTGAAAACATAATTTTTGTCAAACTTTGGGCAAAGGAAAGTTTACATCTACTGGATTCCAGTCAGGCCCAGACACCTTACACACGATATGATTGTCTTTTACCAAGAAAAAACTATGATCTGGAAATCTTGAACGACAATGTTCAATTAATTCCTGTAGCGTTTTTCCTTGAGCTAAGAAAGTATCGTCATGTGAATCAAACCAATATTCAATATCGCCGTGATGTTCTGACTTTATGATATGAGTTTCATCATTGATTTTTTTAATCAATTCATTTTGTTTTTCTAACTTATGTTCCATTTTAACGGTCATATACTTTTTCATTAGTAAAAAAAGACCGTACCAAAAAGCGAATTGAAGAATAAATTCTAGCATATTAGGTCCAAAGATGATTACGGATTTTAATTAGACGAATCAACATTTCAGTATCTTCGCGCTCGTATTCTGCCTCAATTTCTTGATTTTTATCAAGAGCAATTTTCCCTATATTGTTTTCTTCTTCGGATCCTGCCTCTAAATCTAACAGGTCATAGCCCTTTTCTCTACGCATATCACAGTAAGCAGACCATCCACTGGCCTTCATAGGATCTGGGCGATTTTTGTATATATTTTTCCACCAATGATACAACTCATAGATTTCAGTAGCAGAAATTGCTTGAGGTGTTGGTTTGTCATATAACGGATCAGACACATCTGTCCATTCATAATCATGCTTCAAACTCATTTGCCAACGCAGATGATCTAATCCTGCTTCTGGACAACGCCATACACGCCAACGAAACCAACCCCAACTCCAGCGTGGAGCATGATATTTCTTTCTTGCTTCCTTATCCCACGCAATATTAGCCCATGCCAGTTCTATTTCAACATAATCAACTAGTTCATTAAACAGACATGGCAGAAATCTATAGCCTACATCCTGCCAACGGCCGGGCTTAATGTCGTCCCTGTGTGCGGTTAACGCATGAGTTTTTGTGACCCATCTGTTATTGATGTAATACTTAACATCATATAGACGATCTACGGGCCACCATAAAAAATCTTGAATGCTATCTAACGCTTCTTCTGCTAGCCAGTATCTGATCTTATGTTTACTTTGGGCGGTCTTTCGCCAGATGCCCCATTCTTTACCAGTAGACGCCCCTGGCTTGGGGGTGCCTCGCAACCAATCCGCGAATTTTGTACAACTCCAGTATCTTGCTCTTTGACCCATGATTAAATTTCCCTAGATTTTACTACGAACCAACCTATTTTTTTCAAATCTTCGATGATTTCTTCCGTTACAACACCTTCATTTACGGATCCACCATTTGAACTTCCATCATCGTTGATGATTCCACTACAGTACCAATCCAAATAATCACCGCTGCCAATGATATCAGCGATTAGTCCGCCAGCATAACGCCAACTACAAGACCATGTATCATCTGTAAGAATAGGCCATACTTCATCTTTTCTAAACTGATTATTACATAGGGCAGCATATAAGTTTTGAGCATATACATTATTGCTGCGAACTTTTTCGACTAACCAATCAGTTGACATCAACTCTTTTTCTAGATCAAATTTTTGTTCATCATTCATATTGTGGAACAGATACACTGCCATTCTTGACTTCAGGAACATTTGTCCATGGACCAGGACATGTTTCTGTTACAGGAAGTACATCACCATCTGGATAAGTGTGTTCTAAACGTGTTTTTCTTTCAAGAATTCTATACTGTAGAATTCGTGAAGATCCATTATTCAGCCATCGTAGTTCTAACATTTTTCTTTTTCTTCTTTACTTCTTCAAGTGCCACTAGTGGCTTAATTTTGTCATGTGACGTAGTTATGATAGATACCCACTCACTGTTGATTTTGATTGGGAGATATAGATGAATCATCACTCGTGGCGGACTATCAACATATACTTTACTATCAATATACACTGATCCCGTAAACGGAATTCCTTCGTGATGACCATATACACGATCACCTAAAAAGTATGTAGGTTTATAAGTTACCGTGTCAAAATATTTCTTCAAGCCAGACATTCTGCCCACCTTAGATTGAATAACATTGCGGATTTTGGATCGGTAAAGATAAAACGATATGATCCCAAAATAAAATCATCAAATTGTACAGCATAGTTTTTGCTCACTACATCATTAGTCCACTCTATCATTGATTGTAGTGTATCTTCATTTACTGTACGAACTTTTATACTTATTTTTTGAGGATATTCCATACTTTTTCTTTGCCTACAATTTCTTTTTCTAGTTCTCGATATCTATCGCCAAGTTCTTTCAGTTCCGACCAACGTTCTTCTAACTCTGGGTTTACTTGAAGAATAGCCAATCTACTATTGATAGTATTTAGGGTATCCATTAAACTAACATTGCCTATTTTTATATCTGCGCCGTCGGTTAAATGCAGACCATTGCTATATGATGTCGTTGAGTCAGTGCTAAAAATATATGGAGATAAAGTAGAACTTGAAACTGAAATGTTACCAAACCCAGTGTATTGATCAGATAACGTAACATTCATTGTTTCAATTACAGCATCTAAATCATCATTTTGTATCATGTAATCTCCACTGTTTTATTAATATCCCACTCTGTCTCCTCATATCCCTCATAGCCACGTGGGTTACATACAACTCGGGTAGATCCAATCATGTAATCATATGGACTATGAACATGCCCATGAGTCCACAACTTAATACAAGGATGATCTAGAATAAACTCGGATAGATCGCTAGCATATCCTCCGTTCATATGGTGATCTTTGGCATACCTAGGATGAATAGATTGGCGAGATGGCGCATGATGAGTAACAACTACGTATTTCTTCGTAGTATCACTATCAATTACATCACCAATATATTTCAAACTGGCACGATGGCGGTCAATTGTATGTGCTGGCCTAAGTTTCGTGTATCCATGTCCGTCATGACGAATGATACGATAATCATTCATGCCATTTTGAAGAGTGTAAAGTGTAATAGGATCACCACGATTACAGTCAGTCCATAGCGTACTGCCAACGAAAGTGAACTCGCCGATTTCCTTACATTCGTTTTCTAGAAAATAAATGTTGGGAAACTTGCTACATTCTTCCCGTAGATAGTCTAGACTAGCAATCCAGTTTCCATGATAGAACTCATGGTTTCCCGCAATATAGATTACATGTGGAAATTGATCACTACAGCGCCTCAAAAAGTCACGAAATCGCAGTGCGGTTTGTTGCCTACGACCCAGATCTTCAAGATTGACACTACTATACATCCCGTAATTCATTTCAGGATGATTATGTAGATCTTCAGCGACAAGAATATCACCGCTGAGAATTAGTACATCACACCCGTCATTAATGATATTGATATCGCTAAACTCAAGGTGTAAGTCGGAAACTATTTTGATTTTCATTCTTCATTATCCATATTAAACTTGCCGCTACGCAGCATTTGATTTTCTTTCGCCCGAACACGATTTCTAAGAACCTTCTTAGTGCCGCGACTATGCTTGGCAGCATTACCCCACTCAGTAGAAAATTGACGTTCACTGAACCGTTGAGGTTGATTGGACTTGTTTGCCGACTTGCTCATGATTACCAACAGAATTAAGGAGATATGTATTCTATGTCAGACCGTATTAAAAGTCAAATTTCGTCTACGGAAATAATGTTTGAAATTTTAAAACTACGCCAGCCACTGTTTTCAGTATCCCAGACACTAATAAGTTCTGGGCTTGATTTACGTTTTGTGCCTTCTGTGACAGGCGCTGGTGGCAAAATATCTGATCGTAGTGTACAGCGAAGTGTACGCTCCGAACCGTCTACTTTGGTAAATTTTACAGAATAAGTTCCGCTCTTAAGAAGATCGCGCAGAAACTGCGAGGTCTCGGCGGTAGTGTTTTGCTTGAAATTAATCATAATTTAGATCTTTTCTCCAGGAATAAAGCCACGAAAATGTAGGAAACGAGGGAAACGCAGGCTATACGTACCGTCCTGGTTCATTGTAATAGCATCAGCACGAATTTCAACGACTTGACCAATAAGGCTAGAACGGTTAATCCAAAACAGATCACGATCACTATCGCTAAAACCACTGCCGCAATTGACGGAAATATTTTTCCCGAGATCGGATCCGGAGCAAACCAATGCGCCCAGGCGTCCGACATTTCGTCCAGTACCTTCTTCAACATCAACAATCTCCAGACTTACCTCAATAAAAGGCTTGAGTTTTAGCCAACTTACTGTACGCTTACATTCATATGGAGCATCAGTATTCTTGATCATGATACCTTCATAGCCGCCATCAATCGCAATTTGATTGATTTCACGGAATCGACGTTGACCCTCTTCAGTATCAAGATCAACCAACTCCTGTTCTAGAACTTCTACGTTCGGCGTTTCTTCTCGCCACAGATCCTTCCATGCCTGCAACTTAATACTACGTTGACATTGAGGACGATCCCATTTGCCAGCCTGAAATGCTTCAAGTGTAATGAAATCAAACAGATGAAGAACAGCATCACCCGCGTTTACGTTACTCTTGCGATGAATTTGCTTCATCAAATCCTGAAAACTGCTGCTCATGACTTCACCATCAAAGACAACAGGTTCAGTAATACCAGTAACGGTACGACGGAATTGTTCCTTGATATGTTCAAAGTTCACCAGTTCTTTGCCATTACGGCTGAATTGATCCACTCGTCCATCAGGATAAACAACAGTCAGAACACGAACACCATCCAACTTGACTTCAATCAACTTCTTACCAGAAAGTTTGGATTCGTGATTAGCACTGTCTTGAGCCAGTTGACAACTAAACACAGGAATAGTATACTGCGGCCAATGGTCTTCAACAACCTTGTTGATAGTTTTTTCGCTAACACCACAGCGTAGATCCTTAATCAGAATACGACGATACCATCCATTCCACTGTGTGTTTGTGGAATGATCCATCATATCTTCGATCAGATCACGCGCCGCATTGCCGGTAATTTCACGATTAATTAGCCGATTAACATTTGCGACAAATGAAGACCATGGATAACCACCGCCATCAGTGCCACTACGTTCAGGCACTTGTTTGATGCCGAACGTAATCATAGGATCCAGTGCCAACTTACAGCCGGCAAAGAATTCATCATTGCCAGACTGTGCTTCCGCAAGAATAATGGCTTCTTTGTTCAGACGACTGGGATGATTTTCCAGATGATTAATTACACGATAAACGTCGCTCATTTCTGTTCTCCTTGAATTTTTGTTGCGTGCTTGCAACGACCATGAAACTTAAAACCGGTACACGAACACACAAACCGACCATCGATTTTGCTAACAGTATAACTATCACCTTTGCTGCCCGCAACTGTCCAGGTAGGATGTGCGGGTTTTTCTTGCGTAGGCAACGCACCAAACGTATTAGCAACCTTGGCAAAAGTACGACCACGAGTGTCAAACCCCATGGGCTTACTAAAGATGGTAAGATTGTTAGTACCAGCACGAACATACCCAATCATCTTGCTCTTGCTATCGTTAAGCAAGTAGATATGATTGGGAACTTCGCTAGAATTCCATTTGGTGGTTTCTTGATAGAACTGCATGTGTTGTCGCATCAAATGTCTAAGATGCTAGTGTACATCATGTCCTATTTTGTGTCAAATTTTTCCTGCTAATACTATACGGCAAATATGTTCGGTTCTCTCAATATGCTCGAATGCTCTCCATGGCGAAGTGTCTACCGCAATAACTCCATGTCGGTCCATACCTACGATATTATATTTGATTTTACCCGTCACAGGATGATATCCAATATTTTTAACGCAGGCATCCGCTAATTCTTTAGTAATAGGCGGAATTAATGGTACATTAGGCGCTACACTAGTATATCTACTAAGTTCTGGAAATTCTTTAAGTAAATCTGGTAATTGAATTCCAGCATACATCGCAGCAACAGTGTATGTAGGATGAAAATGTAATATAACTCGTACTTCAGTATCAATTACATTTTGAAGTGCTAAGTGTAGTGGTAATTCACCACTGGGTTTTAGATTATGACTTACATCAGTATATGGCAAACTTTCACCAGATAATGTTACTTTTTTAAACATTTCTGGCTGTAGAGTTTGTTTTCTAATACCACTGGGCGTTACATAAAAATGATCACGATCATGCCATCGTATACTAGCATTACCATCTCTGGCAGTAATCCAATTACGACGATATGCTTCCTCGAATAATTCAGAGATAGTTTCTAACATATTATGAATTTAGTAAACGACTAACAGATGTAATTACGGCAGAAATACGTCCAATATCACGTAATTGTTCTACAGTATAACCTTCTTTCTTTAGTGTATCGTAGTGTGCCTTACTCATTGATGTTATATACCTTTGCTAAAGCCCGCGTCTGAGACGGTTAATGATGTCATATTATGACTCCTTTATATGTTATTGCCTAACAAACTTCGACACGAGGTACTCTGTTTAGGATGCTATCAGCATAGCAAAAGTATTTATACTTGTCAACAAGTAATTAAACTAATTTTGCCAAAAATTATTCTTTTGATTTACAGTTGTCGCCGTGCCAACGATTGAACATTCCAGAACTAACTGTCTTGCTACAATGTCCGCAGGTTTTTTTGATTTGGCTTGGGTGTGTTCCGTTTGCCAGTTGATTCTTTACAGACTGTCCGCCCAAAAAGTTATGACTACCTTCTGCTACTCGTTTTTGGTTAGTTTTACGAGATACTTCTCCGCCCAAAAACGGATGGGTTCCATTCTTGACTTTTACTAACTCTTTTTCACGAGCCCAATCTTTGTCCAAAAAGGTATGGTTGCCTTCTGCTATTCGTTTTAGATTTCGCTGTGATGCTTTGTCACTGTCTTGCCAGTGATGCTCGCCTGCTTCTACCAAACGCTGTTGTGTTCGCTTTTGAATCTTACCGCCCAAAAAGTTATGTGTGCCATTCTCAACTGCTTCTAATGCCGCCATTCTTGACAGGTTAGATTTTTCTTCAGGGCGCATCTTTAGTGCTCCAGAGATCAACAAACAAGCATACCAGTCTCCTTGACTGTGGTGTATGTCGTAGTGTTCTTGGATAGTGACTGCTTTTAAGTTTGACGGATCATTGTTAGTATGATCCCCGTCAATGTGATGTATTTCATAAGAGCGTCCATCAGCATCAACGGGTATCTTACCGTGGTGCTTTTGATATATGTTTCTATAAGATCTATCTCGTCTCATAGAAATATTTATCAACTATTCAGCACCTTCGCTACACTATTCATTACTGCCGCGATTCTACCTATGTCTCGTAGTTGCTCTACGGTATAGCCCATAGCCTTCAAGCCTTTGTAATGAGCAGAAATACAAAATTCGCATTTGCCAACAATACTAGCGGCCAAACTATATGCTTCAAAACGTGCTTTTGTAGTGCCGCCATGTGTGGCAATAGCATTCATTCTCAATTGTGCCGGTAGGCCCTTGAGTTGTTCATCGCCCGTCATTTCAACGTATGGATACCATACATTGTTTTGTGCCATAATACTAGCAGCGGTAATTGCGGCCTCTGCCTCTTTACGATCAGCAATTTGTGAATGTAGCCATGTCCAGAATCCGCTTCTGCCCGTAGCAAACGCTGCTGCTAGTGCTACGGCTTCAGCCTCTTCAACAGGCAGAGAACTGCGTTTAATAACGGCATCTAAATTTAGTTTTGTGTCTTTAGCATAATCAGGAATACTATTTTCCTTTAATGCGTCTACCCATTGAGTCATTATTTTCCTTTACTTTAAAAATACATCGTTAATTTGTCTGTTCACTTTGATAAATGTAGTACATTTAGGTAGTTGTTTTAGGCTAGGTGCGCCAACATAGGTACATGTACTGCGTAAACCACCTAATAAATCAAGAATAGTAGTTTCAGCGGGACCTCTGTAAGGCACTTCTACTGTTCTGCCTTCACTGCTGCGATAATTAGCAACACCACCATGATGTTTAGTCATAGCGGTATCACTACTCATGCCGTAAAACTCTACCATCTTTTTTGAAACATATTTTGGATGATATCTAACATGTGGCATAAGCAGGCTGTTATCATTATGATTACCTATGTTGATTTTATCTTGCTCAGTTGATTGATAAACGTGTTCAACTATTGTGCCACCGCCCTCATCATGACCTGCTAACATGCCACCGAGCATAACAAAATCTGCGCCGGCACCAAATGCTTTAGCCACATCGCCTGGGCAAGTACAGCCCCCATCAGCAATAATATGGGCATCGAGGCCATGCGCCGCATCAGCGCATTCAATAATCGCCGAAAGCTGCGGATAACCAACGCCAGTCTGAATCCTAGTGGTACATACCGATCCCGGCCCAATTCCAACTTTGACAATATCTGCTCCTCGTAGTATCAATTCCTGGGTCATATCAGCAGTGACCACATTACCGGCAATTATGGTAGCAGTTGGAAACGACCGTCTAATCTGTGATACATATTCTCCGAAATGTTCACTGTATCCATTAGCGATATCAATACAAATGAATTGTATGCTAGGATTGTTTTTCAATACATAATTTAGTTTGCGAAAATCAGACTCGCTGGTTCCGGAAGTAACTGCGAAATAATTCTTATCTAACGCACTTATATTAGACTTGATATCTTCTTCTTGATATGATTTCACCAAGCAGGTAAACATTCCATGCTTTTGTAATGTGATTGCCATGGCAAATGTACCTACGCCGTCCATATTACTGGCCATTATAGGTACACCTTGCCATGTTCGTCCGCTATGTTTAAACCGATATTCACGATTTAGCGACACCTCTTTGCGGCTGCTCAAGGTGCTGCGTTTTGGACGAATTAACACATCACGAAAATCAAGTTTTGTATCTTCTTCAATTCTCATGTGTGTTTATCTAGATGTTATAGAGTTTCGCCGCCTACAGTGCGGTTACAGGCACAAAGTTCACCCGTTTGTAGCGCATCTAAAACTCGTAGAGTTTCTTCTGGACTACGACCAACATTTAGGTTGTTGACGGTAACGTGTTGAATAACGTTATCTGGATCAACAATAAATGTAGCACGAAGTGCCGCGCCGGCTGGATTGAAGAATACGCCTAATTGTTCAACTAGACTTAGGTTTACAAATTCTTCACCGTCCCATGAACCACGTTGTGTATCAGCGAATTGAATATGACGGATCTTACCTAGATCGTCGTGATTACGTTGCCATGCCAGTTTACAGAACTCGTTATCAGTGCTGCCCGTTAGTAGTACAGCATCCCGATCAGCAAAATCTTGGAACAACTTGTCATAAGCAACAATTTCTGTTGGGCATACGAAAGTAAAATCCTTTGGATAAAAGACAATTACCTTCCACTTGCCAGGAAAACTGGCTGGAGTAATATCAAAAAACTGATCACTACCTGGATTAACACCAGTAACTACAAATTGTTCTAACTTATCACCTACTGTTTTCATATTTTCCTTATTGTGAAATAATTAAAATGTGTAACGAACGCTCATGGATACGCGATTGCCATTGCTGGCATTTACCCTTGATTGTCCCAGTTGATGTGACCAATCAACTACCGCACGTACACGGTCAACGATTGGCATTGATGCTTCTACGCCCGCAGTCATGGCAAGACCGTTATCACTGTTTTGATTGCTCAGATAAGCGGCGCCCAGTGTAGGAGTAATCGTCACAGGGCCAATCTTGGCAACATCGTATCCAGCAACTACACTCCAACGGTCCTGATCATTGCCAGTAACGGCGGTGCGTGAATAACCTAGCGTAAGGGAGGTTGGTCCCATGCTATGACCAAATGTTAATCCGCCATAGTTACGATTTGGGTTAGAAAAATCACGACCAGCAGTTACGCCTAGTTCTAGGGCAGAGGCTGATAGAGTTGCTAGAGATAGAGTTGCGATTGCTAAAATTTTCTTCATATTGTTCCTTATGTTTAAAGAGAAATAATTATATATGCTCCACCGCCGGAAGTAAATAAAAATGGTTGAACTGTTATGGACAAAGAAAGAATACCAAAAAATTTACGACGAATGGTCATTGAAAGAGATGGATTGCGTTGTGTGTATTGCGACGAAGATTTGGCAGGTGCCGAAGTTCATCTAGATCATGTGATACCAGAAAGTAGGGGCGGCCCAACTAATTACGAAAATCTACAGGTAACTTGTCGTAAGTGTAATCTAGCGAAAGGTATATTAAGTGAAGATGAATTTACAGATAAACTTCGTCAGAGAGCACTTAATATTTTAAGTAGATTAGGGCCTGCTCGTCGTTAACTATTCAATAATATTGCCATCAGCATCAACTTCTGACCAAGTATAATCACCTAGCCATTTTACTCTGGCGATATATTCAAGGTCATCAGTAACTAAACTATCACCAGGTCCATGGTGACACAGTATTACTTTACTCTTTCTAGAATCAAATGCTAACCAATAACATTGATCGTGATAGACTTGAAATTGATATTCAGCAGCATGTACTTGGTCGGTTATATCTAATTTGCGTTTTATTTGTGCTGCTTGTTTTTGTAGCACCAATACTAATTCCATAATGCGATTATATTCTTGTTTGGCATGTAGTCTTGCTACATTTATCATTATGTCTTTTTGCCGTTCAACAGGAACTAAATCAAATTTGGGTCCACCTGCCTCAACTGGGTACGGTGTTACATTTCTATTGAAAAAGTTTACAATATCTCCACCTGGATTAATATCGTAACTGGTACGACCTTTAGAGATATTACTGATTTCGTTTGATGTTTCAGACATTATGTGATTAATATATTAAGAAGTGTACTTATTCTGGCTCCGTGCCGTAGCATATCAACACACAGATTCCGCCCTCATCATCTGTTCGGGCTTCAGATATAAATCATGAAGTACACTTCTTAATATGTTATTTGCTATATTTCTGTAATAGATTTATGCTGGCAGGATCAGCCAATAATAATTTTAGTCCAGGGTGTAATGGAGTAGGCCAATCACCATATTCTACCCACGCATAACCCTGACTTTCCCAGTCTAATTTAGGTGTAAATTCACCGTCTACTAATGCTAAGAAATTGTAATAGACGAATCCCGAACTGTGTTTAAACACATACATAGGCAACAATTTCATCTTGCCATTGTACCCTGCTTCTTCACGGACTTCTCTGCGAGCGGCAGTTTCTGGGCTTTCATTGCCATCAATGGCACCACCCCATGTGCCCCATGTACCTGGTTGTTCTACATAATTACTACGGTGAGCAATACAAATTCTACCGGTGTCAAGGGCTTGAAATAGGCATCCAGCGCCACGACGACCCCAGAACCCAGTCTTCACTAACTGTTCACGATGATCGCTATCGTTACTAATTTCTTTGATTCTCATGGTTAGGTGTAACTATTGTATAAAAAACTTCTTATATCGTGAAGAACTTCTTCACTATAATTCTCACGCTTGGCTACTTTTAAGGCATATTCTACTATGTCACGGTCTAATCGTTCTACGCCGATTTCATCATAGAATTTTGACCAAATCAACGGATAGAAGTCTATCAATGATTTTAATAGATCGGTTTGTTCATGTAAGTAATTTAAGCCATATGAATTTCGTAGTAACCACCATATATCATTTGCTATTTCTCGTCTATCACGATCTTTCATACTCTCAACATTATCTGCTGCAACTTTTTTAAGTAATAATTTAAATTCGTCTAAAGGAACTAATTTATCAAGTGAGTGTAAATTTCCCACAATTGATGGACGAATTAAGAAAGCAGTTTTAAATTCTTCAGGTGTCGCTACTTTACGAATATTACCGAATAGTGATGCATCAGTTTTTATTAAGTCTAGCCTCATTGCCCTATCTAAACGTTTAAAATATTTTCCCGCTGAAAGTCCTTTCGCATGTAGGAAAGTAATCAGTCCTTGTATATTGTTATCATTTAGTAATTTTCTCATCAACTGCATATTTGTTGTGAAGATCTCATCACGCTCTTTACCGTGTTCTTGACGAGATTTCATCTTGGTGGGACTATATTTGTTGGCAACAGTATCAAGCAATTCTACTGCCCTGCCTGAAAAGAATACCGCTTGTGTAGGTTCACTGGGATGTATAATTTCTCTATCTGGATCAACAAATCCATCTATACCCAATCGTCTAAATATTTCGTTCCATGCTACTGTAGTTTTATTGGTATTCATTACCTCACTTAGTCTCATGGTAACATACCAAAATTTACCTCCCGGGGTGTTTACTCTCGCACTTTTGTTCGCAGCATCCATTAATGTATCAATGTATTTTGTTGCTGTATCACTATCAAGTGGCTGAGGTCTGTACTCTATTGGCAACTTGGTTAATAACGCTTTTAATTTATCACAGTACTCATTGTATTGTGCTTCAGTGAATTTCCCAATATCAATGATGTTTGCACCACTTCTAGCACGAAATATATTAGCCCAGGGTTTACCGCCTGCAAATGGTAATGCTGTCATGGCCATGGTACTTGTTGGTTCTGAATATATATTTCCAAATGGTGTAGTTTTGTATATCACATATTCAGCGGGATAAGCATATATGCCAATTGGGGTATTGTATCTACTACCCGGATTAATACCTAATTTTGGTAGATCAGTAAAACTTACAAATAAATTCTTAAATCCAGTGTTTGGTAATGGTTGGGCACTGGCTAATGCCTGTGTAATATACTGATTGACTGATACCTTTGGGTTCTGTTCAGGATTACGCCTGGCTTCAACAATTTCGTGATATCTCATTATCTATCTTTCCACTTAGTTGCTAGCCAATTGACTAAATCAAAAACAGTGTTTAATTTTTTCTGTCGCATAAATGCTATAATTTTTGTAGCATTTTCTCTATCTACCCCGCTACTTGGCTTTCGTGCGTTGCTGAAATCGTTTTCTAATTCTTGTGACTTGGCTTTAAGATAGAAAGGATTATCCCAATGATAGCGTAAACCATATTTAATGTTATTTGCTTCTTTGCTTAGTTGATTTTCTTTTTGGGCGCCGATTAACTCTAACCAGGATTCTAAAACACTTCTACGAATATAACTAGGTATATATGGTTTACGCTTTTCACTATCAATTGTTTTTAATACCCCGATATCACCTGTTTGTGTTGTATCTAATCTACGCCAGGCGCCTTCGTCAGTATAAAAATATGCAGGTATATCACGGCGTTTTGCGCCTACTAATAATTTTCTAACTAATGAAATATGTTTTGGTTCTGGTTTTTCATTTTTCAATAATACATGTACACTGGTTACTCCACCTATTGGTATAGTGGGAGTTTTACTGAATAATCTATCTTCGGCTTCATGGGCACGACCATAAGCATTTTTAGGATCACGATTCAACCAGTAATCAACTGGCTTAGCGGAATATCGTTGATTGTACCAATTACCATCCATCACAAACATGACCGCACTTCGTGGGCCAATTTTTTGGTGATAACCACCAGTTTTAGTTCTGGCAGTACTTAGAAAGTATGGATAACCAGGCGGTGCATATTGTTCTTCAACACTGCCTAGTGTACTGCTTAATTCAAATACACCATCAGTGACAATTTTTTCACCAGCAAATATATTGGTATAGTGATAAACTATGGGACTTAGGCCCTCTGTAAGTATTTCATTAATTCGCATCTAGTATTTATGTCGTTAATCGTCAAAAGTCATTTGGAATTTACGGCCACGATACATAAATGTTACTGTTTCACCCTTGCGTACAGTGACAGGAACAGTTGTACATACTTGACGCCATTCATACCTACGTTGATCTTCGCCTATGCGATTGCCAACGCCTGCTCCTACGATAGCACCGATCACCGTTGCGGCATCCCGTCCTGAGCCGTTTCCTACCTGATTGCCTATGATACCGCCCGCAACTCCACCGATAACGGTGCCAAGTGTACTATTGTTTGATTCAACTCTTTCCTGATGACATTGTTGTTGATATGTAGTTTGATATCGTGGCTGAACATGAATAACTCTGGCAAAGTCTTCATATCCAAACGCAACGGTACTAACAAATAGTAGAGATAGTGGTAATTTACGCATATTTTTACTCCTATGATTATTTATGGACTATAAAGACAAAAGGCAGAATCACCGATTCTGCCCGTTTCTTGACGAAGGTATCTAAATTATTGTTTACGCATCAGCCGATACTGTTTCGGATTCCGAGGCGATCATAGCACGTGCCTTGATGGCATCCATGCTAATCACGGTAGCAGACTTCGGCTTACGACCACGCTTCTTAGGAACACGAGGCAGTGGATTGTACTTCTCATCCGCAGCATCAATAGCAGCAGCATATTCCGGATTCTTGTACAGTTCCGTGGTCTTGAGAAAAGTTACGATCTCGGGCTTGGACATTTCCCGTGGCAGTTCAATCAGTTCAATATCGGTGTTGCCACGCTTGACCAGCATCTTCACGCGGGCTAGATCGTTAGCAAACCTGACCTTGAACTCGTTGTTCCACTTGGAAACGCCGGCAACAGTAAATACTGAATTCATATAGATTACTCCTTGGAGGATTGATTGAGAATTAGATTGTATCTGGAATTGATACTGTCGTCAAGAAACTTTAGAGATTAATAGAGAATTTTGGCAACCTTGACACGGACATTGGAACGTCCGCCGAACATTGCCTCAACCTGCCGTTCAGCCTGTTGAGAACTACCAGCCTCCACGACCATCTTGCGATCCTGTAGATCGGTACGGCTGCTGTAGCCAGCATAGGGAGAACTCAGCGGCTGAGTGATAACGTCAAACACTACTTCGAACTTCATGATAATTACCCTTTTTGGTTGAAAAATTAATCCCAATCGTGGCCAATTTCGGCACGTGGGGTATATCGACTTACTTGCGAAGCAATATAAGAACGATCCTCTTGGTCCATATAGACCTCATCCTGTAGATCACGATAGGCTTTGGCGACCAAATATTGACTAACGCCCAGCCTCCGTGCGGCATCAGCAGCCGATAGGCCACTGTCAAAACAACTTTCAATTTCAATCAAAAGGTCACTCATCTTACTCATGATAACTCCTTGTGGTGGTGAAAAACGTTGATGAAACCAGCAACTTATTTATTGCTGGCTTCGTGGTTTACAGATACGCCATCTGCTTGGGCGACAGCGGGCTACGATACTTGGGAGCCGGGTTGGTAGCCCAGGCAATCACCTGATCACGCATACTCTTGCGGAAGCCGCTACGCAGGTTAGCGGTAATCAGACGCTCAATGCCTTGCCAGGCACTGCCGACCGCTGCCTTGAGGCTTTCAACTTGAGTACGTTGAAGACCAGCGCGACGGGCAATTTCAGCCATGTGCTTACGCTCATTACGGCGCTTGAGGATCTCAGAGCGACGACGGTTGTACTCAACGTAAGCCTTGAACTCAGCACGAACTTCCGGCGTAGCATCAGCCTTAGAAGCATAGCAAGGATAAGACCAACCACGAGTGGTGGCAAAGAACACTTCCTTGCTGGTCTTGGTAACAGGATCCCACACAACCATGTACCAGTCGGAATCATCGTAGCCGTTCCGCTCGTAATCATACAAGCACAGACCATGATGGGTTTCATACAGGGTGTCACCCTGCTTGGCATCGTTCATGCCGTTAGTGCCAGGCAACGGGCAATATTCACCATCGTGAAACGTGGTACGCAGAGTGCGAACCGCGCCAGAGTAATCAAAACTGGAACCCATGTGGATGATAGCCATTTCGTTTACCTCGTTTCGTTCAGTGAATACAGTATAGCAGGTATGCCAATTACTGTCAAATTAGACCGCAGCCTTGAAGGACACACGACTCACGGCCGACGGCATGATAAAGCTGTACCCATCGCTGGTGTACCGGTAGTGGCTGCCAGCAGCAATCACTTCAGGCGCATCCAGTGCTCCAAGTGCGAACGAATACATCTCGTAACCTTCACAATACTCGTCAAGATACTCTTGGCGGATCTTGCCGTAGGTGGAGGTCATATAGGGTGCAGTGATCATGATCAACTCCGTTGTCTAACTCAGTGAATACAGTATAAGAGGTTTTGTATTATTTGTCAAATCGGGAAGTTTTGATTGGCCATACGTTTGGCTATGGATTTCTGAACTTTAAAGTTTACAGGTTGACCCATACCAGCCTCATCGTGCGTTAGCATGGCATACACTCGCAGGACGCTAGGATTTGCGCCTGATAGCGTATAAAACACACTGATATTGTGAGTTAGATGGGCGTGTTTAATGCCTGGAATTTCCAGCGACATCGGTGTGTTGGGCGTATTTCTTTTGTCCGAGGCTCCAAAAGGTTCAGTTGGATTCTCTTTTTTTGATTTTAAGAATTCAACATACTTTTCTAATACCTTAGGATTAGATCTGACATATCTACCAGCCGTTTCCTGGAATAGTGGACACTCCGAAACTACCATTCTCGGAGTATTGCCAGGAACTTGTGATTTTACTTCGCCGCGCCCTTTTGCCATGCGAGGGCACCTTCACGAAGATTTTTGATGTAGGAATCAACATCAACAGGTTCAGACCAAACATCAGCACGATGGGCTTCGACCACACGAACCAGATCCGAGGTAGCAACACCAGTATCATTGCCGCTGTCCAGCGATTCGTACAGGTGTTGGCCGCGCAGTTGGGTGATTTCGGTAATCTTCATGATGTTACATCTCTGACTTGGTATGAATCCATTATAGTGTATTTAGCATTTATCGTCAAATTTTTTCTTGATGGTATCCAGCACTGCCGTAGCGTCAGTGTACTCGGACATTTTATCCAACTTGCCCTCAACCGTGGTGAAGATTCCCTCATAGTTTGGCACTGTGACGCTAGGCGTAATGCCCAAACTCAGAGTATAGGGCAGGTTGTATACAAGGGTTGTATTCCAGAAAAATTTCTTGTCCATGATTGTCCTTTCTAGGAGAAAGGTATAATACTACAACTTTGTTTTTTTGTCAAAAAATTTGATGGGATGAATGGCAAAGTAAATTATTGCTCCGATAATAGACCCTAATCCTACGCCCACAATAATACTATTTACAAGTGTTATATCCATGGCAAGTTTATTGTTTTCCATCAATTTCTGCTGCTGCCTTGATATGTCTACGTCTCCATGTTGCAGGATCAGGATCTTTTAAAACATCTCGGGCATAGAGTACATCAATACTATTTCCATCTATTTGTGTATTATTTTGTTTACTGAATAGTGCTATACTGTCTTCGGCGTCAGATGATAATTTCACTCCGAATGTCAATATATAGTTCATAATAATCTTATATGAGATAGCAGAGCCAAAATTCCAATTACTAACTATTTCATCTATGTTTGGTTCTATTTCTGGCCAACGCTGTTTTAGTATTTTAAGAGCATAGTAACATGCGATAGAAATACTTTTAGTTAGATATGGTTCTAATTCAGGCCAACGCTCACCTCTTTTGCTTAACGCATCAATTAAATCTCTGAAATCAGCACTATATTTCACAACTGATATTCTTGGTAATTCGTTTAACAACATATTACGACCGTATTTCCATCCAGGTTCAATATCTGTCAAATATCGTAATATGTTATATATATCCTTATGCTCAATTACATACTTTCTAAGATCATGTATACTGATTTGTTTATTTTTATATCTGTCTATAACTGTTTGAAATGTATAGTATCTTAACTCTCGTCTAATCGCACTGATAGGTGTACTGTTTTCAAAACTTTTAAGTAGTCTAATTCCCGAAGTATTAAGTACAACACCTTGAGTGGGTTCATCTGGATATATGATACCATCGCCGAAATCAAGAACTGTGTTATAACCTAATACAGTGCGTAATATCCAATTCCAAATATTAGCGGCCCTAGATCCAATTACATCTCTTAGCCATTGACTAAGTTTCCAAGTCACAAACCATATATTTCCACCTGGTGATGCTACACGACCTTCTGTTAATTTTGACTGATCAAGATATTCTATAAATGCGGTAAAATCTTTAGTATCAGCACTAAACATACTACCACCTACTTTTCTTTTAAATTTATCTAATAGGCCAGGTATATTATCTAATGCTGTTTTTAGTTTTTCTAAATCGCGCTGATAATTTGCGTTTGTATAATCGTCTAAGAACAGTATTGGTTCTGGAAATTGAAATATTTGAATATATGGTGCATCATCTACAAAAGGTAATTTTCTAGGAGCATAGTGATCTTTTTTCTCTAGATAATATTCACCAGGATAGAAATATACACCATTAGGAGTATTGTATGTGCTACGAGGATTTACCCCAATCTTATTGATCATGGTCATTGAGATACCAATTTGATTGATATCTACGCCACTGTTAACCAGAAAATTGACTGCGCCTTTATGTCCAGATACTTCGCGTGGATTTTGTACTGGATTGCGACGGGCTTCTGTGGTAAATTCGTTTGCTCGCATAGTTTAGTATTTATTACTCACCTCCACCGCCATCACCTGAACCTTCACCAGTGCCGTAGTATCCACCGTAATATGCCGGACCATAGAAATAACGATTGGTTTTCTTCTTTGTAGATTTACGCGACTTTTTGCGTTCATCCAATTCTATTTGTTCGTTATTCTTTTTACGACCTTGGCAATGTGCTCGTTGGCTGAATCCTTTAGGATTCTTACAGTTTATACTCTTTTTATACTTTTCACTCCAGGCTTCCGCCACACCTTGTTGAGATTCGCTCAAGTCATCCTTCTTATAAGTAATACTCCAATTATCGTCACCGTAAATTACGACACCTTCGTAGTCATCGCTGTAATCAATATAAAGTTTACGCTTTACTCCGTCTGGGCAAGTAACACCTTTTTCTAGTCTACGTTCAACTTTTTCTTGAGACTGAATATCGCTATCTAAATCTCCGCTAGACACATCACCATTTAGCCACTGTGCGGCTAAGGTTTTTAGTATATCGTCTCCACCACCTCCGCTGTCGGTAGCAAATTCGTTCAATGTATCTTCCGCCACACCTTGCTGTTTGTTTACGAATTCTGACGCTCGCATAATTTACCACGCCCTTGGTTTAATTTTTACTTCGCCCACTAACCGTAAACTATCAGTACGATACCAGGCAGTACTTTCTACATCCCACAGCCCCATTAACTTGTTATCCTGTCTACTACGAAAAGATCCTGACAATCTAGCAGGATAACGAATGGCATCTATGTATTTACTCAATTCTTCCCAGGGATATGTACTTAATCTATCCCAACTATCTAACTTATATTCACGGTTGAATAACTTAGCAATTTTTATAGCAGCAGCATCACTGCCCAAATTCAATATCTTAGCGCCTGGCTGTATTTGATACAGTGATCCTTTAGGTGACACCCATCGTGGCATATTGTAATAACACCATTCTACCCATTCACTGGTATATCCTACATCTCCGCCACGATTGATCGCAGTACTAGTCCATAACTTGGCATTGGGTTTAATATCTTCGCCTAACGCGGTACGGTCTAATTTTGGCATATACAATTGAAGACGATGCGTTTTACTAGCAGCCATCTTATTACCAGTTTGAGTGGCAACATCAATCAATGCCTGTAATTCAGGTGATATACTTTCATCTTCAACTATAAATTCTTTAGAGATCATTCGGGTCAGCCTTTATGTATTGTAGGAAGTTCTGATGTCTATCCTTTAACCCAAACAATTTTGGATTTATTTTCTTGGTCACCGCAGTGGTATTAGTAAAGTCATTGACTTCTGGTTTAACTCTACTATTCCAATACCATACGGCAATCTTTGCTGCGATATCAGGATCTGCTGCTAGATCAGGTTGTGCTTCTAGAGGTAATCCCAATGCTTTGCCTGCTATACGATAATTATATCGTCCGGTTAGTTGTATGTATCCACGGCCACGATATTTGACACCATCACCGGGCTTTACATTGCCTAACAATTTAGCAGTTGTAGGAGCATATTTACGCTCATAACGGTTGAAATACTTTTTACCACCATGCTCTATCATTCTAGCATAGTCCATGGTTTCATGCGCGGTTTGTGCTAAGAATTGGGCTAACTCTGTACCTGCTAATCCAGCCTGTTGAGCAAATGCCATCAACTTTTTTTCTAATGGATTATCAGTAATGGGTTCAATTTTTTGTTGAACTTTTGCCACTTGAGGTTTCTGTTTAGACGCTACTGGGGCCGCTATAGGTTTCACTGTACCAGATGCCTGAGTTTGACTGGCAACAGTGGGCGGTGGATTCATGAACTGTGATACTTTGTCTTTGACTGCCATTCCACCAACTGCTCCGGCGCCCATAGCAGCAGCAAAACCCAAATTGGCTAACTGTTGCTTGAACCCTTCCGCTAATTCATCTTCTGGAATTATCTTACTGTATTCACCTTTGTTTAAGTAAAGTTCATTTTCTAATCTATACTCTAAACTGTTTAATTCATTCCAACGATCTGATACAGTACTTATATACTTACGGGCAAGTTCTGGATTGGTTTTTTGTAACTGTTCCAACTTGTAATTCATTTGCGCTAGTTTGGATTTTATGCCGGCAAGTTTTTGTTTCTTCTTGATGATTTCTGGATTAGGACGACGAATATAGTCTATACTACCACGTAGTTTTGAACCAGCAGGTGTAGTGATACCCCAATCTATTTCTTCATCTGGGCTTAATTCCTGCAATGCTTTTAACATTTGACGAGCAATACGGCTTCTTCTAAATTCAGGAGCAACATAGATCATATGTATTGAAGGACGATCCCGATATATGGAATAGTTTAAGTAACCTACCTGTTGTTCTGGGGTTTTTGCTATTAGCGTACCTTTATATCCGTCACGGAAACTATCTTCAACATTGTTGACGATTTCTAGTCCACTGATATCTTCATCCATAATCTCATATGATCGCATACTTGTCCTATCTTATTCTTTTGTGAAATCATTGGCATCAGAATATGTCCCGATATTGCCATAGACCGATTTTAATTGTTTGCCACTAAAAATTGCCCAAACTTCATAATTCTTTTCAAAAAAAATAATACCATCATATCCCAACTTTTTTAATGATTTTACGAAGTAATCTCCGTCTTCGTCATCTAATAATTCCCATGTATGTTGAACATTGTAAATCCATCTTGGATTAACTCCTACTGATATTAATTCATTTTCTTGTTGTTCAGATAGGCCAGTACGCAAATCGAAAGGATTTGTTACCTTAGCATATACTGTAATGATGTTTGCTCCGCTCTTTTCCAGATCACTGTATTCATGAGCAAATTTTAAATTTGGTGTTAAAAATATAGCCGCTCTGGATACCTCTACATTGCCTAAAATACCATAATTATTATATGTTTTTAGGTGTGCTTTGAATTCCTGAAAATCACTATTAGTGCCATGAAAAAATACCAATGGTCTATTTTTAGAATCTACCGCAACACTGTTATTAAACCATTTCCAAAAATTCTCCAAACTTTGCTTTACACTAGATATTATTCTACCTCTACTGTTAATATTAGGTAATCTATATGTTTTTTTAGTGCCCTTAGATGATGTAGTTTTATTTATTGGAATGGTACTTCTTTTTGTCGCAAATGTATCAGGAAATAAATCATCTTGAGTTTCCAATATTTGATGTTTATTTTTCATGAATTCGTTAGAGAGCATACTTGTCCTTACATTACATAAACTTGGCCAACACTGTTGCCTAAAACATCATTGAACATTAATTCCATATCACGGGCTAACATTTCACTTATCTGTCTACGCTCAGTTTCATCACGGAATTCGGGTTTTATGTTCAAGTATTTACTCGGGTTACCAAATACTTTACGACCATAACCTAAGTTAGTTGGTAGTGGATTTAGTGTGATAGTACCAGTGCCTAAGTATTGTGCGAATAGTTCGTACATGAATTCATATGGGCGACGAATTTGTCCTGTACGACTACTACGTTGTGTGCCAATGGCATTGAATAGTGCATTGTATTCTGGTGTTAAATTGTAATTAGGTTGATCTGCTTTACGAAAATCAAAAACACTACCAACTTTACCATAATATTCATCTAACAAGCGATTGACGGTAGAGAAGAATAGTTTTTCAGTTTCCTGCCACGCACTCCATTTATCCCGTCTTGCTCCTGCCTGTATAGCATGTCCAAAACGATGTGCCATAATCCACGGAGTCATCATGACTTTTGCGTCGCCACGATTGCTGACATAAACTACCGTGATAGCATCATCATGATTATCTAGTATTTTTTTAGCATCCTCTTCGCCAAATACTTTAACAATCTGATCAGGTGTCATGGGACCATATTCTTGATATTGACCTAACCCTGGCTTATTAGCAAAAAATAAACGGAAATCGTATGGAGTTTGTTCAAAGAATTTAGCGGCTTTTAATTCACTTTTGGGATGTGGTACTAATCGTTTATCTACACCGCGGAATGATCCTGGCTTACTGAAGTCACCTAATGTCTTGTAACTGGCCAATGCCATTTCATCTACGGTGTCTTCTGCCACATCTTTTTCTATACGATGATTTCTACCACCTATCAGATCTTGAATAATTTTTATTGCTTCTTCTTCGCTGCCGGCACGCACTGTTCTCGTCTTGGTGTATAAGGGCTTTTCTCTATTGGTGAAATACATGTCATAAGTGACGCGGTATTTCTGTTCGGTGTCTTCCGCCACAGATTGTTGTAGTGCGCCTTCCTTGTTCCCAGCGATAATGGCTGCAATCTTTGGAATGTTTGCCAGTGTGAATTCAACCCATTTTTTACCATCTAACTCTTGACTGTTGTATCCAGTTAATAATTTGCCATCATGCGCTTTATAATACTTACCCACATGCATCATACCCTGAATACCTACGCCGCGCTTTTGTCTATCGTAAGCAAGTCTGGGATCATCATAGGCATATAACTGACTTGGTCCATATTCCGTTGGGTCTATTGGTATAAATCGTGCTTTAACTTGTTTTGGTTGTTGACTCATCTGTAATGTAAAGTTATCTTTTAACAGGTAAGCAATACCTTTAATGAAAACTTGCCAGGGAATGTATTTAGAATTGCCGTCACCATCGTCACGGCGATCAGACGATGGAGAAAATTCATTCAATGAGCCCTCCGCTACACCTTGCTTGGTTTGAATTCGTTCTTGAACTTGTTTAACATCTTTTACTGTGCCATATAATGGTTTAGCATCTGAGTTACCCATAAATTTGTTAAAAAATTCTTTAGGGTTAAAGGGACCCTTAACACTGTAATCACCTTTAGACAATGTAAAATCTCTAGCCATATCTTCAATACTTCTAATACCCTTTACGTCAACTTGCCCTTCACCTGGGATATTAACAAATACATGTGTTATTTCATATGGAAATGATTTAGACCATGATTCACCTTGGTTATTTGACAAAATATAAATTTGTGAACCTAAATTATTTAATGATAACGCGACTGCGAAAATGCCGCATCCTTCGTTCATATAATAATCTGTATCTAATTTACTATCTGTTTCTTTAGCCACACCTTCTTCCCAAACATTACCACCTTCTCCGCGATTTTTATCCCAAAACCTTTTACCCATACTAGTCTGATCACCGCGAATAATACGAAATCCCTGTGGCAAACTCTTTACCCAATCATACATCTTCTTAGCGATACCGCGACCTCTATACTCCTCATCTACCGCAAGATCATCTGGAAATAATGTTCTTCCATCACGGTTGAATATCACATACCCAACCTGTTTGCCATCAACTATGGCTCGTACATCAACATTAGCGCCATCAATACTATAATCTAGTGTTAGATCTTCGTAATTGGTTCTGGCTTCTACTAA